TAATATAACTTTATACGAACAAGTAGCAGAAAAATTTACATACTCCTACGACAATCATGAAGTAAGAGTATTACATCCATTTACAATTTTTATTAAGCGTGAAAAGATAATGACGCATGATGGTCAGTTCTCAAAGTGGATTCACGAAGTAAAATTAGAAGATAAATATATAACTACATTCTACGATGTAGATAAGTTATCTGATGAAATTATCAACGACAGGCTTTCAGATAGGGCTAAAGAATGGCTAGAGAAGCAGATGAAATCTACCTGGAAAACTCCTTCGACATCTTCAAAGTAATTAATCTTGTCGAAACAATTCCATATCACGAATACACTGTAGAAGTGTATAGATTAATTCAAAAGGTAAAGTTTTCTCCAAGTGTTGGTGAAACACGCGGATATGACTTTTTATTTCATGGCGTGAGATTCTTTCAGTATGTAACTACTAACTCTGATTGTCTTCTAAAAGATAAATCTTTCATAGATCGCATGTTTGAACAGAGCTTTAAAAATGCCCTTGCAATTAGGTGAATATTTTGATAACAGAGAATCTAAAGTTATAGAAATCTTACCTGAAGAAATCCGACTCTTCGGACCTTCTACATATCAAGATATAGTAGCAAAGATCAGAAAGGATCTTTTAAATGAAGTCCTTGGAATCGGGTGATGTCTAAAGCGAGATTTGGATATATCACCGATGATGGCGACCCGTTCTTTATAGAACGACCAATTCAATATGAACATTCCGCATCAACTCAACCTCCATTTACATTAGTGTGTATCGAAGAGGTTGTTGATATTCCAGCTATGGGAATGTTTGTGAGATACCTCTATAAACTTAAGCTTAATGATAGAATCATAGATTCATTTCATTCAGTAGAAGTAATGAATCATGATGTAGTCATGAGAGATCAATTCCATAAGAAAGTAGAGGAATGGATGAAAGCAGAACTAAATGTTAGATGAAATAATCTTCACTCAATTAGTTGTAGATGAATGTGAATGCGACATATCTTATTACAGAGGCGATTCGTATGTTACGGTAAAGAATTTTGAGACATTTGTAACACAAGGACGAGTTACGAAAGATTATTTACTTAAAGTAATCTATAATATGCGCCTTAAGAAACTCAAGGAGGATATGTGCGTTTAGAAGATATAAGTTATCATTATGATATATTTGAAAAAGTAGATGTAAATGGATTTACTGTTGTAAGTACACCCATTTATTGTGATAGATATAAAGATAAAAATATTTACAAAGAAAAAGATTTCTGGTTCCAAGTCTTCATATTTAATCCAGATGGATCTTTAATTCCATGTCAAAGGCAAATCCTTGGATATGAAAACATTGATTATGATAGAATTACTGGTGAGATAAATAGAGCCTTGCTTATGCAGGACTTAGGATTATCCTGAGTCCTCACTGGCCCATCATCTAACGGTAGGATAGAGGACTTTGACTCCTTTCATTATGGTTCGAATCCATATGGGCCAACCACATGAAGTATCGTAAATTCAAACCTAAATCATGGAAGAAATTTCTAGATCAGATTAAGTATAAACTTGATCTGAATATCAATGAAGCATATATATTAACTGGAAGAAATAACTTTGTATTACTTACAAGTGGATGTGGAGTAGTTGTTACTAATCATGGATATATAACTGATATTGGTCACAAGTTCCGTCCAAAGATCTTCTGTCAATGGGATCATCTTCCAGATCTATTACGCGGATATGAGATAAGTAGAAATATCATCCCATGTAAAATCCTTGGAGAAGACGGTGCGACAGAATTCATGTTCAACCCAGGATTCTTGCTCCCTGGACTCAGAGTTAGTAATCGTAGAGCAAAGCGATAATATTAAAGTTCAGGTAGTATTTGAAGGAAAGATCATAAAAGAAACTTTTCTTCCTAAGAAAACTCCACTAGATAAGGATACTTTAAACAAGTGGAAGACTTCAGCTACAAACAGATACCTAAAAACCCAAATGCGCCAGTCACTTGGCCTATAACATTATCTTGGGCTTGGTTATTCATATTCGCTATTCCAGCGATAGTTGGCTGGGTTCCATGGTGGTTTCCCTTTAGCATCTTGCTACTACGAATAGCGTTTAGAATTCTTCTTTGGGTGTTCTTTATAACCATTGGTGCAATAGCATTCTTTGCTGTTATTATCTTTTTCTTGTTCGCAAAAATGTTTCAAAAATAATGGTATGAGATCATTATACGCGCAACCCCTTTACTATTAACTTCTAAACAATACCAAGGTTTAACTACATGGCAACTCACGTTACCATCGCCCCAGGCAGCAATACTGCCGACGTTGCCGATAAAGGCATCGCTGGCATTCCTGCTCGCTACATTGCTCGTTATGCTGCGAAGAATCCTTCTTCCAAGCGTTTCGAAATCACTATCGCCAATGAAGTTTACGATGTTACAGTCGAAGCTCCAGTTGTCGTCAAAAAGGAAGTCGTAGCTCCTGCTGCACTTTCGGAAGCCAAGAAGACCACGAAGAAGCCTATCGAGAAGAAGGCTCCAGCGAAGAGGATTCGTCCTTCGCGTTCCAAGGCTGCCATCGCTGCGCGTGAAGCGGCGAAAAAGAAGTAATATCTTTTGAAGAGAGTAGGGCGGCAACCTACTCTCTTTTTTTAGGTCATAACATGAACGATGCACAGACGTATGAAACATTAAAGAATGAACTAATTTTAAACGAGCAGAAGAATTGGGTGTCTAACCCAACCTTTGAACAATTTAAACACGAAGCTGTATTTTGTTTGATGACTCCGCAGAGTAAAGCTTTAGCTTCACAGGCTGTATTAGATGAAGTTAAAGGCGATCTGATCAAGATCACCCCTGATATTATGGGTAGAAATGGCGTTAGGTTTAAGAATAATAAGTTCGATAATATTCAAATATTCTTAGAACGCGCAAAGGAATATTACGATATTTATTCAGGAGACAGTGACTCTAAGATGGTTCGTAATATCTTTGCTGCACAGATCAAGGGATATGGACTAAAGGAAGCCAGTCATCTCTGTCGTAATGCAGGAAGGAGTGATGGCATAGCAATCGTTGATCGTCATATTCTGAACTGCTATATCAATCGCTGGTATGATAAGTCTGAAGGATATGAACATCTATCTCCAGCCGTTAGATACTGCGAAGGTATCTTCGTAAAGGAGATAGCTCTTACAGAGTATCGTTACTGGTTAATTGAAGAGTGTATTGTCAACTATGCCAGAAGTTTATCCATACCAGAGAAATATCTAGATATGATCTGGTGGTCTGAAAAATCAGGACATATGTTCAAATGATTCATATCAAATGCCAAGAACATTTTCAAGCTACAAAACTTTTCGCTCAATCAATTGGTCAGGAAAAGGAGTTTACAGAAGTATTGAATCGCCTGAATAAGATGGGCGATGTCATCGAACTCTATAAAGACTTCGCTGATCACTCATTTACTTTTATTGCATTTGAAAATGGTAAAAGATACATAGATGGAGGATTGATTTATCATAGTCCTGAATCCGATAAGACTAATTATTCTGTATCACTTACCAAGACACATGGATGGAGCATTCACACATGACAATAGAAGAAATTGATAAGCAGATAGCTGAACTTCAGCAGCAAAGAAAGATCCTTAAGCTTGCTGAACTCAATGCAAAGCGTACTCCATATATCAAACGCTGGGGCGTTGATGTATTTAATATCTTAGAAAAAGTCTCCGGTTTCGGAGAAGTTAAAATGAATAAACTATTTACTTACGATTCCATAACGACTGATCAGTTGTTAATGGAATTTCCTTTACTCAAGAAGGTGTCATTACATGACCTCAAGCTCATCGTCGCAGCAGTTAATCGGTCTTAACGACTTGTTTCCTGAAAACAAGTCGTTTGACAATAAAGTTTTTTTCAACGACACAAGAGGATCAGAGCTAGGTGCATGTGTAATCCATACACTGAAGAATGCTCCACTTCATGTCGAAGGAATATTTCGTATTCCCATTGCTCCGCTTCTTGATCAGATGCGTCGTTTCTCTGGAAGAGAAGATGAAGCAGATCGCTGCATGGAATTCATCAGGGGGAATCTCCCATCTACCCATGCAGCGGAGATTGGCCGTGTAGGGGACGATGATGCCAACTATATCATCATCTATCCGAGAGCGAACAAGCCCAAGGACTTTCGCAAATCAAAGACTAATGTTCTTACTGTCACTGAACTTGTTGAGGTTGCCATCTTCTCATTAGAAAACGAAATCAAGCCTTATCAAACTGTCTGTGGCGTGAAGATCACCAGAAGCAATATCTCAACGATCCGTAAGATCGCAATGATCATTCACAAGTCATTGCCGACGATCAAGATTGCGAAGTTTGCTCATCAGTATTCTTCGAAGCAAATTGATCAGATCGTTAGCTCTTTCCTTGAAGTGAAAAAGGTCAAGGAGCGTGATGAGGCAATTCAGGTTCTCAAAGATAAGGGCTTCACTGAGGATCAGATAACCCGTCTGTTCCCATCTTGACTTTTAATATTTAAAACTAAACTAATCCCACTAGCCCCTTGTGGTGCTATGAGTTGATTGAAAAAATCATACCGTAGCACCATAAGGGGTTTGGGGGTGAACCCAGGAGAAAACCCCGCATGTTTTGGTCAAAGACTCCAGTATCAGTTCCTAAGCAAGAAAGATTTATTGTATTTATCTCCTTGAAGGGAAGTGAAGGTATTCCTGAAGAATGCCCATCTCACGATGAGATGATGAAGAAATATTGGAAGTATACCAAACTCATTAAAGAATCTCAATGGCTTGAAATTGATGACGCCATGGTTAAAGTAGAGCGTATCAAATATATAAGGTTTATAGTACAATGAAGTATTACATAGATATGGATGAAGTAATAGTTGATCTTAATACAAGTGTATTTGCTTTCTATGGAATATCTCCAACCATTGGAGAATGGGAGCAAGTTCCCAATAGAACTCCAGAACAAATTCTAGATGACATTGATTGTTTTGAATTCTGGAGAGATCTACCCAAAATGCCTTGGGCAGACGAACTTGTTGAACTGGTTAATTCTACTTCAGACAAATGGATTTTTCTTAGCTGCCCAACTCCAAATCCAGAGTCATGGGCTGGTAAAGCAGCTTGGATTAAAATTCACTTTCCACAGTATCTTTCAAGACTAACTCTCGTCAGAGATAAATGGAGAATAGCCTCTCATCAGTCTTGTTTGATTGATGACAGGAAACATCATATAGATTTGTTTGCTAAAAATGGTGGGCATATAATTCCATTTCCTTCGAAGAATGGTCAGTTTCCTTGGACTGAAGAGCAGATGAAGAACCCTGTTGATTATGTTCGGAAATGTATTAATAGGGTTGAGACTGCGATAATTGTTAAACAACATTAAAATATTGGTAGGTGGCCGATTGGTAAGGCAGCAAGCTGTTAACTTGCCATATGTTGGTCCGAATCCAACCCTACCAGCCATTTAATTTCAGGTATAACATATCTGACACATGATGTGAAAACCGTTGCTTGTGTTCGGGAAGGGTTCTCCGTTGCAATAGACGGAGTGACTAGCCTCACCTGAAGCAATCCCATAAGCATTGATCTGCGGAAGCAGAAGTACCTAACTGGCGAGGTCTGTGACTCTCTGGACGAGTTCTAAAGTTGCCGGGAGTTCCGGTGATGTCAGGGTAAAAAGTGCCAGTCATGTGTCTTTTTTCTTGTTGATCTTGGTTAGGGGATCAACTTACCCAGGTCCAGGTGGGAATAACGGGATCAAGCAAGAACATCTCCATGGTCTATTTGTTTCTTGCCTGACGGTGGAAAGCCGTCTTTTCTTTTCGGTTTGTCCATGAACCGATAGTAAGATTCGTTCTACACATGGATATCATCTCTTGAACTTTTCATCTCTACATGTAGAATGGTTTTGTGAAGCCACATCCTCTGAGAGAAGAAATAATTCATCTAAGACAACACGGTATGTCATTAAGTGACATTTGTATTAAATTAGATGTTGGAAAGTCTACAGTTCATTACATAATTAAAGATGTAAAAATATTGGATACATCAGAAAAAATTATACATGGACCTAAGAATTTAGGAAGAATTCTTTCCGAAGAGTCTAGAGATAAAATCTCAGCTAAGCAAAAACAAAATATACTTAATGGCTCATGTAAGATATATGATGCTATTAATATAGCCCATTCTAGATTCACGGAGAGAGAAAAAATATATCTTCCGATATTAGAAAATATATTTAATTGCAAATTCAAACATGAATTTTTATATGGACATTGGTTTGACTTCGTTAATGAAGTATATCTTATCGAAACAACAGAATGCTCATTTAAGAGCATAAGTATTGCATTAGGCAGATTCGAAAAGGCCAAAGAAGATAAAAGAAAAAAAATTCTATTTTGTCCAAGTAAATTTTTCGGAGAAAAGAGAAGAGACAGAGCCTTGGATCTTGGAGTCGAAATCAGAGATATATTACTTCTAATACCTGGGTGTAGCTCAGAGGCAGAGCGCCGCGTTTGGGACGCGGAAGTCGGGATCTCGGAATTCCCCACTCAGACCAAGTGGTTTATATGTCAGACTACACGCAACAATTTATAGACCTTGTTAAAATGGAGTATGATGCATTCCATAATAACAGGAATGGCATCTATAAAGATCTAAATCTTTTTTATGTGTTAGAATTTACATTTATCATCGATAATAACATGGTTCGGTGTTTGTGGCATAAAGATTGGGATCATATCCACATTCATTGGAACTTTCATGCTCAAGATTATCTAAACAAAAAGACAGTTGTGTGGTCTATGCCACGCGATGTTCCATTAATTGATATGGCAGAACAATTCAATGGATTAAGTGAAACTCTTTTCAAGAACACAGCTTTATATAAAGTTTGTGTTTCGACAGACAATGAACTGTAACGCGGGTGTAGCTCAATGGTAGAGCCGCAGCCTTCCAAGCTGATGACGAGGGTTCGATTCCCTCTACCCGCTCCAGTATTATGAAAATAACATTATCAAATTATGAACTAGAACTCGCTAAAGAGATAGCTAATTCTAGATTCTCATCTAAGCGTGCAAAGATATCATCAACTAGATTTGATGGATCAGATTATTCACCAAAGGATGACTCCATTGGAGTTATTTCTGAACTAGCAGTAGCGAAATATTTCGGATGCGATATAAATCATGATATTTACCTTAATAAAGGTGATAATCATGAATCAGATTTAAAACTTCGTATTCCAGTAGAAGTAAAGGGAACTCCAACCAAGAAGATAAATTGTAGATTAGTATTCAATAGTCTTAATCAGATAAGATCGGAATTCATCGTATTAGTTAGAGTAGTTCAATCTGATATAGATATATTGGGATGGATTTCAAAGGATAGATTCTTGAAAATAAAAAATTTCTCTCCAATTAATCCACTTTACGGAAATAAATATTGGGTTCAAAAAAATGATTTAGACTCTATAGATTCGCTTGGATCAAGCATGAAAAAATTCATGTTTAATAAGTTGTTAGTCAACGGAGGAATATGAATAAAGAAGATAGAAAAGCTTTAAAAGATTTAAAGAAATTAATGAATATTAAACCGCCTAAGATAGTATTTAAATTTGATGATCATATAGCATCTGATTACATTAGATCTAAACTCAGAGAGAAATCCTGTGTCGAACAACTCTTTCCCAGCACTAGAGTTAATTAACGCAAGAAAATATATAGAACAAGCTCTACATGCTTATGTAAATAAACCAGTAGATAAAGAACAGCTTGTTAATGTCGTAGCCAAGCTACTCAGCGATTCAAAAATAAAAGCAGAAGTTAGAATAGATAAAGATGATCCTGATGTTCTCTCTCTTAAAAAAGAGATGAATATTATAGATGATCCTGATATTATACATATATCTTTATACGTAGAAACACCACAGGTTATAAAGCTTGACTTCGCACTCTGATCTCATGAAGATGAAAAAAGAATTAGGAATTTATTCTTATATAGAAGATCTTATGGAACACCCAATCATAGACTGGAAAACCCGTGTCAGACAAAATCATCTTAGTAGGCTCTCCAAAGGAATACAAGAATCTCATGGAGTTAAAGAGAGCATTAAACATTCAAAACAATAGTGGTATGATATTCATAGACGAGAAATCAGATCTTCCAGAGAAGGAACTCGCATGTATTTTATCCCGCCTGAAGGCGAACTCTTCCCTGAGTGGCGTATCGTCTTTCTTATCGCCTACCCAGGTCCAGACAACTTCTACAAAATCGTAATAAGTTTCGATGATATTGAAATTATAAAGAATAGCACTGATTGGATCATCATTGATCATCATTACTTTAATAAGAACATGTGCGAATCGTTTAGATTTGATACAGAGATAACACAAGATGGTGGTATGAGTTGGCATTCATATACACCTGAGAAAGCGAGTGAGTTTCTGGCTCAAGAGTTAAAGACTGAGTTAGGATCTCATCTAATTGCAGGAGGCGACATGATAACTGGAATATCTTCAATGGAAGAAGTATTCAGAAAATTAATGTCTAACAAACCAAAAACAGGACAATAAAGGGGCGCTTAGCTCATCTGGTAGAGCGTGGCCTTTGCAAGGCTAAGGTGGCAGGTTCGAGTCCTGTAGCGTCCACCATTCCATGGTAACACCAACATTCGCAAAAAGACCTCTTAATCGTCCAATTATTTATGGATCATTTAGACCAAACAATGATCTGTTGAATTGGATGTCTAAGCAGGTTCTTGAATATAAGTATTACTATTGCAGCTATAAGACGGATCTTTATATAAGGATTCCGAAGATAGGCTGGATGAAGTTTACGAACAACGCTGTATATCCAACATCGTTGTACTTAATGTTTATCGTTATAAATAAGCCGTGTCATGGACATGGTAAAAAGCAGATGGAGATGCTTAAGAAATTCTCTGATGATATGCATATTCCTATCACGCTTATGTGCTGTCCGTTGCGTGGTTCAGATCCATTTAGATTAAAGAGATTTTACGAAAATCTCGGTTTCACGAAAGAAGAAAGCTTTTATATCTATGAGAAAATGGAAGCAGCTAAAGAAGAGTATAAACATCAAGTGTCTGCTTAATCTTGAACTGAATCAGAAAGAGAAGTCTGCTCTTAATCATAGAAACTTAAAAGTTAAAGATGGAAAGATTATCCCTAAAGGGGGATTTGAGCTTCTAAATCTTAAAGAATTAATCGAGGGCGGTTAGCTCAGTTGGTCAGAGCATCTGGTTTACATTCAGAGGGTCGGGGGTTCAAGTCCCTCACCGCCTATATTTATCACAAAGGAAACAACATGCATCTCGTAAGACCGCTCAGAACGGCTGACTATGAAACTAAAGCATTTTATGCTTTAACTGGTAGAGAATTAGATCAAACGGATGAAACGCATTTATCTAGACTCCTGGCTGATTTATATAGAAAACCAAATCTAGAATTGGATCCAAACTGCTTAGGATATAAAGTTATTATGACTTCGCATGGGGAAATTCTCATGCAGAGAACTGAATTCAAAGCTCGCGGTTTCTTTTTAAAACTCATACCCAATAAATATTTCGTGTTCATTCACGAAAACCAAAGGAAGGTCATCCCAATATGTTCGCATTTACGATGAGCTTGCGATTGGATAAGGAAAATCCTTTCCATAGCAACTCAATGATTCTCAGTCGCCAGCTTCTTGATAAGAAAGAGTTAAAAGCTTGCATAAAGCATCACTTCGATACTTTCTTTAAGAAAGAGTCTAAGCCTGAATATGTTAATGCTATACTGAAGCGTTTAGTTCCCATGCTAAAAGAAGACTTTAATCATAAGAAGTTTCAGGTCTATGCTGTAGATCCAACAATGGTCTTTACATTTCAAAAGATCAACACCAAAGACGATGTGAAGGATTTTAATCTTGCCGCATACGTCGATATTAACCTCATTAACGAGATGAAACCATGAATCCTGTACATTTCATACTTGGCATCATTTGCTGCAACTATGACAAGACATTTAAGGAGATCTTTGAATCCATGCAAGCTGGGTTTAAAGATACTGTCTTTGAAGAGCTTCCACGGGAGATGGTTGCTCAAGCTGTTGTTAAGCTTGTAGTTGACGGAATGGTTGAAATGAGCGGTGAGAATAAATTCGACAATCTTACCATAGAAGATGTTGTGAATAAGCTTCAGAACGGTGAACTTGATGATAGGAAATTCCGCCTTACAAAGAAGGTGTGAACACTGAGGTATATCTTGGACTCGTCATGGATTGTCCCTATAAAGGGGGCAATCCATACGACTGTATTTTATTTGAGATTAGAAAACTTCCGCTTAAAGATAAAATCAAATGGTGGCAAGATTTAGCTGAACATAACAAAATAGATATTATTCAAACTCATCAGTTTTGCTTGGCTAAAAAAGTTTTAAAGTAAGCGGTTGTGGTGGAATGGCATACACAAGGGTCTTAGAAGCCCTCGCCGCAAGGCATGGAGGTTCAAGTCCTCTCAACCGCACCAACCATGCTATTCAACCATTCAAATGGTAAACTCTTTCCTAAATTTCGACATCTTTTATTTATAGAATTCTTATCAGATAAAGAGCCTTCAAATTTTGAAATTGAATTTGAAGAAGTTGATCAAATAAATAATAGACAAAAGGATTGGTTTACAACCAAAACTGGAAATCATATTAACTTTGCTTTGGCGAAGTCCTACTTCTTTGATACGCAAATATATTGCAAGATTCAAGAAGATCAGTGGAACTGGAGATCTCTTACGGATAATCTTTTAAAGAAAATCTATTCCGATGAAGGCCAACTTCTTTTAATGAAGAGAGAGATGAATGTCACCAATTAAGAGTGCATATGTAACCTACATGGCCCTAGGCACAAAAAGATTTCAAATAGAAGATCTTCGTATAGATTTAGTCATGGGTTTTATAATGGGTAAGGTTCCAGAAGGACTTGAAGGCGATATAAAGAACCTTAGAAAGTGGATGAAGAAGAATAGAACTATTCCTATGGAATCCTCAAGAAAGACGAGGCAACGATTAGCACTCCAGAAGAAACGGAAACGATCCTTAGACAAATATTGCTTTGCAAAGATCTGAGAGTGGCTTCTTCCATGAGTATGAGTATAATGGGTATGGATGCACATCTTAGCACCAGAAATGGTATAAGCTATGTATCCGTCGAATTCGAAATTAGAGATTTCGAAAAAGACATCCTTTTACTCTTAGCAAAGGAAGCCCTTGAAGTTCAAAGAAAGATACGCGCGTTTTAAGAAGGAATTCTTTGTCCAATATGACATCATGACGATGATGAATATTGGGCCGTTTGAATATAAAGATTTTATTATTAAAGAACTCTCAAGTGGAATGCAAGAGATCACATTGAAGAGTCTCAACTACTGGTACTTCAATTTCGTCTTCGATAATAAAGATGTAATGTGTGAGTTCTTCTTCTTCTACTATCGGTACAACTTCTATCCGAAGATGGGAGGATGGAGAAGAGATCAAGAAGGCACCCGTTATAGCATGTTTAATACGATTAAGATGAGAATCGAAGAAGGAATCAAGAAGAGAGAGAATGATACGAACAAGCTCTAGCGAGCTTGTTTTTATATATTAATTAATAAAAAAACATATGCCTTCATAGCTCAATGGTAGAGCAACGGTTTTGTAAACCGTCGATCTCAGTTCGATTCTGAGTGACGGCACCATTTCTTGCGTTCTAGCAAGTGCGTAACGACATTTCCAGTGTTCCGGTGATCGAGGATCATGAAATCTATGCGGGAACATGTAGGCTGATAAGGGCAGCAACTACAAATGCGGAAATCTAGAACAGGCATGGCATCCTGGTTATATCGCCATGCTGATACCGTTACTTTTATTTAAAGGGAATCCATGGACAAGTCATTAGAACAACTCCTACTCATCTTAGCTAACAGAAAGAAGAAGATCGTCACAGCGTTAGGTAAACAAGGCAGAGTTTTGATTTCAAACATTGAATCAAAGCAATCGTATCTGCATGAGAAGCATTCAGAGAAATATTACCTTGAAGTCATCAAGGAAACTGATGAGATATGTCAGAATCACAGTATCAAGATCTAGTCAAAGAATTAGAAGAGCTACTGTTAAAACAGCAGCTAGGTATTCTGTGTATTGATGAAAAGGTAAAGCTCAGATCTAGACTTAAAATTCTTCTAGAGATGAAGGGTTATCATCATGCAGCAGAACTAGCTGTAGCTCTTAATAGAACTCAAGACGAAACTCAATATTTAATTGAAACAATCAACAGGGTATTTTCATGTTCACAGTCAAAGAAAAAGAAGTCTATTGTGGCGAAAGAAAAGCGTTAACAAGAGATCTTCTTATTAGCGAAGAGGAATTAAAAGAAATATCGTTTGATGAGAGTGAAGATTCATATAACCAATTAATGGTTATAGATAACATGTTGGTTTATGTTCTAAAGTATAAAGAAGAAGCCTGTGAGGCTCTTCGTCATAAATGGCACTTTGCATTTCAATCATTAAACGAAGGAAAGATGGTTTACCTTTATGAGTCCTACAACCTGTATCTCGGGGACTGATTTTATGATATTCAAACCCATCAAGGATGAAGGCTGGTCTGTATATCATACGAATCCTTTTGACGTTCAACCAATTTTATTCATGGATAATGTAGATATTCAGAAGTTCGTTACAGCTATTCATGTGGATACTCATTTACTTCTTATAAAAAAAGAGTGGATGAATATGTTATTAGCTCAACCATTAGATGGCTTTTGCGTATTCAAGGAAATGTATATTGTAGAAGGAGATAGACTTCTTAAACTATTCTTAGACTACCAAGGAAACTATGGACTCTATACCTGTAACGACCACGGATGGTCTGATCGCTGCATATGCTACGGCAAATAACAAAAGAAGAAGCGAAGCATATAGCCTTAGAAATTATTTGAAGAAATGTTTTGAATTATATGAGACAATGAAGATAGATCATACTGTTTCGTTTGGTGATTATTCTGTAACATATGCAGCCAGTAGCAAAAGATTTCATATACTCTGGAAAGGCAACCATCAGCGTGATTTCAGAAAACTTACGGATGTAGCATGGGAATTACACAGATGCGGAATAAGAAACCCAAATGCAAGAAGCGATTGGATAGAAGTATGAACAAGTTCAACCTGGAATACTAACACCTTTCGTAAAGGCAATGCCAGATGGATACAGGTCAGATGATGCTGTTGAAAGCTATAGAAAATACTATATCGGAGAAAAGTCTGGCATCCTCTGTTACACCAGAAGAGATATCCCGATTTGGCTCAGGATGGCCGGTGTGGGTTTTCGTAAGGTTGAAGAACAACTACTCAGTTGAGAAAATGGAATTGTTATATCAATTAAATATCATTGATATAACACAAGAAGAGTTGCATGAACTTTGTGAAACAGTTGGATTTAAGCCTTCTAGTGAAAAATCTGTAGAGGATTTCTGGAAACACCTTGAAAAATTTAATGAACTTCTTAAGGTAAAATATTAATATGCATGGCTCTGTGCCGGAACTGGTATACGGAATGGTTTTAAAAACCATCGATAGCAATATCATGTCGGTTCGACTCCGACCAGAGCTACCATCATGAGAAGAGATTGGGAAATTTTAGACCTTCTTGACAGTCTTCGTTATTTTAATATAACAGGCTCTCAAGAAGCTAAGCGTGATGTGCTTTTGCATATCAACTGCTTACTGAGATTTGATAATTCTATAAATGAGAGAACAAAGAGAATATTAGAATCAAATGGTTTCAAAGTAGAAGAAAACTACATTGTAACCAAAAAGGGGAGTATAGAGTTTTTTGACGGTCCTTGAAATTCTGTCCTAGACGCATAGAATGGCTATATGCAAAAGACATCTCATAACATGGGATATGTAAGAGTAAAAGTAAATGGAGAATGGGTTCTTGAACATAGATATGTGATGGAAGAAAAAATCGGCAGGAAACTAACTGACGAAGAATTAGTCCATCACAAAGATGAGGATAAAAAGAATAATTCTCCTGATAATCTTGAGATTAAAACAAATATAACCCATAGCAAGCTTCATGCTGAAGATAGAGTTGCTGGAATAAGAGAGTTTATTTGCGAAAGATGTAAATGTACATTTACAAGATTGGAAAGAAAAGCAAAGTATCAAGAAAAGATAGGAAAACCATTTAAGTATTGCTCTCTTAAATGTACCGCTGGTGGTCATAGTGAAGTTTCAAACAGAAATCACGGAACGCTTACTATGTATACTAACGGAAAGTGCAGATGTGAATTATGTAAGAAAGCTGGAACGGATTGGAAAAGAGACTACCTTAAAAGAGGATTCATTGAGATCCCGTCGTCCAGCGGTTAGGACCTCAGATTTTCATTCTGGTAACAAGGGTTCGACTCCCTTCGGGATTACCATTTCAAGGCTGCCTGCGAGTTCGGTTCTCGTAAAAATGACACGATATGATCGCCCTTCGTTATTACCAGTTAATAGCATCTGGAAGATAAATCAAGGCCGTGTCCAGCGAAACTCTGCTGATGTGAATTACCTCTACTAGTGAATTGGGCCTTAACTGGCTAATCAGTAACTAGGCAAGTAAGCGCCACAATGAGGACGATGTAGTGAATCGTTTCCATGCTGCACTAGCAGGAAAGAACGGCTTGATGACAGGACATTAGCTTAATAGCGACCTGTGACTTTATTGGTTGGAAAGAAACCAATGCCTACTTTCGGGTCGTAGTAACAGAGAGCTAAATACAGCAAAAAAGCGTGGCGAGCTACCTCAATTGGATTAAGTTCCATACAGGTGCAAATATGGGTATCTTACTGCTTCAATGGTAAGTCTGGAGTCCCATCCCGATTCGGCAGTGAATAACTGCAAGTTGCGACAAATAAACAAATCGCATGCCTGACAGCAGTACGCTCTCGGGAAACCGGAAGAGTTCCTCCTTTCCTCTATTCGGGTGTCTGGAACGACATGGATGCTATCTTAACAAAAATCCACCTTGGAATAACTTTCTGTGAACCTTGTGTTGTTAGTAATACATATTATGTAATTGGATATCGTGTCTGTGGAAAGATGCGGTATTGCAGAATTCTATCCCCAAGAACACAAGTTATGGCTTATGAAGTTGGATGGGTAGCTGAAGACTTCATAGCATATTACAAATACTTATATGAAGCTAAAATCAGAGATAACCGAAGCATTTAATTTAAAGAAGTCTCTCGGACTTGATGATACATACATTATGCATCCATTGAGGAATGGAATGTTTATCTTAAGACAAACATGGACATACAGCGATAAAGATTTGTTCGCTGAATCAAATGCTTATGTCTTTGATATGTATGCTGTATGGGTAGAATTAGATGACTTAGTGGAAAGACTTAATGTTCAACAAAATCTTCAATCGCGGGCCTATAGCTCAACGGTTAGAGCCGGGTGCTTATAACGCTCAGACCATGGTTCGACTCCATGTGGGCCTACCATTCAGCTATGCCGAAACGAAGTAACCAGTTATTGGGAAAACTTCCTGTTACCCCTGAGAATTAGGCAAGGATCACGTTGTATGATCGGAGTAACGAATACAATATCAGATCGTTGGATCTGAGTTTAACTAGATTGACAGAGTAAGGTTTCTGACTCTTCGGAGTTAAGATATCAATGTTGAATCATTGAGCCAAATCCCAACGGAGGCTGTCGCTTGGAAGCTTGCTAGAGCGGTCTATTAGGCTTGTCTTGAAAACAAGTGAACCCTAACGGGTTCCAGAGGTTCGAATCCTCTAGCTTCCGCCACAAACAACTTTAGTGAAAGGAACGCATCATGCGACTAAAGTAGTATTTCTTGAGTAGAATATTTCTACTCAAGACCACCCAGCATACACGACTTACCAAATGTATGCTAAAGGGATTTGATAAACATGTGTCTTCTGTGATTTAGTAAGGAGTTACAGAAACATCCTTGTTAGTATGACTTTATATAAAGTCGTATGATCGCCCGTATATGCTTACTAAAGCGGGAATGAGAAATACTTATTGCACTGTGTCGATCATGCTGGGTAGCACGGTATGATATTATCCTCATCACACGCACTCCGCGTGCTTGACATAGATACCTCTGGCTTGTCTTTCTAACCAAAGAAAGGGACTGTATGCGATGTAGAAGTTAAACCTCGTTAGACGCTACCTATAGAAACTAACCTGTGTCGGGTGTGTAAAATAACCCAAAAAGACTGTAAACATTCAGCGGAGCAATCCAATGCGATTTATAACGTAAAGGGTCAATTACCCTTATTATAGCTCTGTGTCTTTGAATCGTGCGTCCTATAACTATATAAGTTATTCCGACGCACGATCTTTTTTGTCTGTACTTAGATAATGAGTCATTGAAGCAGTACCAAAGAGACAAGCAAGCTATGCTTCGTCGGAAGGATCTTTGGTATGCTCTTTTTTAGTATTGACTTACATGTTTATAAAAATAAACTAAGCCCATGCCCTATAACATCACTGGTCGCATTCCACCCGCAGTATGGTGGCTTGTTGGAATCGGCGTTCTTCTTATCTCTATCGCACTAGCTATTAATATTCTAGCTTCCGATAGCGTATCTGTTGGAGTAGATGGAATTGATGTCCAATCTGCTCCGATGGAGATTCCAGAACCGCCAGCAGATAATGGCGGTCAGCAGCAGATTAAGAATTAATCTTAGAGATAGCGCCTTTAATTTTTCTGTATGTTGATACAGTAGGCTCTCTGTTCGCTGGATTATTCCCGTGATACCAATCTCTTGTATTTCCAACTGGTTCAGTTGGATGTAACTCAGGATGAACTGGTCTTGCAATAGGAGTTGATCTCTTTGCAAATCCAGCAGTCTGATTCATTGGAAGACCGCGTAAACCCCTTGTATGCGGAGTTGGTGATCCAATTACTTTTGTAGCTGGATTACCTTCTAAAGCTGGAGCTTTTGCAAAAGCTTTAGTAGCTTCATAAGCTTTTTCAGGCTTAGCTACATGAGTATATGCAGTTCTGGCACTAACTTTAGGTTTAACTTTTCCGAATATTTGTTCGCCTCTTGCTGAAAGAAATTTCATTCCTTTCTCAACAAGTGCGGACTCTGAAAGTTTAAGCATGACACTATTTTAATAGCTATTGAATTTTGTCAATTGATAAGGTATAATCTAAATACATGTAAATTAAATGCGCTCATAGCTCAGTTGGCAGAGCAGAACACTTTTAATGTTCGGGTCGTAGGTTCGAATCCTACTGAGCGCACCACTACTTTTAGTCTTGACTACTAAAGTTTAAATCATATCATATCAGATATGATCACATGTACAAAATGCAAACTATCAAAAGATGAATCTGAATTCGGGTTTATCACAGCTAAAAATAGATATGCTTATTGGTGCAAGCAATGTTATCGTGAGCATAATAATGCTAAACATGCAGATTTAAGTTCAGGAAGAAAAGAATATGTAGATCAAAGGAATAGAGAAAGAAGATTAATAGGAAGAAGATACGTCTATGAATTCTTATTAAAGAATCAATGTGTCGATTGTAGCGAAAAAGATCCAATGGTTCTTGAATTTCATCATTTAAGAGATAAAAGATTTCTTATCTCCGCAATGGTTGCAGGAGGATATCAACCAGAGGATATTCAAATTGAAATTGATAAATGCGAGATTCTATGTGCAAATTGTCATAGAAGAAGAACCGCTAAAGAGCAGGGATGGTATGGTTCTCTGGATACAGAACAAATTAAAAACGAAGAAGTAATAGAATGGAAATCAAACTAACATAAACCAATCCAAACAGAAATTCATACACAGTGGTGTCGAATCGGGCTTGTTTGGGACCATCCTCACTTGTTGTGAGGATTCCGTATAAAGGTAAGCGGAGTTTTTCTTATGAATCCAGAAATACTTGAGCAAGTTAAGTTTGCAATAAATTTAAAACTTAATAAAGAGTTTTTTTATAGTTGTTTTCGCATTCTAACCTCTACAGACGGGAAAATCCTTGTCGAAAAGCAAATCGGGGAAACCCAATGGTACGAGCATCTCGCCACCGTCAAATTCGAAGAACTATCAGCTTTCTGTGAATCAAACGCAGGCCCGAGTTCTACAGGAGGCTTTGGATCTTTACTCTCGAATCTTAATGGGGCAACTATCAGAAGTATCTCACAAGATTCATGGACCATACGACCATCAGGAAGCAAATAAGTATTTAGAAATAGCTAAGACTATTATTTTTCCAAATCTTGAACGTGGTGCTTCATATGGTGTTGGTGGAGCATGTGAAGAGTCAAAGATCTCTTACGAGATGATGGCTGTCATCAGACGTTTTTTAGCTTTCGAACGCACACCTGAAGGAGATTACTTAGTTGACTTTGACACGCCGCTTAAGGTTTCCAAAGAGCCACTTCCAGAATTTAAAAGAATTTAATAACTATCTATTATTAAAAATGTCCCTAGATCTTCCATGGAAGATCTATGTCTTTAACGGCAATACTAATTTTATATTTGAACCGCATTGCTTCTATGCTTATTGCACCAGAGAAGACGAGATAATAAAAATAGATCCTATCTTAAGTCCTATGGCTTATATTAAAGATGATTTCACACTTACTATTCCAAAGAATTTAAATATAAAAGATATTTTAAAGTACATGAAGGATAATCGCATCCATGCGCGTCATATTATCAGTACAGGAATTTAAAGATTATCTCAAGACTCTACTCAAAGTAGATCTGAATGTAGACGAAGAAGTATTATGGACTGACGGTAATAACGATGATTGGAAATTATTAATCTCAAATAACAATCATACGTTATATAAAAAGAATGAATTTGGTTACGGTTGGTACTGTCCAACACTAAAAGAATGGGAAATCATGTCATTCACAAAGTTTCCAATATATGTCTTTGATTAAAGCAATATGCGCTAACGATTTTAAACATGCAGTATTAACTAGTTTAAAGGTAAGCCTAAAGATAGATGCAGATATCTATCTTTTAGACAAAGCAGGTAATACTTATGCGTTTGAGTATTACACCAACAGATATGTTAGGATTGTTGAGAATCCATGGATCGAAGAGCGTTTAGGTAAAAAAAGTATGATGTGGTCTAATACTTACGATTCATTAGATCCAGTAGATGCAGAAATAAATCCATGGACTGTATTTGATTATCCAATTCAATTTTCCTTCGACTTAAACGACATCCTCCAACTAAGTCCCATAACATGAAATACGTTCTCTTCCATAAGAACTGCAATGACGGCACTGGAGCCGCTTATGCGTTCTGGCTAAAGTTCCCTAACTATACATATATCCCATGTGAATATAGCAAAGATCCGCCTCAGATGCCTGATGCTGAACATGTATACATTGTAGACTTCTCGTTTAAGAGAAATGTGCTTCTAGATCTAGCAGCTAAATTTCCGGTTACGGTTCTGGACCACCACAAGACGGCAGAGGCCGATTTGCAGGGGCTAGAATTCGCACATTTTGACATGGGGCAGTCGGGAGCCATGCTGGCATGGAAGTTCGTCCACGGGGTTTTCCCAGCGCCTAAATTGATCCGATATATTCAGGACCGAGATCTCTGGAAAAAGGAACTACCTTTTACAGATGAAATCAGTGCATATATGTTTCAATTTGAGCGTTCATTTGAAAATTTTAGAAAGATGCATGAAGCATTAGAGCAAAATTTTAATGACTGTATCTCTCAGGGACGCGCTATTCAAAATTACATTGATCAACAAGTTAATACGCTTTGTTCAAAGGCCAGAAAAGGAACTCTCTTAGGTCATGAAGTTCTTTTCGTTAACACTCCCATACTTCAATCCGAAGTCGGAAATAAACTTATTGCTGAAGGAAAAGGCACAATCGTTGCGTCGTATGCAGATTCTAGTGAAGGTGGGATTTATATCTCACTCAGAAGTAGAAGAGATGTTGACTGTAGCGTTATCGCAGAATCTTTCGGAGGGGGTGGTCATAAGAATGCTTCGGGCTTTTATGTCAAATCTTCTCCTACCTTGGCGTTTCTTAGTGGATATCAAAAGACATAGAGATTCAATAGAAGAAATTATTTTCAAGGTAAGTTTAAAGACTTACGAGAATAAAGATCTTATACTTTATACAAAACACCGAGCTTTATTTTATGGTAAAATAACATTCGTATCCTCACTAGGAATAATCACATGGATGTCCATCAGGTTTCTGATCTCTTAAAGATCGAACCAAATGATATTAATCAACTAATTTCTCACGGGAAGATTAAGCGTCCAAATCGCATCAACGGAAGGTGGGATCTCAATGAAGATAATCTTAATGAGATTAAAAAGCTTCCTAGAGATGCTTTGGCATCGACTCAAAAGCTGTTTCGTCAAAAAGCATTCTGGTCCAAAAAGCTGGATGGAGTATCGATTCCAGCGAGTGTTGTAGCTCTTACGAAGACGATCTGCGAAGATCCGTCGAAGTTAGATGCTAACTTAAACTTTATTGTTGATCAGTATGCAGATGCTTTCGTTGCCTATGTAGAGCAGACTGATCCATCATGGCTTGATGCAAATTCGAGAGTTGTCTTTGCAAAGATCGAAGAAGCTTGCAGAAGCAAGATTGAACTCTTCGAAGCTCTTGCTCTCGTTAGCAAGAATGAATTAATCTCAACACGGCAGTTAGCTGCTGTGTGTGCTTGTACTCCAACTGATATTAGAACTATGTGGAAGGAGCGTCGAATTGCTCCATCTACACAGGGTTACGCTGGTCAACTACTTTGGAGGGTTGACAATAATCAAATCGAAGCTATAAAGAAACACCTTGCAAACGAAGCTGAGCTTCCGGCTCAGAAATTCGCTGCAAGGAGAGACATCATCCACTTTGAGGTCACAGAAAGCCCCAATGAGCCGTCAAACTAAGTTCATGCATCGCCATCTGCCGACTGGTCATTCTGTGACCATAGGTTATGAGTTTCCCGATGATCATATCGGAGAAGTCAAGATTGCGTTCGCATTCAAGTCACCCAAGGATCAGTTCAGCAAACATGCTGCACATACGGTAATCCGTAAGTGCTTCGCTGAAGGCGATTACATCACTGTCATTCAGAACAACGATAAGCATATCATTGATATCGTTGTTGATGTCTTTAATGATGCTGGCAAGTCGAAGATGCCTGAGTCTTGGAAGAAGCATTTCCCTGAAGGAATCATTCTTCGTAAGACTGTCACCCTTGAGCCTGTTTCAATCAGCTTCAAGGCTGCGAAATACTTCTCATCTGATCTCATTGATCAAGCTCAAGAGATCGCTCAAGAAGTTCTTGAAGAGACAATCTATCTCAATATCGCACGGGAAGAGAAAGAAGAGATTGATCGTGAAATGTCACCGCTTAAGGTGACTTCAGCGAAGGTCTAAACAATTATTGGTGGGTAGGGTATAACATATATATCCTACCCACCGATCTTTAGAAAAGGAAAACATGCGCTTTGTTCTCATGTTATTGCTATCAATAACTTTACAAGCAGTGGAAGTTCCAGAATATGTAATGGTCGGCATTCTAAAGGTTGAAACTCAATCATATTACCGTGCAGATGGCACGATTAAATATGTTGATATGACTCGCGGTAAAGATGGAGAGCTTGGATGCTTTCAGATGAAGAAGATTGCGTTCAATCAGATTAAACGTAAAGGTGAACAGTTCTGGATGATCGAGCAGGATAAAGTCCTTGCCGAAGATTGCGCTAGGCGTTATCTTGTCTGGCTGTATGAAAATTCAGGAAAACAGGATTGGATGTTAACTATTCAGAAATACAATGCTGGTCCTAGTAAAAGTTCGCCAAGGTATCTTAAAGATGTTCTTGCGGCTTCTAATAATTGACCCCTTGAATTCGAACCTCCGTCTTCTATACTTTAGAAGCGAGAGGTTCGAATGCTTCCTTCTGAATATCTCATTACAAAGAAAATATCTGTAGACAAGACTCTTAAATATGAATATTTCATGGATAAGTCTCATCCATTAGCGAATAAGTCAGGTAAAGTCTATATGCATAGACATATAGCTTCAGTAAAGCTTGGTAGGTGGCTTTGTAATGAAGATGCTCATCATAAAGATACGGTAAGAGGAAATAACGCTCCAGATAATGTAGTGGTTATGACTAGATCGGAACATGCAAAAGAGCATCATCCAGAATTATTTGATAAAAATAAAGTTTGTAAAGCATGTAATACTCCTTTTATAGCCGACAAAGAGCATAGTGAATATTGCAGCCATAAATGTGCTGATTCCTCTAGGAGGAAATTTAATCCAACTAAAGAAGAAATTGAATCAGTTATTTGGACTAAGCCAACTAGTGCTATCGCAAAAGAGTATGGAGTTTCAGATAAGGCACTTGAAAAAAGATGTAAGTTATTAGGAATCTCCAAGCCTCCAAGAGGATACTGGAATAAAAGGCATGCCGGGGTCGGTTAACTGGATAAACCATGGGATTTCTAATCCCTGACTCTGAGTTCGAATCTCAGCTCCGGTGCCATATTCTTGTAATAAATATTAACCAGATTCAGTGAAATGAAATCCCATGCCTTCAAAGAAGAAGACAACCTCCATTAAACCCCGTGGCGCTCTCGTTGCGAAAGCAAAGAAGGCCACTACAAAGACGCCAAAGGCCAAGGCAACTTGCACGCCCAAGGCAAAGAAGCCTGTCGCCAAGGTCGTTGCTCCGAAGAAGGATCAACTGATCGAAGTTCTGGTTTCTTTTGACACGACGGGTTCAATGAACCCCGTGTTCAATATCGTCAAACAAAATATCGTCAACTTCATCAAAGAACTGTTCGGAGAGGTCAAGAACCTCCGTATCGGTGTAATAGCGCACGGTGACTACTGTGATGTTGGTTCAACCTATGTCACCAAGCAGCACAAGCTGACTGATCAGAATGCAGAACTCGTTGAGTTCGTGCGTTCTGTTGGTCCTACTGGTGGTGGTGACTGTGCTGAGTGCTACGAGCTTGTTCTTCGCAAGGCTCGTGACTTTGCTTGGACTGAAGGTTCCAAGCGCACTCTGATTCTCATTGGTGATGATGTTCCTCACAAGGCGCATGAGACTCAGAACTTCATGCATCTCGACTGGATTGAGGAAGCCAAGCTCCTCAAGGAATATGACATCAAGGTTGTGGCTGTTCAGGCTCTCAACCGTCGCTACGCAACTCCTTTCTATAATGAACTTGCTAAGATCACTGAGGGATTCCATCTGGAACTCGACCAGTTCAGTGACATCGCTGACTTCATTACTGCTGTTTGCCATCAGCAGGCTGGTACGCTCGACCAGTTCGAACAGAAGCTCAAGAAGCGTACCTATGTCTCCGCAGCAATGCGTCGGGCATTCGGTGTGCTTGCTGGCAAGAAGAGCCTCGTCATCGAAGGCAAGCGTGAAACTTTTGGAAAGTATCAGGTTCTCGATGTTCCGTATGATGTCGAGATCATGAAGTTCGTTGAAGATAACGGACTCATCTTCCAGAAGGGTCGCGGCTTCTATCAGTTCACGAAGAGTGTTCTGGTTCAGAAGTACAAGGAAATTGTTCTCATGGAGAAGGAAACTGGCGATGTCTTTGTTGGCAACGAAGCTCGCAAGTTGATCGGCATGCCTATTGGTGCTGATGCTCAGTGCTATCCTGAGAAGAATGATGGATATCTGGCATTCATTCAATCGACTTCAACAAACCGTAAACTGATTGGCGGAACTAAGTTCCTCTATGAGGTTGATTTAACAAGGTAATAATATGTTCGCAATCTTTCAGATTAAAGATTCTCCAGCAATCCCATTCGAAATGGTTATAAAGGTCGATCCGATCTTTAAAGACGAGAATGAGAAGAAGTGGGGTTTCTCCGTACATCTTGGACCGGAAAACAAGCGTTGCAACTTCTATCTGCAAGATGAAGCTTCAGCGATTACCACCAGAGATGAATTCATTCGTCTTTGGGAAGACTTCTATTCCAGGAAGTATGTAATTTGATTGAACGGAAATCCACCAGTATAATTAATACTGGTGGATTTTTTAGTTATGAAACCAATGATAATCGACATATCAAAAATCAAAAATTTCAACACATCTCTATTTCATGAGATGATTGAATATAAAGACAATATCATTGTTATTGGTTCGAATCTACACATTGAGAAATGTATGGAAATTTTAGGTATAGATAAAATCATTCGGCATGAGAAAGATCCAGAAGTGGTCAAGTCTATCTTGACTGATGTAACATAAGTTATACACTACATCTAACTTAGGGAGTCACCCGTGATTAGATGTAATGTATGCGGATGTGTTGTTCCATCTGGCGATATATTTTATAGCGCACACGCTGAATGTAGATTGCCAGCATCTATACCTAAAAATCATGTAGCCTATGCTCAAGGTTTACTTGAGCAAAGATTATGTGATTATATAGATTTAACTGTATGCAATGGATGTATAAGCAGAGCTAAATCAGCAGCACCTAAAGTCGAAAAACCAATAGCTTCCAATAGAGAATTCGCTAAACCTAAACCAAGGACATTGTGAGTTTTCCGATATTATTCCTAAGTGATGGTGAAACATATTCTGGTCCCGATGGACATATTTGTATATTTGATGATAAATATGAACATGAAGATGATCTAAGTAGTATCAAAGATTATAAGGGTATAAGTATTGCGAAGCTAATGGCACAGCTTCAGGATAAAAGAGAATTATTACCATTAGAGATTCAAAATTTAATTCCACCAACAGATGAGGTAGATTTCACAGCATGGTTATAACGGAACACGCAAAGCAACAATTGCGGCTCCGGTTTGGTATCAAAGAGAATGTTGAAGAAGAGATAGCATTTCGCACACAGCACAGCAAACTATTATCTCCACTTCAAGTTAATCGTTGTGGCACAAGATTCCAAATTGGATGTACTTACCTTAGAAATAGAGAAATGATTTTAGTATTCAATAAAGATAAACTAATTAATGTCTTCTTCTACTACAACCCATTCAGGATGATTAAACGTGAAGCTCAAAATCTTATACAAAGATCTCTCCAATCAAGAGGATCCATCGTTGGAAACGAAGTTCAATCAATGGTCGGAAACGAATCCTGAAGTAACTGTGCATGCCGTTCAGTTCTTCAGCTTCAACAAGATTGCTCCAGATAACTCTGTAGAGAAACAGCTTATGTGCTGTTCAATCTTGTACTTTCCTAAAAGCGCAACTTAAAGATATAGACATTAAAACTACAGCGTCATGGATTCATCCAGATGACGCTATAGAGTTATATGGGTTTCCTTCATTGTCCAGATGGGGCATTAGGACAATGAAGGAATTACTTATTTTCCATTTACATGAGTATTCCACTTTAGGTATTCCTAAAGATACTTTAAATAGAGTATTGTTCCTTTTAGAAAAGCAAGGTCTGAAAATTTGAATGAGTTCTTATTTGCCTATTACGATTATAGAATTATTCCAAAGGAGCTTTTAAATTGGTTTTTAATAAATAGAGATGAGGCATATCGCAAGGAATATGCGGTCATGTTTAAATGGCATGACGTTAAACCGCATAAGCCTCTATTAGACTTTATTAATACAATTGAAATTCAAGACGACTATTCCTATATAAACTTAGGTGAGGAATCAGACGAAGAGGTTGGATGCCTGAGCGTATTCGATGTTAGGATTTCTAAAGTCATTCTTCATACAAATGATTCTGATATTGAAGAGCCTGTTGAATTAAAGATAGATTTAAATTTAGATCACGCACAATTCGATATGGGAGTCACCAAGCGTGGGTTATAGAAGCACAGTTGCTTATGCAGTTAAATTTAGTTTACTTCCAGATGATTTATTAAAAGAATTTATTCAATACGCTGATGATATTCACATGAAAACACATGACGGTGAAGCGTATGTCATGTTTTACATCACTTCAATTAAATGGTATGAGAATGAAGAAGGCTTTTTGGCTTACAAGCTCTCTAAGCTAGAAATATCAGATGTAGATTACAGAGTCATTGTAATCGGTGAAGATAAAGAGGATATGAGAGATGATGGAGAGCTTGACGTATTTAGTATGGGAATAGCCAGAGATATTAATTATGAAGGTGGAAAAGAATATGATAATAATAAAGATTATGACAATATAAAAGCAGACATGCTTCCCAAGTCCGAGGAAGCTGTATTCAACAAAATAAGAAAGCTACAAAATGAGCTTCGTAGTAATCAAGAGCAGCCTGACGGATCTTGAGAAGGATCCCAGCAACTCACGTATCAAATGGTATCATACTGCTCGTAAGCGGTATGAGATTGTTGAAATTACACAAATGTCTCGTAGAACTTTTGAGGAAATCAAAAAGGAATTTCCAGATGCATTCGAAGAGCATCTGCATGGTGTTGCTCCAGCTAAATTCACAGAGATCAAAGGTGTGTTTGAAAAGCCAACTGAAGAGCGAGTTGTAAGAGCTAAGCCTGTTCCTGTTGCTGAAGAGTCAAAATACAAGTGCAGTGATTGTCAGCTTCCTTCAGCTTCTATTGGTGGCATTCGTAGGCATATCACGAAGATGCATGGTAAGGGAAAAGCTGAAGTGATTGATATTGCTACTGGTGAAATTATTAAGGATGAACCAGAAGAAGTCACAAAGGAATCTGCTCCAATTGAAGAAGAGTCTGAAGACTTTAAGTTCAAGTGCGAATCCTGTGGCTTAAAGACTCCTTCGCTTGGTGGAGTTCGCCGTCACATTACGAAGATGCATGGCAAGGGTGCATGCAAGGTAATTGATCTTGCAACCAATTTGCCAATTGAAGAGGAAGCTAATGACGATGCACCGCCAGCTTTCCAAGTCTCAGACGAAAAAGCGAAAGAAGTTGCAGTTGAAGAACCTCCGCAAGCTGAAGTCGCTTTTACTCGTCCTAAGCCAGTGAAACGTGATTTCTGATCATAACCTTCAAAAGTTGTTAGATCATAATTTTATAGACTTATTTACTAGGGATGAACTCAAGAGAGCTTGTAATTCACATCCAAGTAGATGGTGTTTAATCCGAGATTCTCTTCAGGATCTTATAATGGAAATAGAGTCGTATGAATTAGCACATCCATTAGGATTAAACAAAGATCCTTCTATTTGGGTTAATGTTGGAGTTTGGTACTTCGATAAGAAAGTTTTCTCTCATGGGTCATTTAAAGACGTAGAATTTACCCTTGAAGAGCTTAAGTTTTACTATAAACTATTCAGCCTCTTATCCGTCATGGACCTTTCATGAAACAATACAAAGAACTCCTTCAACACATTCTCACGAATGGTACTGACCATTCGGATCGTACTGGAGTTGGAACGAAAAGCGTCTTTGGATATCAAACGAGATATTCATTAGATCCATTTCCGATTCTAACGACCAAGAGAATTGCATTCAAAACTTTAACTAATGAACTTCTCTGGTTCTTATCTGGATCGTGTGATAACAGTCGTCTTTTAGCAACTAAATGCACTATCTGGAATGAATGGTCTGATCTTCCACATACGATTAAATATGATCGTAATGTAAATGATCTTGGTCCGATCTACTCCCATCAATGGAGAAATTTCGGAGCTTATTTCAAGCGTTCCGATATCAAAGAGGCTGAATATTTTTCTAACTCGACAAAGCGATTTATCTGCCCAGGCTTCGAAGATAATGGTGTTGATCAGATCAAGTGGCTGATCAATGAGATTCAAAAGAATCCTAATAGCCGTAGATTAATTGTTACAGGCTGGAATCCGAAGGAACAAAACGAAGTTGCACTTCCTCCGTGCCATACCCTTTTCCATTTCTATGTCAGGGATGGCTACATCTCCTGCCAGCTTTACCAGAGGTCAGCAGATGCGTTTCTAGGGGTGCCATTTAACATTTCTAGCTACGCCCTGCTCACCTGTATGATCGGCCATGTCTGCGGTTTAAAGCCCAAGGAATTCATTCATACCTTTGGTGATTTGCATATTTACAAGAATCATTTTCCTCAAGTTGAGGAATTATTATCTCGTAGAGAGATGGACCTTCCGAAGCTCGTATTAAACGATAAGAAAACAAATGGATTTGACAGTCTGCTTGATTTCAAGTTAGAAGATATTACACTGGTGAATTATCTTCATCATCCACCAATCAAAGCAGAAGTAGCCATATGACTGTATCCCGTAAGATAGATATTCTTGAAAGATTAGGAAAAACTAAAGAAGCAAGAGATCTCTTACGGGATTCGATTTGGTATAAATGCGGAACTATTTATTATAAACCTTCGTCTAAAACTATTCTAGATGGAAATAGAGTTTTAACTGGAGATTTAGACACTAAGAAGTGCGACAGAGTTCCTTTTGGTCAGATTGATGCTCTTGAGGCAAAAATTGGTATAACACCTATGCCGGGAATCATTCACTCTAACCCCAAACCCAAAGGAAGATGCTGCCGATGAACAAACTAGAGGGAAAGCTGGTTCGGTCTATTTTTAAGCCAATACAAGCGGCATTAAACCAGAATCTCTGGAACAATGCCTACAAGCTGTGCAACAGTCAGCTTAGCTATATCGGAAAGCGAACCGATACAAATATTCTCGCTCATTTGCTTAGCGAGAAGAAGATTGATATAAATGATATAAACCGCTTGGGAAAAGAGATCTGGTCGCCTGAACGGATTGCGGTGATTCAAGCTCTCTCAGTTCTCATGTTGGGAGCATGTGGATATGGTCCACGACATGATGCTGATGTTCTCCCAATCATCCTCAAGCATGTGTCTGATGAGGCTGGGACGAAGAAAGCTCTGAATCTTAAGGGTTGGGTTACGGGAACGGAGATGTTCCCAAAGCATCGCATGTTCATTGCTATCTCCACTGGTGGCGATGGATTCATTTTCGATGGTGAGGGAAAGACCAGATATTTCATCTGGAACTTCGAAACCAACAATTATAAGTTTTCCACCAACAAGCCCCTCATCTGAGGGGTTTGTTTTTAGCTAGGACTTTTTATGTTAATTTACCTAATAAAAGAACAAGGATCATTCTACGATCCAAAGAATCTTTTTACATCCAATAAAGAATTAAAACACGAAGAAGTAATAGCTAATATAAAAAAGCTATACGACGTTAAGTTTGTTGACGAAGGCGAATTTAGAATAGCTATAAATGGTAAAACACATACCATTTACTTTGAGAAGGTAAAAGACCCTCTTAAGCTATTTAATATACAACACTGCGACTAAAACTTAGTTGGGCCACTAGCGGCACCGCTGGCATTTGGAAGCATAGGAATCGCCATACTAGCGACGGTTCCTTTGATTCCAGTTCCAGGTAACTTCGCTAAACCTTGCCCTGCTGTTTGCTTAGCAGCGCCTAATCCTGCTCTAGTTGCGCCTAAAGCGCCTCTTCCCAGGTTTACAGTTGATTTCGCAGCCCTAAATAGAGTAGGGGCAAATCTAGCAGCCATAGGGACTAAAGATCCAAAGAGAGCTTCTTTATTGATCTCTTCTACTGCATCCCTTATGGCTGCTAACTTATTCATGACTTTATTACTTGAAATAAGGCGCTATCTTCGCCTATTTTTTTAGCTGGTTCAAAATTATGTTCTCGCTCTAGACGACGAATTCTTTCTTCGTGATCTACTAGAGTGTTTCTGACGCGACTATAATCAGCATCAATTGATGTGTAATGGCAAATTAGTCCATCAACTCTATGGACTAATTCTTTAATCGAATGAGTAAGCTCAGAGAGTTCACTCACTTAACTTACGCTCCTGAGATATCCACAGGAACAACCGTGTCGCACTGTCCAGAGACACCTTCTGCAACAAGAACGCTTGAAGCGTTGATGTTAAGCTGGTGAGCCTGAATGTAGCAGTCTTCCAGGTAGAAGGCTGAGAAGATCTGATCTCTTACGTCCTTCATGTAAACCATGAGGCCAAGAGGTTGATTGAACAGATCTGAGGCAAGGTTGATGTAGAACGAAGCCTTTCTCTCAGCATCATTACCCATGACAGTACCAGGGGCATTGACGATCTGAGGGAACTCTTCTTCTTTTCCTGATACGAAGATACCATCATTGTTTGATGCTTCGTCGCCATTGGCCCCATTAGCCAGAAGGAGCTTGTTATGTGGGTAGTAAGCATACATGACACGCATGATGCTTGGACCCCAAAACAGAACTCTTCCTAACGAGAAGGAAGCGATGTTGCGACCAGGAACGAAGTAGCTTCTCTTCGAACCAATTTCAAATAAGCGTTGAAGCTGCTTATTCTGTGATAGTCCGAAGTTCTCGATCAGACCAATAGGATAGACAGCACCAGCATCAACTGCTGAAGGTTGCTGACTGCCAGATCCGCCAATTATGGTAGATCCAGCATTGGCAAACGAAACCTGTTCGAATCTCGGAGGTCCTGCTGCAATGAGAATAGTTTCTGCTGAAACATATTCTCCCTGCTTCAGTCGATCTTCGACATGCTTTGTATGCCAATCCCAACCGGCGAATGACGTATTTGTTCCAGCCATGATATTTTATCCTTAGATGTAGAGAGTGACTCTGATGTAATTGGCGGGATAAGGAACCTTAATCTTGAGATCAAGGATAACCGTATCTGGCGTATCAGGGTCTTGAATGAGTCTCTGAATGGTCGTTCCAGGCATGGTCTGACCATTACGGAGAAGATCACGCAGGATAGCCTGTGCTACAGTACGAACCTGATTCAGGTATTCCTTAGTGATATTGAAACGACCAATGTAAGGACGGAGATTATTGCGGAAGTATTTCGCAATGTAGTCAATGTCCTTGCAGATAGAAAGCTCACGGCTCTCAATCGTGGTCATATCAGTTGATAGCTGGTGACGGGTGTACGGAACAGCTTCAGGGATTTCCTGAACGATAATGTACACGCCACCTTCAGCCATGATGTCGAGCATCGAAGGACGGAAGTAGCGGTTGCTATGGTATAGCTCTGCAATTCCGTTAATCGGAACATTCGTGAAGGGCTGCTGTGGATTCTGTTCGGTGATCATACCACCGATTGCTGCACACTGGTAGAAACCAGGAACAACTTCAGTGATATTCTTTCCATCGCCATTAAAGACGTTGGCGTAGGTAACATCGATCTCATCAGGCCAGATGATGAACGCTCTGCGATTCTTGATGCTACGAGCGTAGTCTCTGATGTAGATGGCCTGCTCAAGCTTCGTCAGTGGGTGGCTCTTGATTCTGTACTTCAGATTCGTCAGCGACGGAGTATAAGCTGCAAGCAGCGTTAACTGAGTCTCTGAATCCACTGATAGGATTCTAAAGGTCGCAGTGACACTTCCGCCAACATCCAGAATCTCAAGATCATCGCCCTGTACAACTGCGGCAGTCTGGAAGATTCCATTGACAGCATCAGTGAAGATGATACCTGATGGATCAGTTGCACCGTCAGTTGAGTAGTTCGTCTGATCATTGATCGGAAGAACCTGACGCTGTACAAAGAGGTCACGATTCAGTAAGCAGATTCTCTCACGCTTCTCCTTCTCAGCCGACATGATATCGCAGTGAGTTGGATAAAGTTCGAAGTTTGCATCATCCTGAGTCAGAGGAACTAAGCAGTAGACCTCTTCTGATTCAAGGAAGCTTAATGCTCTCTGATGCTCAAGAACGCTATCTTCATCGAGTCCAAGAGCGTATACGATATTGTTGGTGTTCTGAAGAGCAATGCTGACTGCTAAGCTGAGTGGATTCTCAGGAATAGCTAATCCAAGCTGAGCAAGACCATCTTCGATGTTTACAATCTTGGACATCTTCTCAGTCAGATCTCTACGACGAGCGATGAAAGTAACCAAGATTGAAGCTGAGTAGCTTCCTGATTCAACCTTCAGAACTGAGTAAACATTGTTCGTTGAGTTGGTCGGAATTCCACGGAGAACGTTATAGGTGTCTCCATTGATCGTTGCACCAGCAAGTGCAGTCTTGAAGACCACCTTGTTTGGATACACGCCGATCAGTTCGTAATTTCCCTGTGCTGCACCAGAAAGAATTCTGAAGTAATCTCCAGCAGTCTTAGCAAGGGTGTTAGCAGCAGTGAAGACGCGATCAACCTTGAAGGTATCAACCTTGATTGAACCAACATCCTGAAGCGAAACCGTTCCATCGGTATCTGAGGTTCCGGTCTTGAATGTAGTGGTTACATCAATGATGATATCTGGTCCAGACACAGTGATCAGATGGATTTCATAAACTCCATCGTTTGATACTGGAAGCGTAGCATCTCCAGTAAGAATCAGACGATCACCCGTAGTAATCGTTGGAGGTACTGAGTAGCTTGGAAGAGTGATTCTTCCGCGTCCAGTGCCAAGGTAGTTGGCAACGATGACTGTTGCGGCAAGATCCTCGTCAACGATATCGGTTCCATCAACACCACCAAGAAGTCCTGGTGATTCAATTTCGATGCTATCATCACCAAGGATGGCAACGATACGGTAGTCTCCAGCAGCGGAAGCATCTCCTGCTCCACCTTGCTCAATATCCTTGATGTCAACGATTCCACCAGGAGCAGCCTGATCAGCGCCGTTGAATGTTCCGTTGATGCTGATTAAGCTAATATTGCTGACGGTTGCGGTTCCGCCTGCTCCAGCCTGATCAGCAGCTAACACTGTCGTTAACTTGATGGTTGAGCCGATTGGAGTAGCCTGAACAACGTAAGTGCCATTGTTTAGAGCATTAGTTGCACCAGCTATGGTGACGATATCTCCAGCGACCATTCCAGCAGGAACAGGTGAGCTTAGAACGATTTCGCCGTATCCGCTTAGATCGTCATCATTCAGCGAAGCAATGGCAAGAGAAGTCCATGCAGTCGGAATGACATTTAATCCAGCGATGGTGTAATCTCCATCGTTTGCTGGATCGGTTGCTCCAGAAAGTGATAGCTTATCGCCAACCTCAACTCCAGCAGGGGTTGCGAGAGTTAAGTCGATAAGGCCAACTCCGAGTCCGTTATCAGCATCAATGCTGGTTACGGCTCTGTTGGTGTACTCAGGAGCAACAACTGTGTGAGTTACACGCAGGAAGTCGCCAGCCTTAACGCCGACGCCAATGCCAACTTCATTGATGACAGTTGTGGTTGCAGCGTAATCGTTCTTTAGATTTGCGGTTGGAAGAACATGTGCGTTAACGCCGATATTCGTCTGCTGGATGATTGATCCAGTGTATGGTCCCGAGAAAGTTCCAATCTTCGGAGTTACCGAATCAGGATCAGCGTCTAAGTTGCCTGAAGTCTCTTCGTGGATACGAAGAGTATTAGCATCGATGATTTCATCAACGATGTACGTTCCGATGTTGCCAGATGGCGACTTAACAACAATCTTGGTTGTCCCATCAGTTGTGACGCCGAGATTCAGGAAGTCGCTCTGGAGATCTTTAAAGATAACACCAGTTGATTCTCCAGTTGTTGAATCAACAGCAGAGAGAGTTCTCTCAAGATCAACATTAGCAGGAATGGTGATATCATCAACAGTAATGCCTGATCCGAGATCAGGAGTGATATCGAATAAGCCATAATCATTCTGTAGGAAAACCTGGACTGATCCAGTATCAACTACAGCGCCCTGAACGATGTTAGGGTATTGAACTACAGTCTGCGTTCCGCGTGAGTAAGTGCCAGCAATGGCCTTCTTCTCAATCTGGTTGCAGATACCGATCAGAACGAGAGTAAGCGCAGGAGTGTTCAGTCCTGGGCTTTGAGTCTCGAAAATCTGGCGTACTGTAACATCTGGTACTTCATATGGCATTGTAGTTTATCCTGTAATGTCTGGACGTTTTAAAGGGGGTGTGAGGTCAACTTTAACTATCTCTTGAACAAGAGGCGTTCCTTCAATCGGTTGACCTTCTTTAACCAAGATTCTCATAGATGCGGTAGATGGATCTTCAATTTCATCACCCTCCATTGGAGAAAGAAGGGTAATTAAATCGTTTTTTATCTTTCCGATTCTATAAGGTCCATCGTGGTTCTTTGACGAATTTACTATAGAGAATGATAGTCCAATTTTCAAGTTGGGGTTAGTTGAAGCCCCTGTTACGAGCAAAGATGCAGGATTTACAAAAATCTTAGAAATTGGGATATCCAGAAATTCGTCTTCACTCTTAGCGTGAGTCGGATCAATTCTCTCATTAATTACAAGTTTATTTAGCTGTAAGAATTGGTCGTTAAACTTCCATTCCTCTGACCACATGAGCCTTATGAAAATAGGAACAGCAATAAGGTCTATCTTGGAATCAGATTGGATAATACTCTCTGCGCCAAGTCCTAATACTTCCATTCTCTGCAATGAGAACTCAGAGCGTATATCTTGTTTAAAAAGAGTAAGAAGTTGAAAAACAAGACTGGCTAAAAATTCAGCTTCCAATCCCTCGCGTGAGAAACAATTGATTGTCATATCAACAGACATGAGATCCTTGTAATCCCTATTGCCTGATATATTTCTATTTAAGAAAGCATCAATAGCTCCACCTTGCCATTGCATGTTACCTCTAGTAACAATGATGGAAGGCTTCTGCTCTACAATTAATAGATTTTCTATATTTGAATCAGATATGTGAATCTTAGATACTTTCGTATCCTGACTCCACTTATATTCATTTATTCCATTATATAAAGAACTTTGCGAGAATATCTTCTGCAAGAATTGCAGAATCATATCCTTTGCTTTAGATGGATAGTTCGTCTTATTAAGCACGACGCTCATCTCTATACTTGTAAGCCTCTATAGAAGAAACAGGCTCCTTTAGTGGATCTTTATACATTTCTTTATGTAAAGAAGCAAGGACCGCACCAGCTAAAGCAAGAACTGCAACCTTCTGAGATTTAGAGAGATCTCCAACTTTTACATTGGTTGCCCCAAGTAAACCACCTAATACTGCGCCGGTTATTGGAGTCATGCTACTTCTTCCCTATCTTTTGCCCACCCAATATTATAGTTGGGATGCTGCATTTGCAATCTCTCTAATGCTGTCTGTAAGTAATGAACGCCTTGTGTACCTGGATGACGCCAAGCGCCTTTAGAGATAGAAGCTATTGTAACTCTACGAAATGTTCCGCCAATGGGAATTGTCTTTCCCATGAGATACCACATGATATGAGGCTTAACACCGCTATCAACGGCTTCAGCGTACATCTTATCGGAATAAATGATAATGTAGTTATCTACACAGTAACCACGAATGGAATTTGCTAATGCACCAGTAGGATGCTTTAAAACACCGGAGTAGAGATACTCCTTTAAATTTATAATGTATTCTTCTTTTAGACGATTCATTTCCTCTGGATCGTCAACATCAACTTCAATTCTTCTAAGCATTATTTAGACCAATCGTGCTTAGAGTCTATTCCTTTTGTTTTTTCCCATTGCATATGAGCATCACGCGCATGCTTGGCTGCGCCATTATTATTTCTTCCATTATAAATAGATGCGCCAGCCTTTTTATTCCCAACTACAATAAAGTATTCAAGACCATGTTGATCTAAAGAATCACGGATAACCGCAAGCTTCTTTTGAATGTCTTGCTGAGATAAGAGATTATCTGACAAGATATTCTATATCCGAACGATTTATTTCCGTTAGGTTAACATACTGACTAATATACGCACCCATGCGAGTATGAACTGTAACTGAAACAACTCTATGACGTTCCCCTATTTGAGGAAAGAGAAGAAAGTCACCAGCAGATATGTAAGGATGATTAGCTGTTTCGACAACTGAAGCACCGGCTGACTTTTGGAATCCAATAGTCTTCGTAAGACTTTCTGGAACAGACTTATTTACATAAACCTCTATTGGCCTCCAGTATCCACCAGAGAATCCAGTTCCAAAGCATACTTCACAATTTGTTTTTGAAACTCTCTGCTTAATCATATCAAAGCAGGCTGGGCAGTATTGCCCAAAAGTCTTCTTCTTAAATAAGAAAACAGGAAGACCTGTCTGTGTTCTTAGATAGACATTCTTCTTACGAACTAATTCTAATCCGATAGGTTCAATTGGAAATTGATTATTTTCAGGCCCAAAGTCCTGAAACTTCTTAGTAGCCTTATGTGTTACCCTTACTATGTAATAGTAAATTCTATCACTTGAATAGTTATTTGCTTCGTGATCTACATATTGAAACTGTAGATTACTAGCTATTAATTGCCAAGGTCCTTCTTCTGCTCCAGATCTCAAAACACTGAAATCATATTCTTCAATGTCTTCAGTAGTAGGTTCAATAGTCCAGTATAGTCGAAGGGCTTCGACTTCAACCATGACTACTCTGAATTCATTAAGCTTAATCATCCTGGTAAGGGTGTTCTAATAGGTTTAAATGAAGCAGCGGTGCCACTTGAAGGCTTCTTCTCTAGTGCAGCTTCATATTTATCTGTTGCTGTTTCTGTGAGTTCTTTGATGACTGGATTAATATAATCATTAAGAACATTTTGAATAATAAGTTTAGCCTCTTCAATATTCTTCTTTTTATCTCCACCGCGAGCTAGAATTGGTTGGATGGCCTCCCAAATGACATCACAGACCTGATAACGATCTCCATCTTTATCTTTGTAAGTTAAAAAGATACTTCTAACTGATATGGGAAGCTTGAGGCCCTTAAGTTCATCCTGGCAACGATCAAGTACATCTTTGGTGTTTGATTTCATTCTGCGTCTTATAAAATCAGCCGATTCATGAAATCCGTTCTCAATAATCTGAGCTTCAACCAAGAATGAAACTTCTTTTCTTATAATAGAATTAAAATAAACTTTTATGATCTTACTGGCATCAACATCAGGAATTATTCCACGAATCTTCTTTCCCATTTGATCTAGCTGAAAATTAACATGATTATGAGCTAAAAGAAGAGCTTCATTATGCCGCTTGTTATCTTGTCCAAGAGTCGTTAGTTCTGACTTAACAAGAGATAATGAATCATTTATACTCGTTAATGCTTTTATCTGAGCTTCCACCCTAGCAGACTTCTGATCGCTTATTGCCTTCTCTTTCTTCCAGGTAAAGTATTTAGATATCATCATATAGGCTAAGATGATCACTGTCATTACGACAATGAAAATCATCCCTCCTGTTTTGAGTGAATTAACTGACTCTGCAAGAGCTTGAATTTCTTGCGGCGAAATGGGTACTGGATCAGACATTGTGTTGAAATTCCCATATGTATATTATCCAATGTATGGGTATATTCAACCGATGAATGCATAACTGGTTACAGAAGAACCTGAGTTAAAACTAATATCATAGCTGGTGGAGTTAGCCTCTTTCTGACTACTAATGATGATTCCATCATCTCTTTCGGCAGTAGCAAATAATACTTCTGTTTCATCGTAGCATGTGAACGAGAAGGTTCCACCTATAGAAGTTGTAACTGTTGCGACCAACTGATTTCCATTTGATACACAATAAATGTTTACTGTTATTCCACTGCCATCTCCAGAGAACCCTGTTATTGTTCCAGTAAGTACCTTACTTATACTATGATAAGTATAACGGCTCCATATATCTCTATATGGAGAATAAGAATTAAAGAATGTAAATCTTCTTTTCAGTTCTATATCAAATCTCTGAGAATAAGAAGATGGATTAGATAGCGGAGGTTGCTCTGGATATTGTTTGAATGCATTTAATATAGAACATACAGAGCATTTTATGCCTCTCTCTTGGAAATTAGCTAACGCATATGTGTTACTAATATGATATCCAGAGCCAACATCATCTCCAGAAACAGAAAAGATTCCGATTGCTCCAACCTCATTTGATGTAGAAGATTTCGTCTTAATTTCAAACGCAGCTTCATTAATAAAGAATGTACTTTCTACAATCGTTGCAAATTCTAGTAAAATTGTTCTGGTACTAGCCGCAGCTACACCTTCGCTATATCCAGAAAAATATTTATAAATAGTTTTATTATGATTATTTACTCCACTTGGAGCGATGTCGCTTTCGTAATTTAAAATTATTTCGTGATTTGATCCCTTTGCATAAAAAGCAATTGAACCAGTACCTCCGGTATCAATTTCCGTTGTAATATTATTTGCTCCACGAACTAGCGGAACTTCTACGCTTGAAAACACAGTATTAAATATCTGAGATGATCCATTAATTGTAATAGCAGAACCTTGATAATCTCTTACTGATCCAGCACCAACCTTACATCTAAATTTCAGAGAGGCGTTTTCGTTGAAAAGACTCCTTACTGCACTTTGTTTTATTGTAATCGTCCCTGGTTCTGCAATTCTAATAATTTTATTAAGTTTAATAATTATAGCAATTCCAGTTGGAAACATATGATCTAGGTAAGGATCATATGAACTAACGATAGAGTTTAGAACTCTTGTACTTAATGAAATATCATAATCATATGTTACATAAACAGTAAATGCAATAGGATTGTATTTTGCACCAGAGTTCGTTGAGCTACCCTCAAATAGATGAGTTGCATTTGTTGCTAATGCAGATAAATCTATTGCAGCGAATACATTGTATTCAGATGAAGCTGGGTTAGTGACATCTCCAAAGACATTATCTGCCCCTGCATCGAATCTATATTTGAAAGTATGTGCGGTTGCAACGTTGCATTGGCTAGAACCCTCCATGACAATAACAATATTTCTAATATTCTTATTGACTTCTGGAAGAAATGTATCCCAAGCAGGAAGTGTATCAATAGTTTGATATGAAGTCGTGAAATAGTTAATTGGAGTAGGTAACGGATATTTAACTGTTTTAGTTAAAATATTTTGTCCAACTTCATTAAATTCATAAGTAAATCCAAGTTCAACCTGACTATTGGAAATATAAGATGTAGTAGTGGCTTCAAAATCACAATTTATAATCGTTGCTATTTCTATAGTAGTTGATGATCCGGTGAAATTACTATTTAACTGGCTAGTAATATCTGTCCCAATGAATGTTGTAAAAGATTCACCCGTATCTGCGTATACTAATTGATCAACATATTCACTCCAACTTCCACCATTTACACGAACATATACTGCTCCACCCTTGTAATCTGTACTGTCATCATTAATGATTGCAGTTGCACGAAGCCATGCACTTGTGATTGTTCGTGCATTTACTTCAGAACAGTATATGGTTTTATTGAGATAATTATAAAATCCATGCGTAAAATATGATCCGATTGGAACTGTAACGAAATCAGATGTTATAAGATAACGAATATATCTTCCGTTAACCAAATTTGGACTATTAACTCCAGATGTATTAGCCCATCCAGTTAATGCAAATGGATTAAATGAAAAATATAAACTTGTAGCAAGAAAGAATCCAGATGAAGCAGTATAGTTCGCACTAAATATATCAGTTGTTTTAGGCGCAAAAAATACCCAACTTGCGCCATTCCAATATTGCCATTTCCCATTTATGGCTTGAAATCTTGTAAATGTAACTGTTGTTACTAAAGTGCCAGATACATTTACATATGGAGTTATAATAGTGACTCGTATATAATACGCAGATACACCATCTTGCGTGTCTGTTGTCCATCCAGACAGTGCTGATGAATCCCAGCACAGTTCATTCATCTGGCAATTCGTAATGCCAGTTGGATCATTATTATTTAAATGAGTATCAACTCCGAAAGAAATAGATGGAGCAAATTCAACCCATGTATTTCCACCTGTTGAATATTCCCATTTCAAAACACTGCCAAGATATGAAAAGCTTGTGTTTTTCTGAACTCTAAGTCCTTCAAACAGATTCGCACAGCCAAAGAACCATTTATGTCCTACATTTGATGTTAAACTAATATCGTTTGAACCTGTACTGTTTGCGTCTGTGGTTTCAGTTACCCATGTAGTTCCATTGAATGTTTTTACTGATGTAAACGATTGAGTTAATCCAGCAATGGAAAGCGAGCCTCTAAATCCAGACCAATGAGCGTCTGCCGTATCACCAAAATAATACGCAGAGTTTACAACTGATCCTAATGTTACATCTCCCGATGTCACACTGGTTGAATCAACTGTTTCATCTGCGAATGTCGTTCCATTAAAAATCTGAACACTATCAAAAACAGGAGAATATTGTTCTGGAACAGTCGGAAATGGATAGAATAAAGTATTCTTGGCAACCATACTTAATCTTTCTTAAAAAGAATAGTGCCTTCAAGAAGAATACCTTCGCTATCTCTTGGTGCAGATAATACAACTGCTTTATATGTTCCAAGATAAGGAATTTCTATTCTTCTAGATAGTAATTCTCTGCTATTTAGGGAATCTAAAATAAATTTTTTAAATTCTTCAGCCATGAACTCATTTATCTGTTTCTCTATATCACTCATAGCTCAATATCCAATTGAAGTGTTAGTCTTGTTGATGTAGTAACAGACTCTAATTCAACTGTCATTACATCTCCAGCTAGAACGGCAGTTGTCCATCCGGTAAGAGTGCTTGATGTAGCAATATCACTCGTAGTTAGCGTTGGTTTATCTAAAGCTGTAATTGAATCAACATTTGTTGGCTTTACTCCATTAAGCTTCCAAATATCCAATACTACCGATCCAGAAACATCAGCAACAATAGACCATCCTGTTATAGTTCCAGAAAATGGAATACGAATTGAAGCATAAGCTCCTGTAGCTGGAACACTACCTCCACCATCAATGACGAATGTAAGAGTCTTAGTAATTAAACCTGTATGCTGTTGATTAGTTAAATGATAATACTCACCAGTAATTCCACCCTGTAATCCGCTCAGACTATCATGGTTGGTAACAGTGCTTCCAGCAAATGTTTGTATGAACGCTGAGTCAATTTGAGTTGCTACGGTTGCATTCTTCTGAACTATTATTCTTCCAACTAAAATAGCCGTTCTGTCAAGAATAGTTGATATTATTGGAGCCGTTGCAGATTTTGCATTGGCAATGTTATTATAGTTTCCATTACTAAGAACATAAGCTATCTTAGGTAATCCAGCACCATCAATATAACGGTATACCCAATTGACTGTATAATTATTATTACCTAAAATTTGTAGATCAGTTCCATCGTCATACTGAGTGTTATTATACTCAGATACGATACTCTTTGTCCAATTTCCGCCAGAATGATACCAGAAGTCAGCATTATTACTGGATGATACTACTGCACTTTCAGCGTAACTCGTATGACCATACCATATAACACCACTGGAAATATTTATTATTCTTGTTGGAGTTTCGCTCAGCATTAATCCAGAGCTTCTCTGAAATCTCTGAATATTAACTTGACGATTATTTAATTTAACAGCAGTTGCTAATCCCCAATCAACAGGTATCCAATGTATCTCAGTTCCATAACGACTCATAGTTGCTATAAGAGCAATATTAGAGTTGTTTATAATCGCTGAGTTTGTTGTTATCTGGTAAACAGGTGATCCAGAATTATAGTTAGCAACCAGATAGTTAATTGCATTATCTGTAAGAGAAAGATTTAATGCTTCTGGAATATGATAATGTCTATATGTTCCTATCCAACTTGCAGTTGAATAAAGGAATACTGGTAATGCAGGAACATTGATTGTTCCATTACCATTATCATTTAATACAACTTTTTGGATTGGACCAACTGTATTAGAATCAAAATCAAGTTGTTTGACATTTCCGCCAGAATTGAAGAATATACCACTTCCTTCTCCTGGAACATCTTCATAATACCATAAATCACCATCGACACTTGAAGTTACATTAGTATTTATTAAATTTAATTTAGGTACTAATACCGTTCCGACATAGGTTGTATTCCCACCTATGATATTCATTATGGTAACACCGCCAACAGTTAACTGTGCGTAACTACCTTCCCATCCGAGCCTAATGGAGTTGCTTGGGACTATTGCACCAGTAAATTGCTTTTGAATTACAATATCACTATTAAAACCAGTAGATGCAAATAACCAACTAGCGTTCTGTCCAGCCCAAAATATTTGGTTTGGTGATGCAGAACCAAGTTCCTTTATTCTCTCATTTAATCCCCAAGGAGCGCCATAAAGGAATACATCGTTACTTCCAGATTGGACTCTCTCAACAGAAACCATCTGCTTCTTGAATTGAGCAACCAGATTGGACTCTCTCAACAGAAACCATCTGCTTCTTGAATTGAGCAACTTTTGATACTTTAAATGGTGATTGTTGACTTGTAATAGTTTCACCAACTTGGAAATTGCCAACTATTCCAGTTAGTGCTAAGAAACCAGTAGTAGTGCCAGTAGTTCCTCTTACTGTGGCAGTTGCTCCAGATGAACTTCCAATAATAGAAGTAGTTGTATTCCAAGAAGCACCATCGCCGTCAATATACTCTATACCACCGTTATCAATTGAATCTACAAGAAACTCTACTCCAGTTTCATTTGTAAGATAATCAGCTAAAAGATTTTCCTTTTTTATCTTCTTAGACTTTCCACTATCAGCACTATCTGATATTAAAATAGTATCGTTATCTACAATCGAAGTTTTCTCCGATTGGTCATTAACGAACTGATTGGTGATTTGCTTAGATTGAATCATTTCATGTAGACAAGGGTTACAACATCACCGGCTGCCATGGTAAAGTCAGTATCTAGCCAAGTTAATGTGACTACAGCTATAGTGTAGTCAGTTGTGTAATTGTAACGAATACCATTAACAAACATAGCAACTTCAGTTGCAGTCTTGGGCGTTTGAGATAAAGCAAATGATGTTTGAAGAGAAGTCGCTACGATCTTATCAACGATATGATCGTGAGATAATGGTGAGCTTGCTTCAAGCTCGTCAATACCCTCGCCAAAGTCAACAACAGCCGTTGGACTTGCATCCTTAAGCTGAATCGACTCACACCATCTAAAGTCAAAGTTTGCACCTACGTCAGGATTACCCGTGAAGTTATAGGCTACTTCTGCTCCACCGCTGATGTAGTAGAAGTTAATGGTCCAGACAGTAGCCGAGTATGTCAATCGACCAATAATCTGACAATTCGATGAGTCTTCGAAAGCTTTACCAGTAGCGCGATTTCTTAGGAAGATCTTATTCTGCGGTGCTGTTGTATAAACACCAGCCACCGAATCAGTTCCACCATTCACCATACCAGCAAAGGCTGTAGTGACAATAATTCCAGTCGATGCCGGAATGGTTCCAGCAAATACGCTGTTCCATTTAGCCTGACCTACAAGAACGTTAAGTTGTTTGGCTGTGGGCTTCATAGATTATTTGTAATAGTAAACACGAAGAATATCCGTGTTCTCTATTTCTCCTGATGAATAAGTTGTTATAGTGATTGTATTAGCTAAGATGGTAAATTCAACCTCAATGCCATTAACTAATGCTTGAATTGGGTTTGATAAAGATGGCGCAAATTGAAGCGGATATGTCACCTGTCCATATGACATGGTGGTTTCTTCGAAGAATGGATTTCCTAATGCTGTGATCTGATCTGACCATTCCGTATCGCCTGCTGGATTAATTACTCTAAGAGTATCCCCAGGATTTGGCGATGATTGAGGAAGTGTGATATCATATGTGCCGGTATTCGGATCTGGCTTTATTCTTAACGAATTTGTTCTAGTTACATCTTTTAATGTAACTGAATCTAGTTCTGCATCTCCAGCAGAAAGATTCTGATATGATGTGTCACTCTCATTTCTGAGATGTAAAACACCCATAACCCATTTAATACGCCCACCAGCCATCCTAAGATAGGATGACATGATGCGCTTGATGTTTTCAGCCTTCTCTGCCATTACTGTGCCGTATCGTAGGTTAGAATGACCTTACACTTACCAATGATAGGAACATTGCCAATGTACACATAAATATCTTCTGCTGCGGCATATGTGTAATCAACGTTAATTACATATGTTCCAACTGTGGCCATATCAGATTCAATGGCTTGTGCTAGACGATCTGTTTGTCCAACATCTCCAACGGTTAATTCGATTGGACCACCTAATCCAGTAAATGCATTCTCAACTTGAACTCTTATCTCGTAAACTGTCGCATTAGCTGGAATACGGAACAACTTCTTCGAAGGTGCATTAGTATGTGTAAGAATGAATGTAAGAACATCGCCTGTGCGCTCTGGTAGTGTAGGCTCTGCTACAGGAGGCCCACCAACGGGTGCTTGGCCTTCTTCCATGGGGTCAAAGAACGGATCGCCCCCCGTAGCTGGACTTCCACCTGTTCCTGTGCCAGATTGATTTGGAGGGTATCCAGAAACCATATCCACAGAGCGGAAATTGTAGCCCCAATCTTCCCATCCATATGAGTATTCCGATGCTAAACCACCGAAACACTGAGCAACATTCATTGAGACTTTTAATGCTGATTTCTTAGTTTCATAATCAGCTTCAATCATTCCAATCCATTGCGAATACTCAGCAAACTTCGCATGGTCATCAGCAGATGTTCCGCCATCTTGTGATGGCATGTGTTCTCTGCTATGCCAAATCATTGCAGACTTCATTAATTCAACACAAGCTTTTCTTACGAGTAAAATCTTAGCTGGATGTGTTCTCAGATCAATTGGAGTAAGTGGAGGCTGAGAGATATTCCAATCATTAATTGCATCAATGATAGCCTGACGAACAGCAGTATCGTCTGATTCAAACTTGTTACCTAAAAGCTTATTTAACTCTTTAGAATCACGAATATAGATTCGAACTCTGTTAATTACGAAATCAAACAAATGCGGAGTTGACATGAATATAGTCTAAAACAAAAAGAGCTAGGATCAAGTAGATCCTAGCTCTAAAATTCACTGAGAATTTTTAGATTTAGAACGAACGCTTGCCCTTCGGCTTCTTTTCCACAACTGGTACTTCAGCGGGTACTACTTCGTCAACTTTTTCAGTCGAAGGAGCAACTACCTCTTCTTGCTTCAGTTTCTCTTCAGTTGGGGCTGCTGGTGGATCTACTGGTTTTGGTGGATCAACCTTGGCAACAGGAGCTTTAGCTGGTTCTACAGGCAATAAATTATCAAAAGTCTCAAATTGAGGCTTTTGAATAAAGAAAGCCCGAGCATTCGCATAAATCTTAGAAACTGGATAGAATGTCTTAGACTCAAACGCGCCAAATTCGCCGTAGGGCGTAACCTGACGGATATTAGAGCGATTTTTGACCGAGAACATTTTATGTTTCCTATCTGTGCTTTATAGTAGAGGTATGTTTGAATTTTACAAGAGGGAAAGTTTTAAAAACTAAACCCAGGAGTGTTAGTCCTGGGTTTAGCATAGCTTATGAAGCTAATCTCGATTATGAGTCGAGAGTTACGCCAGCGGCGGCATTCAGGTTGCCGATACCGATAGCAACATCTTCCCAAGCGCGGAAGGTGATGATGTTCATATCCTTCTTGATCACGAACTTCGTCTGGTTCAGGATGAAGAAGTGACCAAGGAAGCGTGGGGCGGTGAAGGCGTAGATCGTCTTCAGGCTCTTAGCCGTGATGGTCAGGGTTTCAGCGGCAGCTTCGTTGGCAAGCGTGGCAGTAACAACAAGCTGGGTTGCTGAGACTGAAACCACGGTTCCGGTCTTGCCAGTGTTGGCACCAGCACCCGAGACTACAACGGTGTCGCCAATGCCGATGATGGCAGTGTCGAAGGTTCCGTTGAAGATATTGGTTGTTACGACAGCCGATGTCGAAGCAACTACCGTTACGGTTCCTGCATTCTGGAACTTGGCGTTCTTGAAGAACATCGATTCCTTGATCGAAGTGATCACCTTGCGGCCAAGGAACGTGTTGTAGGTGTATCCTTCAACAGTTACCTTTGAGATCAGATCCGAGCCAAGAACGCTGTAGTCGAACTCCAGAACGTCGTTCCAGGTGGTCGTTGCCATCAGAAGAACTTCGCACTTCAGACGCTTGGCTTCGATCAGATTGATCAGAGTCTTAACGGCTGCCTTGCTGAGATTCTTGCTGGTGCCGACATAGTTGACGAACATAGCATTCGAACGAATGCCTGAGTCAACATACTTCATGAAGACCTTATCTTCGATCTCCTGAATATCCTTGACGCTATTTTCCTCAATCACTCTTGTGATCGGGTAGTCATAGGCCATCAGTTCGGTTTCATCCTTGCTGAAGTCTTCCGAAGCAACGCGGAAGAAAGGAACGGCGTAACGAGCGCCAGTGATGTAGCGGCCATCTGGCTCGCCAAGGAAGTTCATCGCCATAGCCTTCGAATCAGGCTCAATGTCGATGATCTTGACGAATCCATCGTGATCAACGCTACGGGTAACATCGGTACGAGTTACATTGACCGGAGGAAGAATCTGGCGTGCGAACGAAGTCTCACGCAGGATCTTCTGGATGTAAGCTCCACCGACTTCAGCGAGCTTTTCAAGCCCGTCTGATGTTGAAACGGCATCTACGAAGAGGCCATTTAGGATTGCTGAATTGTCGCTCATTGAATGTTGTCCTTTATATTTTTAGTATATAAGTTTAGCGGAGGGTACGGAAGACGAGTCTTCCGCCTGAGATCTCTTCGCAGATGGCAACAGTCGCGCCAGCAGCCTTGAATCCGAGCTTGTAACCAATCTCACCTACACCTGATGGTGTATTGACGATCTGAAGCTCGCAACCAACTACTACGCTTGTATCAACGAATCCTTCGCTTGTTACAGCGAAACGATTCTGGCCATACTGGACGGTGACTGTTTCGCTGCCGATGCTATCAGGACGAGCATTCTCGTTGCCGAGAATGACAAGCTGAGCAACGCCAGCGGAAACTTCACCTGCTGAAGGGGTTTTGGCATTGCCATTGGCATCACGGGCAACCCATGAGCCTGAACGAACAACAGCGTTGCCGCTATTGTTCAGGACATTGCGGCGAATGTCTTCTGTGCGGGTAAGCATTTCTAGTGACATCTTATTTTTCTCCGTTGAGTAGGAAGTCTTCTAGGGGATTCGAAGAAGAGGTTGTTGAAGTCGAAAGAGTTCCGAAGTTTGAAGTCTTTGGAACATTGAAGAATGATTCTGCTCTATCTGGATGCTCAACTAACTCTGCTATCTTTTCGTCTATGTCATCAAGGTCTATTAAACCTTCTCTGACTAAAGATAAAACTGCCTTCTGAGCAGTAGCGAGTTTGGTAGTCTCTGCAAGTTCAGCTAGGGCTGCTTTTTTCTCCTGATCTAGATTACGGAGAACCCCTGCTGTTTTCAAGAGGACTGATTTTTGAACAACAACGCTTAATTCAGCGTTCTTTTGTTGTTGCTCTGCTGCTTTTCGTTCTTTATATTTCATCATCTTATCACCTATATACATAGATGCGGCAATTGGAACGGCAACCTTAGCAACACCTTTAATTGGCGTTGAAAGTCTACGAACATTCACACCTTCTGTTGCAGCGGTAACTGCATGACGTTCCGCTGGATTAAGGACTTCTTTTCCTAACTTAGCTTTAATTTCAGGTGTTAAAGCGTGTTCAAATCTCTCTTTTGATTTAAACATTCTTCCAAGAATTGGAATCTTAGAAGCTGCTCCACCTAAGTATCTATCTGCATAATCTACATGCTTTCCAAATCCATGCCAAAGACCTTTTCCAACTGCTTCAGAGGTTTTCTTTCTTGATTCAGAAAATCCCTTACCTCTCGCAGCACCAACGGCTCCACCAGCTAAACCAGTAAGACCCTTAGCGGCATCTACTGTTAGAGATCCGCTTCCTTGACGGGCAAATTCAGCCTCTCTAAATTTATTCCTCTGCTCTATCATAAAACTTCGTGTAGTGTATCCACGAATTCTTTAATTGAAGCTAACTTTTCGTTTTTTTCTTCTGTATGCTTAGCATAAGCCTGAGCTTCTTCATCTGCATCTTCGGCAAGAGCTTCTAAGGCTGAAGCTAACTTAGCAGGCTCAGATTCATCTGAATGCTTAGGAACTGGAACGAAGCTCTTTCCCTTAGCTACGGCTTCTTTAACAATATCTTCTACTGAAAGGTTCATATATTACTCCGTAGATAGTGTATGATTTTACTTATAAATGACAAGCGAAACGAAAAACCCCGCTACAAGAGCGGGGTTTTCGTATAGTAAGCTTTTAAAAGCTTACTTGCTCTTGCTTCTGCGGCCAGCGACGTATCCAGCAACTCCACCAGCGGCAGCACCGCCAGCGCCAGCGTAATACTTGCCCTTATGCGTCTTTAGGTGTTCCTTGGTGGCGGCGTAAGCCTTTCCAGCCTTTTCCTTCACCTTTGCATATCCAGCAGCGAGATGACCCTTGACCTTGTTGTACATTTCGCCAACGCCTGCGTCCTTCTCTGATTCCTCAACAACTGACTCGAATCCTTCAACGATAGCGACTGCGGCAGCAATCTTCTCGTCTTCGTTTTCGAAAGCGATTCCGTCGATATCGAATTGTTCGGAAACTGCAACGATGGCAGCTACCTTCTCTTCGCTAACGTCGGCTTCCTCTTTCAGGCCAGCGGTCTTGGTGACTTCTTCGTAGTATTCTGCGAGATCCATGTTATTTTCCTTGTAGGTATGGATTGTTTATGATTAGCCGTTAACGGGCTGATCGGTTTTGTTGACTTTGACCTTCTTAAGAGCATTCGCAACTGCGGCTAAGCCCTTGAGTTCTTCTGCCTTTGCAACAGGACGCTCATGAGCGTTCTGAGCAACTTCGACATGACCAGCGCCAGAATTATTCTGGGCAGCGGTGTAAGCCTGCTCATGAGCATCAGCGATCTTCTCGCCCATAATCTCATCGAGAGTCATGTGAAGTGCTTCGGCAGTCTTAATAACGGCATCTTCGTCGATCTGGTCTGAAAGATAGGCAATCTTGGTCTGCTCAGCGATTAAACCGCGAGCAAACAGACGGCCTTGGAACTCAAGCTCTTCTGCAAGCTTCTCAGCTTCAGCAGTCTTCTCTGAGTCCTCGCTCATGCTCTGAAGAGCAGCGAGAGCTTCCTTGTCTTCTGAGAGAGCCTTAGCCATAGCTAAGACTTCAGCAGAAATACCTTCAGGAAGGGTGGTTGATGCGGCAGCAGCGGTCTTTTCAGCCTCAGTGCCAGTTTTTTCGCTACCAGCAGCAAGCTGTGCGAGTAAATCTTCGATCTGCATTTTATTTCTCCGTTGAGGAAGGAAGGGTTTTTCTCTTACGATTGAGAAGTTTGTTTAGGACATAACTATCTATCGAACCACCAACCATCGAATGCGGAATGCTTCCCGAAAGTGATGTCATTGGCTGCACGACAAAGTTATCTATCACATCCATCTTATCTAAGCCCGCGCACTTTTTCAAGTGAGCAACTTTTGAAGTCAGTTTGTCCTTTAGGGCTTTTGCTCCACCAAAAGCAGCTATGTTGCTGCCGATAGCCAAAGCACCTGGATTGTCTTTAATGAATCTTGAGACAGCACCAAGTTGCTTGCCTTCCTTCTCTCTTTGAGTCAGATAGGCAGATCCAACATATGGAATAGCAGTAGCTAAAAGAAGTTTATTGATATGCTTGTGCATATCAGCTTTCTTCTCCATAGCTGCTGATATGGTTGAACTTGCCAAAGTTCCACCACCAATGACAGCAGGAAGAATATATGGATTCTTATCGATTAGTTTAAAGAAACTTTCTAATGTTCCGCTACGAATGTTGGCACGATACAACGTATATATAGATGCAATCAATGCACCCATCGTCACACCAACTGGAAGTTGCTTGTTAAACTTCTCGTAAATCTTATCTGGAAGAGACTTTTCAGCCTTCTCTTCAACATTAGCCAGCTTCTCCATTCTATTTAATGGAAGATGCCCAAAGAAAGAACGACTTGCAGCATGCTTAGCGAGTTCTTTCTGAACATCAGAATCCACTCCACCATTCCAATCAATATCAGGAGTCTCTTTCATCCAGTTAGGAGAACGTTGAATACGAATAGTAATGATAGTGCCAACTTCTCTTGGTGAAGCAAGCATGCCTGAAGCTAATAGGTTAGTAAGAGCCTTGCCTAAAGATAGGTTGCCTAGACTATCTAATACATTACTAGGAAGATCATCATCAGTATATTCTAATCCAGGCATCTCATGCTGATCGGCTAATTCACCAATCAGTTTGCCATCTGGAATTATTTTCTTTATTTCAGACTTCTTTAAGATTGAAAGCTTCTCGTTATCTTCCATGCCGTAATCCAGAGCTTTCTGAGCAGATCCAATGATTACTGAAGCTACTTTAGTAATGGATAGCCCAAGTGGGTCTGCGGGAATAAGAACCTTTGAGATATCGAAGAATCTTGGTTTTCTATTAATTGCGTATACACGCCTTCCATCAGGCATTATACGACCCATCATGGTCTTTAAGTGCAATCCATAGTTAGCAACCGTCTTATTCCATACACCAGTAATTGAGCAATAGTCACCAGGAACCTTGCATCCCATGGAGAAAGCGATTTGTTCGCCTCTCATAGCCTTTCCGCAAGTATCAGGATCACCAAGATAGGTGATATCACCAATCTTCTTAGTAATTCTGAATACTTGTAGAACAAGCTCAACACGATGCATGATGTGGTTGTAAGCTACAACTACAACACGACCAAAGCGAGGATGCCCTAGATCTGGCTTATTCTTATGATGATGATAGAATGAAGCCTGTAAGAATGTCTTATAGCGTTGAAGTGGCTTTCCAGTATATTCGCCAATATTCTTATTAGCTTCTTCTTGATCTTGCATTCCAAGAAGATCAGCTTCATAGAAGAAATCGCCATTACGATTGGGACCATAAAAGTCTCCAGCCGTCATGGCGATAACATGAAGCCAAACACAGTCTTCAGAAGACTTAGCCGCTTTAGCGAAGAGAGCGATCTCATCAGGAATATGCTTTCCAAGTACGGAAGCTGTCTTTTCCTCATCGCCAACGGGCATGAGTTTAACGGCTAATTCGCCGTCATCCAGCAATGGTCCGATGTCGATGGCTTTAAACATTACTTATTTTCTTTTCTCTTGGCAAGGTGATAAGCACCAATACTACCAGCGGTTCCACCACCAAGTACAGCCAATGCTTTAAGCATTTCTTTGTTATAAGTCTTCTTATCTCCAACGAGCTTTGCTACTTCAGCTTTGCCAGGGCTAAATTTAACAGCCTTAGCTAAGCCTCTTGCAGCTATGTTTCCGCCTGCTCCAACGGCAGCGCCAGTTCCAGCACTTCTAAGAATGGAATGAAGACGAGACTCGTCTTTATCTTTCTTTCTAAAAGCGCCAACAGCGCCACCGATTAATCCAAATCGTGCTGCTGTGTTTGCGGCTGATAATAAAGCTATTTTCTCAATTGCATCTTCAATGAGATTTAATGACATTTTGCTTTATCCTAAAGGATTGGTTAGTTGTTCCACGCTTACAGAAGTAAGGGGCGTGTAATCTATCTTTTAGCTTATGATATTCGTCTGCTTTGTCAAGATTTACATTAAGACATGTATTTATTAAGCGAATGTCATGCTCATTGTCCGCATGAATCATTCCATCGTAGTAACCTACGATGTTCTTATTTTTTAGAACTATTACCATTTCTTAATGCGTATGCGGTTCCAGCTAAACCAGCAGAAGAACCAATAGTTGCTGCGCCACCGATAATTCCGCTTTCTTTAGAAAGAAGCTTTGCAAACATATCCTTTGGAATTTCTGGAATATATTTATGATTCTCGCCAAGAGATGCATATGCTGCGCCTAAACCTTCAGTTTGAAGTTTAGATATGTATGTATTAGCAGCATCTACTTTTCCGTTTGCAACTAAAGCGTCTATATTTACTTTATGAATAGCTGCATCCGTTCCAATTTTCTTTTCTAGTTCACGGAACTCGTTTGCAAATTTCAATTTATCCTTACCTAGGAACCTATTAGCAATAGAAGATCCACCTTTTGCAGCCAATCTTCCACCAACCAACGAACCAAGTCCAATAAGAGCGCCTTTCATAGCGCCCTTCTTACGATCATCGGAAACAGCGCCACCAATGGCAGCGCCGGTTCCAGCAGCACCAAGATATGGAGCAATCTTAAGATATTGCTCTACAATCTTTTTGCCGTCCATTTACTTGTTCGCCATATCGGAAATGTTCTTTCCGATTGTTGAGAGGTTACTGGCATTCTGAATCATACCGCTCTTCGACTTGCTCTCTGCCATGTTCTTATCGGCTTCAACAAGCTTAGCGATCATCTGGTGATCAATCATGTCATAAGCCTTAAGCTGTTCAAGAACAGAAGCGGCAATAACATGATTTCCAGCAAGATTAGGAGCAACATGCCATAGCATGTCGTAATGATCCTTAGTCTTGGCATCCTGAGCTAATGCAGGATTAGAAGCTCATGCCATAGCATGTCGTAATGATCCTTAGTCTTGGCATCCTGAGCTAATGCAGGATTAGAAGCTTTGATCTTATCAAATGTGGACTTCTTCTGGTTTGCCTTAGAAATCATGGCTCCAATAGGAACTGATGCAATTCCAGCTAATGATAAGCCTAGAATTACCTTGCCTAAAGTGGTTGATTTACTAGGTGTTGGTGCTGGACCACCGCCACCACCCTTCCATGCAAGCTTTTCATTCGTGCAATCAAATAAATGCCGAACTTCATCTTCAGACTTAATGTTTAGAGAGGCGAATTTCTCAAGGAGAACAGTACCCAAAGTACCATTTGCCTTAGCTTCTAGTAACTCATTGTATAATTGAGTGTTCATCTTGCCATCCTTAGTGTGTCTGATTGACGATACGGATGAATATCATCCATATAGTCTCTTGAAAGGTTACGTTGATTTTCTAAGACTTGATCTGTTAGCTTCTTGGCACCATAAAGACCTGCTCCTGTCATAGCCATTCTCTTTAATGAGAGGCGTCTGACACCTGGAGAGACTTCTTTGGAGACTAAAGGCTTTAAAGAAGAAATCCCTTTCTTAGCTAGATTATATCCGCCAGTCATAACACTGGAGTATATACCTGCTAATTTCAGCATGCCGTTAATAGAATGCTCATTTAATTGCATGTTTTAGCTCGTTGATCTTGCTTCCAAGCCATTCGATGCTATTCTTTTTGGCTGCAACTTCATCAACTTGGTCGAAATATCCCTTTACATTCATGTAAAGAGGGTGCTGACCATTGACAACTCTGATATTCTGAGTCTTTAATAGAGAAGATATATAGTTTGGATCTACTGAAAGGGAAGCAATCTTAACCCCTTCTTCTGAAAGCTCCTTGCAGATAGAGCTAAATAAGCTTAAAAGCTCCATTTTCTTATCTGGCATAGCCCCAATCATAGCCGCAAAGAGGTCTTCCATATGATATGAGTCTAAAAGCATCTGTTTAATGACCGTTTTGGCATCCTTGAGATACTGGACGGCATTAAGATCGGCTAGAATTAGAGCGTCATTTAGGCATTCAGCAGCCTTTTCCATCTTCTCAATGTAGATTTGAGCCTTCTTTAGAGTGGCTATCTTATTAATATCCAAGACTTCAGGGCTATCAAATAACTCAGCTATCTTAGTGGATTCCACTGGACGTTGAATATCGGGCATTGAAACGTATGCTTCAGCTACTTTCACGGTAGTTTCCTTAGTTTTAGCTAGAATATCGTCTAATTTAGCCAGTGGGAAGGTAAAGGTCTTATCCTTTTCCTTCTGGAATAGTCTAGCATGAGTGATGGAATTAGTCAATTCCACGACTCTTTGTATCTGATTGGGGTTTAAGGAGTTCTTTTTAGCTATTCCAGCGATAGTGTCCCCTAGAGGGGTGCTATCAGCTAGATAAGCATCAGACGCTTCCTTAGCCCAAGTCCTGCAAGAGTCGCTATCGAACATATGAAACATAGTATAGATAAGAAGCCTAAAATCAATATGTCCCTGCACAGGGACACTTTAAGGGAAAAAGGACCCTCCAAATGGTATAATATATTTAGAGAAAGTGATCCAGAAGATCATGGGTTCTCGTCCTTGAAGGAGGATATCAGCATGCTCAGCAGCCTCACCCCGGTTCAGGCTTTCTCCGCTGGCTTCGTGGCTGGCGCGGTGACGGGAAGCCTCGTCACGTACTTCGTCACCAAGCCCAACGCCGAACAGGCGGCGGTGCTGGCGGCCCACGCTGCCGCCAAGAAGCCCTGACCGGCGAACAAATCAGACAAGCTCAACAGCTACCCGAAAGGATGCTTAACGAGTTTGTCGGCACTCCTTCATGGAGTGTTCTAACTATTACCCATCAACCTATCGTATCCTTTTTTAGCTAATGACGTAGTATTACTATAAGCATCCCCTACAGCCCCTCTAGCTTTCCTATATGCCAATCTAGCATTAACAGATATATCTCTTTGAGCGTTATTTATTATATTTGTAATTTCAGTTTTCATTGGTTGAATCTTAGGTATAAATTCCCTTACTGCTCTATATCCTTTCCTGTATCCGAGAATGCCTTGTCTGATTGGATCATTAGCTGATTCTGGTATTATTGATTTAGCTTCTTTATACTTATTTAGTAATTCCTGCTTAGATAGACCTAATCCCTTTGCTTTATGTAATAAAGCTTGATTAGCAAGAATTACTTTCTTTCTAGCTGCTAAATCCGCTCTTCCGAAATCTCTTCCTAAATCTTTAAATTCAGACACAGCAGGATCAATTGTTCCTATTGTTGAAATTCCTTTATCCTTCATTTTATCAAGATAAGATCTCTTCGCTCTAGCAACATCAGCGTATCCCGGACTCCATTACATGACCCTTGGCAGCTAATATAGGAGAAGTGAATCCTTTATTTGCCGCATGGGTTGCTCCGCTACTAATTACTGAAGTTGTTGGAATTTGACCTAGAGATAATTGAGCAATTGGTTCTGTAAATAGCTCTTTTTGCTTATCTTGTCCCTTAGCGTATTTTCTAAAGAATCTTCCTATAGCACCACGTTTAGGTTCTAAACCTTCCTTTTTGAACTTCTCAATACCGCCCTTTAGGTTTTTCCCAAGTACGGATTGTGGATTAACACCTAATCCACTAAAATGCATCTTTAATTCTTTATTCTGCTTAAGCTTATCTAAAAGCTCTATTCTGTCTTTTGGAAGGTTTGTCTTTCCACCCAACATATGAATGATATCTTCGTGTGAAACTTTACCTTTTGATGCTTTACTTATATGATGCTTAGCTGCTTCTGTTAATCCTTTAGATAACTCATAATCGCTTAATCCAGTTAAATCTGGAGCTATACCTCCAATAGTTCTTCTTATAGTTGGAAAGTGAGCTTTTCCAGTTAATGCAGCCCTTATTCCAGCGGCAGAAGATCCAGTGTAGTAATGTTTACCCCAACCAAGCCTTCTCAATCCAAAGTTTGCAGCCTGATGAAGACCGGACTTCATAAACAATCCGCCCAAGAATGACTTCTTTTCCATATGGTATAATATAACTAAGGAGAAAATTTATGCTAGGGCTAGGGGCGATCATCGGCACCATCGCCTGTTTACGGGGTGCGAAGATTATTCTTCTTAAGAATACGCTGGCGAAAGCCAAGAAGCGTCATCTTGAGATGGATGATTTCAATATGGTTGAGAGACAGATTCCGCATCTGGATTTCTTGGTTTCTCTAGACCAGGAATATCAGATTGAAGTCATAGAACTGGCTATCAAGTTCTTGATGGAGGTCGATATAGCCGATTGGGAGAACTTCCCAGGATTTGTCATCGAAAACTCAAGTCACGAGTTATTGAGGCAAATCTGTCGGCTGAAGATGACCCCCAAATAGGGGGTTGTTTTTAGGTATAAGAATAGTAAGGAGGGCATTAACATGTCCAAGGAGCGCGAGTTCCAGAACCTCTGCATGACCAGCCTCGCCGCCATGTTGGTGGCGGGTTCCGAGGTCGTGAAAGAGCAGATCGAGAAGAAGAAGCAGGAAGACGAGGAACAGAAGGAGATCCGGGAGATCGAACGCGAGATCAACAAGATCAAGCGCAAGAGCTACCTGGAAGAGCTGAAGCAGGAGTTGGCCGAACTGAAGAAGTAAGGCCAAGGAGAACATCAACCACCGAAAGGTTTAAAGTGACCTCAGTAGCAATACTGAGGCACGGTTGATGTTTTTTAGGTATAACATCCATATGACATATCAACCAATGATTCCAATGCGTCTTGATACAACGCTACGTGGAATTCAAATAAACAAGTCTATATCAACTTTAAATGAATTCAATAGCATTCATAATGCTTATGAATCCAATGTAGCGGCAGATAGGTTCTTGACCGGATTTGCTGTTGCTAGTATCGCTTTGGGTATAGCGAATGCTATATGCCAGTATTATTTGATAAAAGAAGCATTCAAAGATATGAAGTGGGAAGAGGAAGAAGACAAGAATAAGTCTGAATACCAAAAGACATTCGAAGCCATATTGAAGGCTAGGACACTCCCATGAGTGTCTTTTTTAGCTATGAGGTATAATACTAATAAGGAGACATAACCATGTCTGAAATCCAATGCCCCGATATCATCGGGGTTGATCTCACAGATGCAACCACACCAAAGTGGAATGCCTATGTGATGGAATCGAAGAAGTTGCTTGATATGCTCAAGAAGCAGGAAGAAGGAGATCCTAGTATCTCTGAAGAGATGATCGACAATCAACATGTCGAGGTATCTCAGGCTGAGATTGAATTCCTTCAGTCCAATGAAGGAATGGTTGATTGAACCATGGCGCATGAGCGCCTTTCTTTAGCTATTACCCCTATTCGTATAGAATAGTTCTCCAGCTAACATACAATACATAGTCGAGTGAATAGCATCATCAGGACTATCTGGATTGTGATCGTAATACAATACACCATCTTTATTGTATTCGATATCTTCATTCAGGAAGTCAGTTAGGAATCCCTGACAGACTTCATATGCTGGCCATTCAATACGAGACTTTTGTATATAGTTAAACAAATCTGTCATTACCGTTGTTCTGCTAATCGTAAACATCTGACGCTTATCATTCCACTGAATGCGGTTCTTCTGAGATCCAGAGTTATAATACTGAGCAACCCTATCGGAACCGAAGTGTTCAATAAGCTTTAAGTTACTATGAACACCAGCACCCCAATCCGCTCCAATAAGATCTACGCCGTATTGGTCGCAAACGAGCTTAATATCTTCAATTTGCTGGAGTAGGTCTAGATTAGCCTCATACTTCTTCTGATAGAGAATAACAAACTTCTCAGGGAATGGAAGCCAAGCGCCTATGGTTAGGATAGTAAAGGACTTCTCTGCTGTTAAAGCCCAATCTATCCCAGCAAACAAAGGTCTTGGTATATATCCTTCATCATGCTTCCACCAATCCTTACGATCAGGATTACAGCATTGACGAAGTTGAGCCATGGTTAACGGCTTAGAACCGCTATCGTATGATAGCCCGAGAACCTCGTTATAGAAACGATTCTGAGGATAGGTATTTAATTTGAATAGAATGTCTTTTTGCCAATCAAGCCAAGGAACGGCTAACTGACAAATATGATATCCTTCAATAGCTGCACCTGGATTCGTGATAATCCAGCGTCCAGTTTGAGGATATAGTCTATGTCCGCATTTCTCGCATATAAGATACTCTTTACCAATGTTCTTTGTAGAGAGTTCTAATGCCCAATGTCCGCAACCTTCGCATTTAATACCCCACTCACGCATTGAGGATCTACGCCAAAAGAACTCCATTGAGTTATTCGTAGTCTTAGGAGTGCCTGCGAAGATGAAAGACTTATATGGATGACCCTTTAAACCTCTCTCAGAGTGAGACGCAGATTCTTCAATAACCGAAATATTATCAGTTCGAATATCTTGAAGCTCATCAAGAACTACCTGATCAGCAGATATACCACGGGTTCTGTCAGCGTTATGGAATGCATATCTCAGATATACATTCGAACCATTTAAAAGAGACTTTTGATCTACTCTATCAGTACATGTTTGGTCGAATAGATTATCTACAATATAATCACTATTCTTCATGAACTGATTTAGACGATCATTACTAAAGTCTTTCGTCTGAGAAGCTGAAGGCGAAACGAACAGCGTATTAAAGTATGGGATGCACGCTGTATTTAATGTTATTTTAGCACTTAAAGTAGTAGACTTTTCAGACTGACGGCCAAACTTTAAGAGAACTCTCTGTGCATCTGAATCATATACATCTTTGAGATATGGTCTGCCTCTCAGGTCTAAAGGTCCACCCTTAAGGGACAACATCTTTTGAGCAAGGGTAGATGGCTTCACGAATACATACTAAACGAAAAATCCCACCATTCAAGGTGGGACATTCGTTGGAGCAATAGCCGGAACAGGTGTTGGAGTCTGTTCCGGTTTCTTTTCCGGTGCTTTAAGCTTAAAAGCAGCTATCTTAGCGATAGCATGCTTTATCTTAAGGAGCGGCGGCTGGTGCTGGAGTTGCACTTGGATTCATCTTGGCTCTAATCGTAGCTTTATGAGCCTTTAAGTCAGATTGATATCTAGCTAATTGATCGGCGTTTCTATTTCCCATAGTTCCGTGAATTTGATCATTATTCACGAATCTATTTTGTCTCACTGCACTACGAACCTTACCTACGGCATCACCCCTAATGGCTCCATGAGCAGCACGACCCGCTCCATAGAGTCCACCAACCAATCCACCACCAACAGCGCCCTTTGTAGCGCGTTCCATGACTGATTGATCTTTATCGCCAAGAAGTACGTTTCCTACGCCTCCGACACCAGCGCCGATTGCGGCTCTAGTTCCGATGCCCTTCCAGGTAGAACCCTTTGAGAAGGCTCCCTTGAGTACCGCACCTGACCCAGCGGGTAAGAATGCTACTTTTTCGATTGCTTGCTCAATAAGTTCTAATGACATGATTGGTTCCTGTTACCCATTATTAGTAGGAATGCGTAGATCGTCAACCGTAGTCTCATCTGCCCCACCAAAGGAGAGAAGTAACTGGTTGAAGTTCTTGGCCTTATTAAGAGGCTTCTTGTCTTTATCAATCTTATGGACGCGATCAATAGCCTTAAACGCCAACTCAGCCACACGCCGAGTGGTTTCAAGCCCTTGCATGGTCTGATCCGTAAGACTCTCTTTGTACTTCCAGAACATATCAGTTGCGATTTGTCTGGTTGCTTCAAGAGGATCAATGTAAACCTTGCATCCTAGCTTCCAACGGACATATTCCGAAGGCTGTGTAATTACAGCATTACGGAATAGTTGTTCATCTCTTGGAAGAGTTCTCATGTAAAAAAACCAGTCGTCCTGGTTCTTTACACAGCTTAGATCGATGAAGAGTCTTCTATACTCTGCTATCAGAGGAATGGGAACTTCGATCTGATATGTATCTAAGATATCTTGTGAGATTGTCTCAGAGTTTAACTTACCTATGAACGAAGCTTCGATATGTCTTTGTAATAATCTATTACGATAGATATTCTCAAAGCGAGATATATCCCAACGGGGGCTGAAGTATGCCCCGATGTCTAACTGAACCACGATCTTCTTTAGGACATTCGGATGAACCGAATGAAACTCAGATCCGCTGAAAAAAATCTGGTCCTCATCAGCCAGGAGTGTTATAAACTCTTGGTGGTAGTAACTTTCCAGAACATCTTCAGCCAGAGCAATCCCAAACGATCTCATCTGTTTTGAGATGAGGTCGAACCGTCTGTTGTGGACTACGAAAAGCCCACGCAGTAGTCGGTCATAGGGGAGCATCTACTATATAGTAGATGTTAGACAAGCGAAGTAAATCTATTTCTTCTTTCGCTTCTCTTTGATATCTTGATGTGTTTGAATGACATCCTGATGATAACCCCAATCTTGGAAGTTATCAATACCTCTCTCTAGTCCCTTCTTAATTTTACGAATGTAAGCCACTTTTGAGTAATAAGTAATTACTTTTCCATCTTTATGAACTAAAATATTCTTACCATGACGAGACTTATGTATATCACCCCTAATGCTAATTAAAGACTTCTTATCATTCAATGCTGATTTAGCCAGAGCAATATATTGCTCTTTTGTTAATCCCATTTCATCTGCATGCTTTAATGCGTGACTATCAGCGTTCTTCTTGGAAGTCCATTCGGCTTTCTTAACAAAGCCAGATCTTGCATAGTCAAACTCTTTTACGAGTTTTCTTGCCTCTTCATGACCAGCGTTAGCTTTATCTACAAGCTTCCTTGGATGGAAGTTGGCTTTAATATAATCAATGGAATTACCGTCAAACTTACGATTATTCTTAATACCCTTTAATAGCTCTATAGGAGTAAATCTATTAAATAGTAACTCATGAGCTTCTGGATATAGCTTAGAAGCAGTTACTTCCTTTAGTCCTCTCTTTGTGTAAACTCCGTGCTGAACAGACGGGATGTTAAGTCCCTTAAATACAGGTGATGGCTTAAGTATCTTCTTCTTAGTAAGTAATGTTTCAGGTCCACCTAAATGTGGTTTAATGCCTTGATAAGCATGCTTTGCAGATGTCACTGCATTGCCAATCATACCTCCAGGCAGTTGAACGCTGGATACGGCATCAAATGCATGTTCAGCTACATTTGGTTTTAAAAAACGACGTAGGAAAGCCTTCTTCTCTATATGCCTTTTTCTAAACTCTTCAGAATTAACATATGTATTTAATCCACTTTGAATTTTTCCTGTATCTAAATCAATGAGAGCATATTTACGATAATATGCAACCTTCTCTAATGATGTTACAGGTATCACACCTTCTTCGCCAATAGGATGATCAGTAACCTTATAAACTTTCTTAGCTTCAGGATCTAGGTACTTATCGTCACCTAAGACAAGTAGGCTTTTCCCACCCACAAGCTTTGTCTTTAGATGATATGACCCGCGAGCTAATCTATCTTGAGCGTTTGAGAATCTATCTCCCCACTCAAGATTATGAACGGCTACATTAGCTCTGTTGTTATCTTTATGACGAATCTCACCGTCGTTAACGCCAAGATGTGCCAAGGCTACAAGACGATGAATCTTTCTATTAACGAACTTACCTTCTTCGTTCTTTAGACGCGCTCTTGGATAACCTTCCCAGGCATCCTTTCTGGTTAACAACTTCCCTTTAGGATTGGTAATTTTACCATCCTCAGAGATGTGATAGCCAGGGAAGCCTGGGATGGGTTTCATTTAATTACTTTTAAGAATCCAGGTCTTGATACATCGTGTTCATATTTAATTGGAGCTTCATATACACCTGGGTACGCTTTATGACCAGAACCCAAAGGAGCTAATTTACCAGCTTTACTATCTCTCTGTAGTCTTGCAGATGAAAGCATAGTTTTAATTTTACTCCTATGCTCTCCTTGTGTAATAAGACCCTTAGAGAGTTGAGTGTCAGGTTTAATTAATTTAGCCGATCCTAAAGCCTTCCTAGCCATAGCGGCACCATCGGCAATCTTCTCAATTGCATCTTCAATAAGTTCTAGATTCATGGATATGCATTCCTTGGTAAGTCGCTCTTAACCATAGATAGATTTGTTCCACCATAGGTAGGTAAAGCGGTGAGTTTATACTTCTTAATGGCAGCTTTAATAGCCGCAAGCTTAGTGGTGTGTTTTAGCATGGTAATTATAGGTAGCTCTATCTAATGCACGCTTATAGGCGTGATATTGGAACTTATCTTCTAAATTACCATCATTATACTTTCTCTGAACCTTTTGGTATTCAGGATCAGCGTATAAGCCTTCAACTTTTAAAACAGCTAACTTCAAAGCGGCAAACTTATCAAAGTCTGGATGCTTTTGAAGTTCTGAATGGAGCGTTTCAGCAGCCTTGAACTTAGCTTCGTGTTCTTTACGAACTAATTCAGGAGCCTGCATATGTCTATCTGGATGATGCTCTTTAGCTTTCCTTCTATACCAAGCCTTGAGATCAGCCTTAGTTTTTATCTCGCCTCCAGTTCTTTCCTTAAAGATATCTGGAATGGATTTCTGTCTAGATCTATAAGATGATCTAGCTGATCCAGCGAAGTCTTCGTAGCTACGTCTTTGTTGTCCAGATCCAGATCCAGATCCACTATACTTTTTTCTGAAAGAATCAAAAGTGTCGTCGTATTTCTTTTTAGCCTCTTCGTATTCTTGCTGACTTTTTCTATCTCTCTCAGCCCATTCCCTTGCTCTATCCGCACGCCTCTTTTCTCTTTCAGCCCATTCAGTGGCTTCTTCTGCGTTGCGAGCTTTATGAAACTCACCAAATAACTTATTTTTTACTTTATTTTGAGAATCACTAAAATGAGCAGCGTGCAATGCTCCAGTTGCAACTCCAAGCGTTCCGCCACCTATTGCACCCTTAAGTATGGATTGAAGCTTTCTCTGACCCTTACTTAATTTTAAGTCAGGATTATTTTCAGTAAGATCGACTTTATGGCCTACATAGCCACCGCCAACGCCGCCCACGCCAACGTGAGCTAGTAGGCGTCTTAATTCGCCTTTTCTTGTTGCTGCACTTAATTCATCTATGGTGTTAAGAATCTGTTCAGATCTTCTCATCTTAATGCCTTTAGATTGTCGATAACTCTCTGAAGGTACTTCATGGCATGCTTAATAACATTTTGATCGCCTGCCATGCCAAGTCTTACAGAGATAAGGATCTTAGCAAGATGGTTAACAACTTCCTCAAACTGAGGAACCATCTCTACGAAATCAGCAACGTTATCTTCGTTAATAAATCCTAGTGATAGCACTGCATCTACTGAATCAGGATCAGCGAGATTGGCCGCGAGCTTCACTGAATCGGTAATAGAAAGGACTTTAGGAACTTTGTAAGCCTTCTTCTCTACACCCATATCTATTGCTGAAATAACCGCTGATCCGGTCTTTTCAGCTTGTTCTAATAGTTCAACGCCATTCTCATAGAATCCATTCATCAGAGTCATCATTCTCAGATGAGGAAGATTATTGAATGTTCCAACCTTCTCGTTGCTGAATGAATAGGATTCAGGAGCGCAAGTGATATAGGTCTTATTTCCAAGCTTAGCTTGAGCAGTCTTGAGAATTGCCTCATCAGAAGTTCTTGCAACGATACGCTTGCCAAGCTTGATAATGGCGGCTTTCTTCGGGATTAAGTATCCTGAAGCAGTCTTTACAATGCTATCAACATTCGTTAGATAAGCATTAAATCTACGACCAAAATGATTAACACAAGCGAGCTTCTCGCCATTAGCTTTCATTGCTATTTTAACAGGCTCAGTAGCTACACCGTTAATAACGAACACAACTTCATCGTTAATTGAGTAATCCGTTTCGCCGCTAACCTTAAATGATCCAGCGCGTCCAGCGATCTTCTCCTGATAGGCATAAGCCTTATCGGTAATGAAGAGTTTCTGAGCGACCTTCTCACCATCAAGGGTTCTTACATTGTCGATGAATAAACCCTTATGGAGTTCGTTATTCTTATCAACAACGAGAGCAGAGCCTGTCTTTTCTAATAAGCTTAGAATGGACTTGGGTTCTTTAATGATGTGACCAGCTACCTTCTTAATTCCACCAGTTTTTGTAACTAATCTTGGCTTAAAAGATAATTGTGGACCATTAAGATTCTTAGCCTTGAATCCAGCTATGAAGGCAGCTTCTTTAAGAAGATCCTCATATTCCTTAATGGCTTTAGGATCCGCGTTATTTACCGAAGCAAATGTATACTTGCCATAATTCGGTGGCATATGTCCAGATTCATCTGAAGCACCGGCTGTAACTCTATCAACAAGTCCAGTGTTCTTCGTATCTGTTAACTTGCCAAGTGATTGCTTCTTTTGAACTAAAGACATAAGAGTGTCTTCAGTTAAGGGAGTGGCGTTCTCTTCGCCTTCCATGAGAACATCAAGAGCTTGAAGTTTTCTCTTCTTAATAATGATCGGAATGGCAGCTTGAATACCTTCGATTTTTAGAACAATAGAACCTAGAGCATAGCCTAGTTCTTTATCCTTCTGCTTAATCTGGATCTCATACGGGATCTTAGCTAGATATGGAAGATCACTGTTTATGTGTTCGATTAACTCAGTTTCCCAATTATTAATGTTATCGCTGAGCTTAACCTCCGCGACCTTCTCAACATCTACTTTTACAGGCTGAACAAATAAGTCGATGTGATTTACTGGAATCATGGTATTTTGTCTCGCTGATTTATATTAGTAACTAACGTTAAACTATCAAGTCTAACGACTTCTTAGATATAAGACGCCAACCCCTACTTATTCCTCTATCCGAGAGATGATTAGATCTAATATTATTTTCTCTTGAGAATTGTAAAAGATTCGTAGTGTATATCAACTCACCATCCGGCTTCCTTACTTCATACTCATATTTCTCTGATCTTTTACTTAAAATATCTTTTGAGATATTACTTAGGTAGTCTATCCTAGAATTTCTCATCTTCTCTCTTGTATCTAGACTACATACCTTTCCAGTATGCGAGATCCTAAGCTTTTCTTTAGTCTCTTCGGACATCTTAGAACTACATCCTCCTAACTTTATATTATAACCATACGATATAGAATCATAAAGCTCTATGAATCCAGTTTCCGCTAAATCTAGAGATTTGGAATCTTCTAAATAAACAAATATAAAAATCTTAAACGAATCGAATCCATATTTATTAATAGCATTTTGAATTTTACATCTCCCTGCACCCTTTCCATACTTATATGTAATTGTAATATATCTCATTGGATCAATACAAGTAGTCTGTCCTATATACCATTTATTAGATGGTGATAATAGTCCGTAAATACAACCGTAGTGATTCATATTCAAGCTGAGAAGAAAGGAAACGCTTGTCCAGAAAAAAAGTTAACAGCTAAGGGTGGTGCCATTGATATTCCCATTTGTGCCATTGGTTTACCGTTTACCTTCCAATGAGAAGCTCCGGTTATAGTAGCTGTAACTGGATAATAAGATGACCATGTTGGATCATAAGGAGGATAAGGCATCAAAGGCGTAATTGCAGGAATATCGAGTCCAACTGGAACTGGAACTGGAATTGCATAATTTCCACTCCAAACCAATGTTATTATGTCTCCAGCGGTAACAACTGGCTGACCATTGATTCTAAACCATTGTTCAATGGGAACTATAGTTGGATCTAAGTCTGGTAATCCTTGAGCTATATGCTGATCAACTGTTACAAGTGGGTTTATCAAAGCATCAATTGGATCTGGATTGGGATACGTAACATGAATAGTTAAATAGGAAATTAAACTAGGCTTAAACGCAAACCAAAAGTCATCAGGTAATTGAGGAAATTCCGTTGGAATAGCCATCAAACCCGAAAAACCAGGAATCATTATCGGTGTAGATAATAACTGCGTGTTATATCTCATCCATGGTAAAGTGGATGATTCATCATTGCCTGGAACATCTGGAAGATAGAATGTAGGCAATTCTTGCGTATACAAAGGTGTAGATGTCCACCTTGGCTCATATGTAGATAAAAAAGTTCTTCCTACACAAATAAAACTTGCCATGTTAGTCTACTACAATTTCGTCTAATGGAGAGTTGTCTTGAATAATAGGAAGTATCCCAGCCGTAATCGGTGCTGGAGCAGCGGCAGGAACGCCTGGGGGCAGTGCAGCCGGTACTGGATACGAATTAATCGAAGGCGCATTGATTGTCATGGCTGCTTGAGCATTAATATCGACCATAGCTCCAGCAAGTTGTGCTGCGCCCTGAGAAATTAATCCTAACTGCGCTGAAGCATTCAGATTTATAATAGGCGCATTAACTTCAAATGAAGTGGTTGCGTTGAGAGTTATAGCACTTCCAACGATAGTTAGAGGTTGAAGTAGTGATGATAACGTTAAAGCATTAGCTGCGATATTTATTGACCCGTCAATCGCATTCATTTTAAATACGGCAGTTGGCATCTGTTTTTCATCTCTACAGATTATATGTACATACCCTACTGGAGATTTAATAATCTCTAAGTTATAGAATGGCTTCCCCGGTAGATGACCTACTTGTTCAACAACAGTTCCATCAACTCTTTTCTCTTCTTTGTATACTGGAGAGAATACAGTTCTTTGACCTTGTACTTTTATCGTCTTAGCGATCATTGTTCTTCGAATAGCTCTAGCTTTAAGAACTTCAACAGCCGATGATAGCGCAGATAATATATGTCCTGATATATCCATATCAGATTGGTGATTAGCAGAGCTAACTGCTGCGTTTCTATCTAAGAATCCTGTTTCTTCTCTAATGACAGCTTCTGGTGCAGTTGGAATATCCTCTAACTGTTCAACTTTATAGTTAGCATTTAAAGACGCACCAGTAAGATTAGTGAAGAAGGACCTTCTTCTTTTTAAATATCCAATACCGCGTTCTTCATCATATAAGAAATGCGATAGACGAGCCTGCTTAGCAGGTAACATATACATATAGCAGAAAGGTGAACTCTTTAAAATTAAAACACCAGCAGTGGTTAATTTGATTTTTCCGCGTTCATTCATAAATCCTTGATCGCCAGGAACCCATCCAAAATCAGATGGTAGATCAGCGGCAACTAAAGATCCAGAATCAACAAATGATTCAAATCCAGGATTTGCATTAATTCCATCTTCAAGTGTCTTCTTTGGATCAAATGTTCCTTTAACAATATTTCCTAGAATGATTCCAGAATTTCCGCCATCCATGTAATAAATGACTTTAGATTCTGGAATAGGTAGATTATAGGCTCCAGTTTTTTCTAGAGTGGAAAACTGAGGTTGAGCCATAACACAAATGATGCCACGTTGTCCACTTTGGCTATCTCTTACTTTAATGACATAAGTTTTCGAATCAACCTCTTCAACTATTCCAATTCTCATCGTAGTTGGTACATCTTGAAAAATTGGCTTCTCATCATTCTTCCATGGAAGAGCCAAATCAAGATTACCAAACTGTCTATGAAGCATAAAAAAGTTCCCTAAGTATTATGATATAATATTTCTGAAGGTATTCAAGTCGAATACCACCCATTGAACACTCTATCCCGTCGGGATGCAAATGAACCTCGTTGAACGCTTCGCTGATCAAGTAAAAAATCTGGTAAACGAATCGACAAGTGATGTCGATGCTCGTGCCATCGTGCGTAGGAAGCCTTTTGTTATCACTGAGAACGAGAAGGTCGAAAGAATCATCCATCTGGAAGTGGATGGTACTGTGAATGATTTCAAGGAAGGATCATTCAAAGCGGATATCAGAATGGATAGCCATGTTGTGGCTATCGTTCGGCTCAAGGAGCCAATCTGCTCAAATGAGATTCCATTTATTGGTGATCTCGTTTCGGCAACGCACGCTGACATTTCGGCGCTGTTTGATAACACTCGCGTCAAGATCCTCAAGGTCAACAAGGAATCGATTCAGCTTGAAAAGTCTGTGTCGATTCCCGCTCGCGCTTCAATTCGCCTCATGGATTTGGAACGCGCCAAGAACTTCGCAGAGGGCAAGTGCCGTTGCTGTGGAGAAGTGAAGAAGGTTCCTCTGTTTCACGGTGTTCCTGGATACTGCCGTGAGTGCAACGAGAAGATCATCAAGCCATTGAAGGCTGAGTTCGGAGGCTACCTTCAGGGCCTTCTGAACAGTGGGATGTACTTCGAAGAGGATCACATGCCGCGTGTGTGGCCGAAGAGAGACATTGATTCCATCAGCCGTGTTAACGGGAAGCTGATCATCAATGTCGGTTCCGAAGAGATTCATGCCCATCAGGACTGGAATACGGGAACTTTCAGCGAAATCTTGGACAGACAGCCATATGGAACGAAGGCTGAGTACGATGGTAAGATCTATACCATAGGAACCAAGAAGTATCGCCTCAAGGTCCATGATTGGGCAAAGGGACTCGCTACGAAGATGAAGGAGCTTCGTGTCGATAGGAATCTCTTTTCCGTATCAAACAATTTTAACGGCATGTTCATCGACAAAGACTGCTATGGCGACCAGACGCTGTTACACATGCGCCGCATGTATAACATCGCCAAAGCCAAGTGGATGATGGACAAGCGCATCATGAACGAACAGGATGCTCTTGAGTGTGTCGAAAAGGCTGAACTCATCATGAATCAGCCCGATTGCTCACGCAAGCTGCACATGATCATTTCGAAGCAATTGGAGTACGCAGCTACCAAGCTGAAGATCGCCTTGAACTTCGAAACGGAAATCGCCCAAAAAATTGTGGGTATAATGTCCGCAATCCAGGTGGGCTTGGAGAACACTTCCAAGGCTCATGAGAATCAGGACCACTGACTGCCCAATCACAAAGGGGATCTTAACTGATCCCTTTTGTGATGTTTTAGTTTCTAAAACAAACAGAGGTCCTGAATGCTAAATGAAAAGATCCTTGGAACCATTGACTCCAATGTTAGGTATTTCATTTGGTATGCCAACCGACATCTAGGCCCGTTGTTCAGAACCATGTTCTCTTGTGATGGACATGGGAAAGATTACTGCTATGTCACCATCAATCCAGTAACCCAACCTTTATTTGAGCAATTTAGGGAAGCGTTAACTGATATTGAAGGAATAGCAATTCATGCTGAAATCACAGCGGGAAAAAGACGTTGGAAGTTGAAAATTTATTATTCCACTCTAAATGAACTATTCGAACGCCAAGAATTCGTTCTTCGCGTTGGAGAGAAATTATGTCGCAAATCAACTTTCAAGAACTCCTTGAAGAGTCCATCAAAGTAAAAGCATCAGGTGAAAAATCTGGCATAGCCGATGTGGCAATAGTCACATTCGCATGCGGTTTCGTGCTTACAACTATTGTGGCTAACTGCTTTGGGGAGAAGAAGGCTGTGTTGCCGCCACAGTCTCCTAGTGACAAAAAATAAAAGAAAAACCATATGGAGTTAACAACTCCATATGGCTATTCTTTTTTAGATAATGGCTTGTCTTGATATTTTCTAAACGCTCTTCCAGCAGCAGGGAGTAAGCCTGGAATAGCTCTAGTTGATGTGAATGCAATATTCTTAAACAATGTTCCCTTACTTAGTTTATTGGCTCCTACAGTAGCTTTAATATCACTAAGAACTCTAGGAATATACATTGCAAACTGAGCGCCAGCAGAAGCATCAGCAACACGATCATCCGATCTTGCAGCTAGAGAATAAATAATATTCGCTTTACTTAAAGCTTTAAAAGCCCTATTATTTGGAAGTTCTTCTATGAACTTCAGCTTTGAATCTCTTGATCTAGATAATTCTCTGAGAATTGCAGCTTTATTTACATCTGATGGCGCTACTAAAACAACTCCATGTTGTTTTACAGCATCAATCATTTTTTGGCTGTACTTCTTTACATCCTCTGGAAATCTCTTGTTCCATTCATCGAATGTAAATAATTTAGTACCTTCTTTATATGAAGCTGGAGCAACTAGATATACAGTGCTTGGATTCGATACTTCAGACATTATCTGTTTGAATTTTTCAGGTTTTGAAGAATCAGCTAATACCGCAGCTAAAGTCGATCCCTCATAGACAAGATGCATGTGATGCGCCTTGTCTTCAACATCATCCAAATTGGCTATCATCTTGGATTCATCCAAAGACGATACCTTTAAACCTTCTTCCGCTAACGATTCAATTCCAGTTACATGGAAAGAATCTCTAACAACACCTGGAAGATGTGTGGATAAATCTCTTTGAATCTTTCCAAACTCACTCGTAGTACGAGGCTTTATGTCAAATCCTTTTTTAGCTAACGATCTAGCTGATGTTGGATCTGAATTAAGTATGCCTTCGATTGATCTTCTCTTAGCCTCAGTTAAAGCTAATCCAGCAATGGCTCCAGGTATTCCTGACTTGAATGAATCAAAGAGAACCTTTCTATTCGCTCCATGCTGAAATATGCCAATTAATCCATGGACTAAAGCGGCTGCACCAGCACCGACTAAGGCTGGCTTTAAATAGCCTTCATTAACTTTATAATCCTGACCATCTACCTTAACGGTATTTGAAAGAAGTCCACGTTCTACGCGTAACTCAGCTACTTTTGAAAGTACCTTATCTACAAGAGGATCATATGTAGTAAAACGACTTTGGCCTGAACCAAGAGCAAGATCTGGATTAATTTTTCTCTTACGACGAGAAATCTTTTCCTCGTCGGCCCACTTCTGAGCAATCTTCGGATGCTTAGCCCAAAGATAACGACGTTGAGCTTCTGACTGGAATAGCATTTTATCTACCAGGAGTTCCAGCTACTTCAGCATCTAGTGAATTCGTAAAATGTTCAATAGCCTTAGCTCTGTAAGCCTGGGCTTGTCCGTTAACTTGCTTGATGGCCTTCTGAAGCTCTTTAAGCTTCATGTCTTTCTCTTCATGAGCCTGCTCATGCTGAGCGAGCATTTCATCACGCTTAATAATGCCCTTCTCTTGTTTAGAAAGGACTTTCTCTTGCTGCTCTAACTGAATGTCTCTTGGATCAGTTGGAACTTTAGGGAAGAGAGAATTAACTGCTTCAGCAATCTTTTCCAGGGATGCGATTTTATCCATTTTATTTGCATTCTCTATGATAGGACCTGATTGAAAGCCTCTCGTATAATACGTAGGCTCTTTAACCAGATCTGGTCTAATGAGGACTTTTGGAAGCTCTTGTGATTCTTTTGTAGCTTGGAAAGGAAGTTCTTTCTCTGCTTTTTTAGTCATAAGAGTTCCAGCTACAGACATAGCACCTAAAGTAGGTAATATAACATCTAACTTATCTAGATTTCTAGTTGCCCAAGGTAATTCAGCAATTAGCTTATCTCTATTCTTAGAGATATCATTCTCTGCTCTAATAATATCCTGAACCGTATCGGATTGAAGTTTTATCTGCTTTATTCCGTGTTCAGTTTCATTCCATAGTTTACGTTTATTCCTAAGAATCCAAGCCTTATCCAATGCTTTATCTTTAGCCTTTGCGGAAGCTTGAACAGCGGAAATTAAATCATCATAGTGATTTACAATCTTTTCTTTAGCATTCTTAAGAGCAGTTACATGCGCTCTATTAACCATGAGGTTCTTGGCTAATGTTCCAGGTTTAACCAATCCAGACAGAACAGCTAAGCCGCCTGCACTAAGAAGTGTCTTCTTAGCGAATGACATTGGCTTCTTCAACTGATCTGAAGTTGATTCCATGTGATTAATATATTCAGATTTCTTTTCTACGCCAGCGTTGATCGATGAAATGAGATTGTCTTTATCTTTTATAGATAAGAGCTTTTTCTTGATTGCTTCGTTTAGAAGATTAAGTAAATCTTGATTATCACTCATTTGTTTAAATATATCATATGTTATATATTAATTAATTAGATGGTCTAAACATATCTGTCTTACGAAGACCTTGAGTGCCTATCGTATTTCCAGAATTAGTTCTCCACATTTTTCTATCGTCTGATAAAATGTGCTTTTTTGCTACTTCACTTTTAGCATTCTTTAATCTTGTTAATTCTGTAGGCTGAGATAGATCAGTTGCAAAACTTGAATTATTTAAGTGTTTATTCTTCCAATCTTGGAGTCTCTTAGCTGTAACTCCACCTTTAGCTTCTTCTAAAGAAGAAACTGTTCGTTCCGCATCTCTATATTGTCTAGATGCTTCGCTTTTATCAAGCATCTTTAATGCTCTCGATTTATCGCCTTTTGCATCTTCTATGAATTTATTAACAACCTTGCGTCCATCTGTTATTCTTTGAACTTTAGGGTCTGCTGATTCTTTTGGATAAACTCTTTTATTAAGAGGAACTTTTCCAACTAAAACTCTAGACTTAGGACCATTATCTCCATAAGCTATAGCGAAGTGTGGATCAGTTGTCCAAAATCTCTTTTTTGTCTCTTGGAACTTAACCCCTCTATCTCTATTCATCGTATAGGAAAGTCCCCTTCCTTTCTCGCTTTCCCCTCTAAAAACAGTCCCAGGTTTCTGTTTAGTGCCTACAGGATATTCAGATACTAAATGATTATTGTTTTTATATATAGATTCTCTAACCGCATCGGTTCTAGCTTGATGTCCTAAATTTGGAAACAATCCACGATTCTTCTTCATCGCCATGCGACGAAGCTGAGAGATGGCATCAGCTATCTTATCTATCATTATTATTTCTTCTTGAATAGAATTGGCATTTCTACCTTCTTCTCTGGAAGTTTAGCTCCAGCCGTAGGTAATTGATTAAATTCTGCTCCAAATGCATATCCAGGTATAGGATGCGTTCCTGAAAGTTCGGACTTCCATCCTTGTGCAGCGCCCCTCTGAATGACTTCGGGAATTCTCTCAAAGTTCAAGCGAGCAAGGAAGTCATTATGCATGAATGGTGCAAGGCCAATTCCCTTCACCATTTCCTTGTAAGTGATTCCCTTCACCATTTCCTTGTAAGTGATCTTCTTCTTAAGAGTTCTGTTCCTAAACTCAATCTCATTCACTGGTAAGTAATCACCAATGGTTGTTTCGCTATCACCTGGATCAACGACTTGAGCGTAACGAATCACCTGACCAATGGCAGTCTCTACTAATGGACGGCGAATAGTTCTTCCAGCATCTTCGTAGAGCTTAACAACTTCATTAACGATATACTGCTTCGCATCAAGCGTTCCCTTGAGTTCAGCAAGTTCTTGAGGCTTGATGTTTCCTAATGAACTTGAGGCTTGATGTTTCCTAATGAAAGAGCATCGCCTCTCTTTACCTTATCGCCTTCTTTGACGATTGGTTTCATCATAGAGAACTGAACATTTCCTCCAACAGAGATGTAATGGCCTCCCTGTGGAGCTTCTGAGACTTTCGATACTGTTCCAGAGCTTTCAGCTAATGCAGCTTTGTCGTGAACAATCTTTGGTAATTCAACAAGCTGCTTAGCTCTATCGAATCCAGAGATGCTTTGCGCTCCAACTGCACCGCCAGAGTGGAAAGTTCTCATACCAAGCTGAACGGAAGGCTCAGCAAGTGATTGAGCGGCGGTTACACCAATATTGTCACCAACATCAGGAAGCTTGCCGTTCTCTTTTAATCCAAAGCACATAGCACATGGCTGTGTTCTGGCCTTGCATGTTAGAGGCGAACGAACTCTAATGAATTCACCTTTAAATGTTTTTAGTAATTCTTTAGTAACTAAGGTATTTACTTTAATTCCAGCATTTCCCTTAGCTGTAAAGCGATCAAGATAATGAACGGCTTTATCTTTAATTGATACAGAGATACCTTCGTCTGTTCCACAATCCTTCTCTGTTATCTTTCCATATAATCCAGAGTTAATAACTTCCTTAGAGAAAGCACCAGTGTCCATGGTTTCAAGCGCACGATCCATCATGCCCTTACGAACACCAGCCATCGTTGTCCAGTATTCTGAAGCAGATAATCCGTCAGCGTATGAGTTCTTGATAAGAACTGGAACTGGTTCGCCATTGTGGTCAGTAACGAACATTGGACCAGCAAGCATCTGTTCGACTTGGTTCTTCTTGCCTGATAGAGAAGATTGAACGAGATGATAGAGTCCAGAATCTTTATCCTTAAGATCCTTGTGAACCTCTTTAAGGATAATAGAATCTTTCATATCCTTAGCTGCGAAGTCCTGAACCCACTTAACAGGATCTTTAGCCTTGATAAGTTCCTTCTCCATACGAAGGAACTCATTCTTGATGATATTCGGATTGGCTAAGCGAAGATCTTTAATGCCAAAGCTCACTCCAGAAGAGTAAGAAGCTGCGTTTCCAAGATCCTTGAGTCTTGAAACGATTGGGCCGTAATCTTTTGGATCATCATGAGCTATTTTATCTAATAATGTAGATAGCCCCTTCTTATCTAATACAATATCTTTAGATTGATACTTAGCTGGCAATGAATCATTAGCTAGATGACGGCCAACAGTATTAACAACTTTATTTACAACAACAACATCTCTGACACTAACTTTAAGAGCTTTATAGTCAGATTTTAGCTCAGAGATGTTGTTGTAAACCTTCTTAGGTGTTACTGACACAGGTGGTAGCGTCAGCATGTAAAGCCCGCTGACTTGTTCTTTGGATGGCTTATGTTCCAGAGAATTGCTTTGTGGATTAAACAAGTTATTCGAAGGCATCATCAAGAAAGCTTCTTTACGAGCTTCTTCTGACACAGGAACATGTACAGACATTGTATCGCCATCGAAGTCAGCGTTGAATCCGCCAACAACGAGAGGATTAATCTTAATAGCCTTGCCTTCGATTAACTTCGGTTGGAAAGCCATAACGCTAAACTTATGTAGCGATGGCGAACGATTGATAATCGCTGGACGTTCCTTGACTTCATTCTCTAATGCACGCTTGGCTATCTCAGTTCTCTCTTCTACTGCGTTACGCGCATCAATGGGCTTGTAACCGAGACGAACAAGGGCTTTAATAACGTGGGGACGATAAATCTCCCATGCCATGTCGAATGGAATTCCGACTTCATCAAGTCCGTATTCTGGTTCGGGAATAATAGTCGAACGTCCGGTAAAATCCTGGCGCTTAGAAATAACCTTGTGTTGGTAGAATCCAAATTTAGGACTTGATCCGGCAATCTGTTTAACGAATCCTTTCCAATCACGGCTTCCCTTTTTAGTTAATGCATCGCCAGTTCCAACCAGAGCCTTCATGCCCTGATAGAGATCTTTGCGTAGGTTTGCCTTCTCTGAATCAGGAAGATGTCCGATATTACCAAGTTGGTTATTCACCTTGATGATATCAGCATAAAGCTGGTTCACATCTGGTGTGATGATTGAGCCATTCTTCTGTTCGATAATGGTTCTAAACTTTGTTGGAATAACAGGAATCTTCGTTGTCATGTAGTCTGACAACTTTAGATCATTCTTCTTGAGATTTATAATATACTTAAGTTTACGATTGATCTTATCAAGCTCAGAACCTTCAGCCTTCTTAGCTAGAGCCGTAAGCTTAATTCTTTCTACATCAAGATCTAGTGAATCAAGAATTCTCTTAAGTCCCTTGCCTCCAGAGATTCCTTTTGTTTCATCCTCAGATATCTCTCCGTTAGCAAGAACAAACTTCTGATGACTTAGTATGGCATCAAGATCAGCTTTACGCAGACCAGTCAGAGCAAGAATCGCTTCTTCATACATCGGCATAGGCATTGGCTCATTAAGCTCAATATGCATCCATGCGTCAGGATTTGGTGTATCAAATAATCCGCCTTTTTCAGGGGCTAGATCTTTAGCTCTTACTAAGTATGGAGAGTTGATAGCTCCATGCGACATCTCTTTTACATGTCGCTCTGTAACAGGAATTAAATCTATATTAGAACCATTCTTCTGAAGATTCACTCCAGAAGCCGCAAGCATTGCTCTAAACTTTTCAAATACAAATGGAACTTTAGGTGGAGGAAGCGGTAAGCCAGATTGATATGCATTCCAGAAGTCATCACTTTTTTCACTTTTATATGTCGTCATCTCCTTGAGATTATGATTAGCTCCATGAGCTAACAAACTATAAAGAGTAAGCTTATCAATCGACTGTCCACCAACTCCACCACCTTGTAATGGAGTTAAGTCAGATGAATAGCCATCCTGTGCGCGAGCAGAGAACTTCTTACGAACTGAGTGATCAAGCTTTAAGATGAACTGCTTACCAGTTTGAACTGGGGCATCTAGTTTATTTCCGTTTACTGGATCAATGAGATATTCTTTATCTTTAATCTTTAGCTTATCAAGCTTATCATCAATCTCATGTAGGAAGTTTCTTCCAGAGAAGTTATCTACAACGAATGGCTTACCTTCATGCTCAGCAATCTTCGAAGCGGCTAGTTCAAGATTCTGTGAAGGATTAATACGACCTGGAATGCCGTGAGGGTCGAGATAAACATCAATGCGCTTACCCTCTTCAGTATGAAGAGCCTCATTGTCAGGAATAATCTTAACGACAATTCCCTTATTTCCATGGCGACCAGCAAGCTTATCTCCTACCTTCATAGGTTCTTCAGTAAGAATCTGAACCTCTATGGATTTAGCCTTCTTATAGACACGAAGAACTTTACCCTTGTCTTCTTCAGACCAGATATGCGAACGATCCTTGAAAGGCTTTATTGAAGATTTTCTGAAAGCTGCAAGTATAACATCTTCCTTCGTATAATCTTCCTTGTGAAGATGTACACAAATCGGATCGCCAACTTCTAGAATCTGTCCTTCTTTAACAATTCCATCCGATCCAATCTTTTCCATCTGCTTTGCAGTGAACTTATTTGGATAGATAGCCAAGAAGCGTTTCTTATCGAGAATGGAATTAGCATCAATATCCATCTCTTCTTTATACATATGCTCAGAAGTTAGTCTATGAGAGGCATGCTCTGTAATCGTCACACCATCTTCAAAGGTGTAACCCTTATATGAAACATATGCAGTATTTAAGTTAGTTCCTAAAGCAAGAGCGCCATCTTTATTGCTGTTTGATTCAGCAATTACTTGACCCTTCTTAACTTTATCTCCAACCTTTACGACAGGTGTATGGTGAAGATATTGCTTTGATCTTAAAGGAAAGTGATCGTAGAAGAAGTGTTCATCTTTACCAATGAAGATAGAGTCTTTCGTAACCTTAGTTACGATTCCATCTTCTCTTGAAGTTAAAGCAAAGCTCTTACCGAGATTCTGTTCAAATGTAACTCCATCCTTCATTTCAGTCTGAACAAGTGGAGCTTCACGATGCTTGAGAATAACAGCCTGCTCAAGTTGCTTACCAGCGAATGCTGCCCTGTTTCCAGAGTTAGAAGGCAAGAATGGACTGAGATTCGTAGCAAAGTCAAACATTGTCTTATCAGAGATAAGAATGAAATCGACTTTATTAGAGTCGATCATTCCAAACTTACCCTTAACAGATGCAGATACCTGATCTGTCTTAGGCTTGTAATTCTTATCAAACTGATCAGCGAAACTTACAGTTGCGTTAGAGATATCATCAACTCTAACTCTCTTTGTTGCTTTAGACTTCGTATCGTACACATACGAATAGAGATCGTTATTCTCTTTATGAGCTAAAACAGAAAGATGCTGAGCTACACCGACAAGCTTCTCAGGAGTATGAACAGGGTCAATAAAACCAAGCTGAGAAGGATGGGCCATGCGGGCTTGGTCAGTAATTGCATGATCATTCTCAATGCCACCTTCACCAGTGATAATAACCTTATTAGTCTCACCTAACATGTTTAGGTGATTGGTTTGTTCAGTGGTGTTGGATAAAGATGATTCTACGAAGAAACTATGAACAGGATCACTCAGTAATCCAGAAGAAACAATCTGCTTCACATTCTCACGAATGTCGAGATTCGTCTTAATCTTACCCTTGATCTTATTTGCATTCTGAACGAAACGATTCTTAATGAAATCATCAACGCTATGAATCGACTTAAACTCTAATGAGTCACGTTCGTCTTGTTCGCTATGACCTCTGTTAATCTCAAGAAGTTTAGCCGAACTGGCTAATAATGTTGTAGGAGATATGTCAGTCTGACCCTGTAGGGTCTTCTTCGTGACCCTATCATCAAGTTTCCAAGACTTGAGCCACATATTTACAGCCATCGCATCTGTTGTTGCGCGACCGTTAGATGCTTTATTTAGCTTGGCTAATTCTGATTCTGGATCAGACTTCGAATTCTTTTTCATTAAGTCATAGGTTTCCTTACCCCATGCCTTAACGAATTGATCTTCAGTTACTCCTAAGCCAACGAGTAACGGAAGTAGCTGAATGTTATTTGTTCCATAGCTAAGTAAGAAAACAGACTTCTCAGGATCAAAAAGAATTTTAGCCTGGAATCCCTTAACGTTAATGAAGGCTTCTAGCTCTCCATTTTCCTTAACGCGATGGAAGATGCCTGGACGAAGTAAAAGCTGATGTGGAACTTGATATTCATTTCCATCAACAATGTATGATCCACGATCAGTTACACGGGGAACTGATCCAACTTTCATCTTGGCTTGATTAATTACTTTATTTGTAACTTTATCTTTCAAAGTTACAGTTGCATTAATAGGAGAAGCTAAAGTTCCACCCTTAGCCTTAAGATCCATCTGTTCTCTATAATTTCCTGGATCTACATCATTAACTACTATATCTCCAATTGAGATTACGTTTTTCTTGCCTTCAACAGGAAAGATAGCCTGAATTGAATCAATTATCTTCTTTTTCAACTCAGCGTACATCACTGACGGTTCTTGCATACGGACATTATATTCTTTTTCTAGGCATTTCAACGGGAAGTAAATTTTTTGTTATGTAATGAAATATTTACTTACGAAATAGGTCAGTGTGTCACACAATATCCTGTGAAAAAAGGTAGGTTTGACTTCCAGGGTATCGTATAGCCTTTTTGTCATGTAAGTCTTGTAGTAGATACGTATTTAAGACAATAAACCTGTGTTTTGACCCTATTTCTCAAAAGCCATAAGCCTAGTATTATATACGTATTTACAACTTTTGGGTGTTTTTGGACTTTTCTAAGTAAGGTAAAATAATCTGTAACTCTAGTATTAGATACGTATTTACATCGATTCACAAATTCTCACAATCCATAAGTCTAGTATTAGATACGTATTTACGTCAATATACCCTTCCGAATACAATACTACAATACATATGTAATAATAATAATAATAATCTATCTATCTGTAAAAAAGTTAAAAAGTCTCTTATCGCGTGCGAGGTTGGGGGAAGTTGGGAGGGCTGTGTGTTTTTGGCGGTGAGGGTGAGGGGTTTTTTCTCAGGACTCTTCGCATATGTTTTTTGAATTTTAAAGATTAATTTTATGATATAATAAATAGATATAGAATTTTAAATTCAGTAACATATATTATTGTTACTATCACTTCGCAAAAGGAAACCACATGAGTGGTGTTTTCGTAGCTATCTTCTCTCTTATCGCTGCTATTTCTAAGAAATAAGCTGCGAGAGAAAAGACTATAACTTGTTATTTTTGAACCATCTATAGATCACAGGATCTTCTAGTTGGTTTAACTTATAAGCTACGAATAAATGACTGAAATGTTCAAGAGGAGTCTCGTGAGTTTTCTCTGGATGAATTAATCCAGCTTCAGTCATAGTCTCAAGTTCTTTAAATTTCTTTGGATCAAAAACCTTTTTTGCTTCCTCTTCAAGGATAACATCGCGGGGATCAGTTTCGTCTATTAAATTAAGAAACAGTAAATTCCCCTCAACCTTTGCGCCTTGAACTTTGGGAGTAAAAACAACTTTATTAAAAGTAATATGCTTGTTAATTCCACGAAGCCAAGGTTCGAATTCCCTTGGTGCGTTTTCGTATTTGAGAAAATTGATCTTAGTGGCTATGTCACGATGTATTGGTTTGTAGCCTCCAACGTCAAAAAACGGTACGAAGGTCCCGCGACAGTTTGGATGGCTATCGTGACTTTGTGGAAGTTCGTAAGACAACAATTTGTCGATACGATGAATCGTACCGTTTAGAACACGACAGATGGGCGATGTACGATCATCATGAACTTCCATTCTCCTAACATGTGTCAACCCATCTTCTTTGTATTCTTTCAACGATGATTTGCAGTAGATGTTCATCGTTGCTGTACGGGCAACTGTTCTGTTATGACCATGTATGATTCTTGGCCCACCGTGAGGGAGTGTAGTTTTAACATAACTACGTTCCTTCGTGGTAGCCTTTAATGTATCCAACATCTTATCTAAATCTTCCTCTACATCATAAGATCCAATTTTAAATGCTGTTTTAGTTATCCCTCCAAGGAATGATCTAGCCCACCCATGACCAGCAATCGCCACTTCACGAATGAGGGGTCGTAGTACCTTCGCCGTAGGCCCACGCGGCGTTTCTACGGTAGCTAAAATCGAAGATAGGGCTGAGCGCAAGGCCAGGGGGTGTACGGCTGATGTGAGGATTTTAGACACGTTAAAATCCTAAAATTGGAGCCTTCAAATCAGGCTCAACTTCCTGCTTCTTCGTGTATTTTAAAACAACAAGCGGTTCACCAGACTTTGGAAGAAGAGTCTGATTATCTTGAACTTCTATGTTGGGATTCGACACAAGCTCAGAGTATGCACGCTCTTCTGACATCGCATCGAACACTTTGATATGAGAGGTCTTATCCATGGATATTGATTCCTTGGTGTCATTTTATGGTAAAACTATTGCAGTTCAAGGTGAGATCTATTGGACAGAAAAATATATCGTAATTGTTCACAAAGAAATAGTCACCGCTGTACTGAGAAATCCGCCTGAAGAGGCTTTGGTAAAAGAAACACCAAAAGATATTCCAGGTCAGCAAACTCTGTTTTGAGATTAAAATGACTGCAAGATTGCCGTCTGTTACTAGATATGCAACAAATATGGTGAATGGACAACCATTTGGTGTTTTAAATAACCCAAACGGCTCAGTTCCAACTAATACGCTTGGCTATCTATATGGCGCTCCAAAGGAAAAGCAAGTTGGAAGAACTGGTGCTGTTCATGATGTTTATGGTGGAGCAAGCACATATTATGTGCTTTCTCAGCCCGGTACGGTTTACCAAGCACATCTCATGAATGATGGAATGAGATTTCCTTTTGAAATATCATTCTTAACAGCACAAACAGATAGATTTTGTTTTCTAACTCACGTTCCTCATCCTAACTATCCTAATGATATTATTGCTATTGCTAACGCAATGCAACTCTTTGAGTTTCTTCATCCATCTCTTCCGGTTGAAGAAAACTCTCTGTACGATGCAATTATCTTAGCAAATGGACAACCATTTAGATCTGTATTAACTATCAATCAACAACCTGGAAGAAGGCGTGCGCCATACTGCTATCAAACGCATAGCACTGTTCCGAACGCTAGATTCTACAACCCTCAGAATCATAGCGAGTATATCATTCTTCGATACGAACATCTCAATAGGGGAACATTAGCTTCTCATATTGTTGATGATATCTGTGTCGGGGATGTTGTTGAGGGTGGAGTGTCAGGCGAAGTGATTGACGTTGCTCCATACATGGATTGGCGTCGTCAAAAGAGAGTAAGAGGAAAGGCAACGTGGGATTATGTCCGCAATTACTGTTCTAGATGAGCCTATTTATGTAAATAATCTTTTTGGGAATAACTTAACCCATAAGTATCTACTCAATGCGTTGTCTGGACTTGTGAATGAAGAAATGATTGAATTAGATCAGAAAAAATCAGTGTTGTATTTTACTAAATATCCAATCTTAAGATATAAAGTTGTTTGCACTACTTTATGCGATGAACGATATATTAATATACAAAAACAAACCGGACCATTCCATTTTCTTGCTGTGTTAGTCCAGAGAGACTTTCCATTGAATTTAGGATCTTGGAACTTTTATAGGGCTTATCCATTTATGTATGAGCCATTTTGTCGCCCAATGAGGGAAATGATTGTATACAGAGAAGAAATTAGCCAAGTATTACGAAATATTACTTGAAACAAAGATCCCCAGGCTAACAACCTGGGGATTCTTTTTTTAGGTATAATATATCTAAGGAGATTCACTATGCCATCAAGATCAAGAAATCATGATGTGGAGTGTCACTTCAAGGATCTCATCCTGCCTGAAGATGCAAATTTAGCAATAAATCGGTTCAGAAAAATCGAAGAAAGGCAGATAAGGGAACGTCTTAGGGAGGAAATAAGGAAGACGATTCTTCCCATGATTGGGAAAGGAACAACAAGAGATTTCTGCATCAAGCATAAGCTTGATGTAGATGTCGTTAGAAACATAACATGTTCTGCCGCTTCTTTTCCTGCCGTTGATACACTTCAGGAGATTCTACATCGCCTGAAGTCGATAAACAGCAGCCAGTAATGGCTGTTGTTTTAGCTAGGAAAAGTTCCTTTAGCTATTACTTTTTAACTAACGGCAAATGTTCGTCTTTATCATTGCTTGGACGAATAACTGGATGCTTATCAGTTTTTCTTTCTGATTGTAGCTCATGATCTAATGCGTGAGCTACTTCCCAAACATCAGGATTCTTGAATCTAAATAAGCGAATTGTAGCGGCATCTTCACCAGCTTTTACACCACGGCGAAAGCCAAGCCAATAAACTAAATGATATGAATATCCTAGGGTTAGGATAATCAACGAAGTCAAAAGAGATGTTATTACTGTTTCATTCATATAAGTGCAATCAACGCACCGACTGCAATCTTAGATCCAATCTCTCCAGCCTTAACCACAACAGCTTCAACGGCATCGAAAAACTCTCTCTTGAATTCATTCATCAAAACGCTCTGCTCTCTTGAAAATTTACTTGCCTTATCAAGAAGTGCTGAGTATTCAAGAATCTCATCTGCATTAAGGTCGTGAACCTTAATAGCATTGAGAGTAGCGATTCTTTTAACGATCTCTTTATCATTTTCCGACCATCCTTTAAAGTACGCAGCAAACTTAACAGATAACTTTAACCCCTCTTCCTTTAGGGCATCACTTGTTACCTGTTTGATCTCCTGAACTGGTGTCATTGGCAATTGTGTCGGCAATGCGCTTGAGTTGGGCGCTGGATCTGATGATGGCGTCTTCATATAACTTGACAGCAGTTGTGTGATCAGATTTACGAGCAAGGTTAATAGTTGCTTCATTGGTTTCCACTCTCTTATTAAGAAGAGTTACTGTGTTTGGTTCAAAGCGGGTGCCTTGGCAACACCCGGTTAGAGAGAGAAAAGAAACTAAAACGAGATATCTCATTTCAGTTCTGTGACCTTCTTCTCAATCAGACCAACGAGAGCCGTGACGCCATAAGTCTTGGCGTAGTCGATTCCCTTTTCCTTACCAACTGCAATAAGCTTAGCGAGTGCCATCTTACGGGCATTCTCTGCTTCTTGTGGAGTTACAACGCCGTCTTCATTGGCAGCTTTAATAGCTGCGACATATTCATGCTGAACGGCTGCAACTGAACCCTGAACGTCGAGTTCAAGTTTCTTAGCAAGCTCAGCAGAGATATATCCCTTTCTCTGGAAGTATGCAATGGCAGCGCCAATAAGCATAATAACGAGTGGAGTGAGTAGTTCGATGTAGTTCATGGCTTCAATATATATTGTTTATGTTTACTTTCAAGGTCTAATATTTACATTTTTATAAGTTCAAAAACCACTGAGTAAGAAATAATTGTATTATTTGTATCAGATACAGAATATTGCGATGTGAAGGATAATGCATTCATTACTTCGGTATTAAATCCAATACCTTGCTGTGCGCTACTTAATACACCAATAGTAGGAAGTGAATTACTATCGCCATATTGAAGCGATGCACACATGTTTATGTCAACTCCTGCTCCAGAGTCATCAAAACTGAATTCACCAGTTATAATATATGGTTTATTTGTAATACCAGATGGTAACGGGCTGATTATTAAAACAATCGAGTGAGATCCAATGGTAACTCTAAATGTAAGCGTTCCAGGTGCAGCGGCCTTAGAAGAGTATACACCATGCATCTTAAACTTAACTGCTGATCCAGCAGTCAGTGTATTTGCTGGTATAGCAAGACTTCCAGTTCCAGTTCCAGTTCCTTCCAGGGAAGATTCAGTAATGCTTGGGACTGTATTTAATGGATTCGAACTCTTTGTATAGAGTCTTCCGCCAGAGGCCAAGACTGAAATATTCTCACGAATATTTACAAAGAATAAATCTTTGCTTAACTGCTCACCAATTAACCATTTTTCATTTGTTGCTAAGCTGTAATGATCTCCTGTTCCATCATATTGATACGATTCAATTGCGATAGGTGTCGCATCGAAGTTATGTGGATTTCCATCATTTAAAGTCATCTGACCATATAAAATTACTGCTCCATCTGGAAAAAACCTATCCACAACTGGAGTTACAGTCTCATTTATTGGATTTGGTGTTACTTCTAAGACTCCAAGTAGTATATTTGTAATTAGGAACGATTCATTATTCGACGCAGTAGAAGAGAATCTAACAATAGACCCGATTGTGAATTTATCTATTACAAATGATCCAAATCCAGACTCAGCGACATTAAATGGAGTTGTTACTTTGATTTGAGAACCAGAGATTGATTGAACTGTATAAGTTCCATTATTATCTACTGTTCCAGATAACACGATCTTATCATTTACTTGAACATCTGCGGATACTGGATTTGTTACATTTAACACTCCATATCCAAATCCATCAGTTACAGCAATCGATACAATAGTATCCGTTACTGATGTAACTGTTGGTGTTATAGTTCCAGAAGAACTAAATACAGTAGATCCAGGATTGAAACCATTTATATTGTTACAGAATCTATCAATCAATCCAAATGGCTTATCCGCTGGAGATCCAATTATTGATGACGACTTTAATATTTGTCTGGATACGTCAACATGAACAGGACTTCCCTTTTTATCATTTGCTATATCGTATATAAAAGCTGATGCTTTTGATAAATTAAGTCCTGTATTTGATTCTTGTAAATCAGAAAATGTTACAAATGGATTAGTTGAATTTGGAGCATTTGAAGCTAATAGAGCATCTTTTTCATTTTGAGCAGGTAAAAAAGGATCTATATTCGTAGTCTTATCCAACTTTGTAACATACTCATTTCCAACCCCAGGAGTGCCAGAGGTTCCAACTAATGCTAGTTTTTCACTAGCTGTTGGTAACGAAGAAATAGCATCAGTACCACCCTGCTCATGATCAATAGCATGATAGAATGATTGTGCTACCCACTGGTCTATTCCTTGATCATAACGCAGATGATATTTATCTGCTAATCCACCAATGCTAATAACAGCAGAATAAATCTTTCCAGCCTTTTGTGGATCTACAAGCTCTCCCTGAATTTCATCTGATCCACCTTCACTATGAGTGGATTCGTGAACACCAGGAGTTACACCAACAAGATTATTCGTGCAAATCCAGTCTACTCCATCAAATTGAAGTACATAATTTGTACTCAACGCAGAAACATTAATTACAGCACCCTTAAGCCATCCTGCATCTTGTTCTTCATCAAGAACGCCTTGAAGTCCAGTTACATTTAACTGATCTATACCACCAAAGCCGTGACGAGATGCGTGAGGCTGTGGATCTTGTTGTTCAGCTAAAATACCCTGAAGACCATTAACAGTCATCTCGTCAGCGCCACCATCTTCATGACGAGCGTTATGATCTAACAAGATAGCATTAATACCAGTGGTTAACGCCTCTAGCTGTTCTATGGCTCCTTGAACATCATTAGCGGTAACTGTGCCGCCAGTTACTAAATAACGAATTACTTTTGCGAGTGGATTAGCCATAAGTGTATTTTATAATAAACCTATTTGCAGTCAAGATTGTAGTGATCTAAGTCTTCAGGAGTTGCTATTTTAGATACGAATACATTTAATGAACCATCTAATCCAAGTGTTGATTTTTCTGTGCATGAGTAGCACGTAAAGCTTTGACCTTGAATAAAAGACTTTTCTTCAAGGATATTTCCTTCGTAGTCACATAGATGTGATATTCCAACATGATTTGTTTTTATGTTGGTGTAATTGATATCGCATCTGTCACCAAAATTAGCTACGATAATTCTATCGCATTTTCCTTCAGCTTTAGCTAAATCAATTGCCAATTGGAAAAGATCTTCAGTTAATCTTCTAACGAGAAAATCAGTTTTTATCTTATGATGAAAGGTATGCTCACCTTCATCTATTATGCATCTCCAATCAACTTTTAAGCTATCATAACATTCAATACATAATTCTGCTAAAGGAGGCAGAATCATTACTGGACGCTTGATAATAACTAATGCAGTTCTCATTAAAATCTCTTTTCAGCAATCAATGAGAATTTAATCTGGCTTTCCTGTATTGGATACCATCCAGAAGGAAGCGATTCGTTTTCAAAGATAAACTTAATGGTTAAGAATCCAGAAGCTTCAAATTCATCTAAGATGATTTCGTTATGGCCTTGTTTGACCTGAAATGTTTTTTCAATAACAGGATTTAATCCTTGTCTGCATTGCATAATCATATTCACAGATCTATCATCTATAATGATAGATTCATGAATTATTATAGATCCAGATAGCTTAATGAATGATCTCTTACTACCTCCAGGCAAATTGAAGATAGGTGGATCTTGAAGGAAGTTCCAGCTTTGTGAAATAATCATGGCACTCCAGGGTATATGTTAACCGTAATTGATGTAGGACCATCTATATTTGTTGCGGTTAGAGTAAATGATAATATGTTAATATTCGACAAGACTCCAGATAGCTGTCCACTCGTTGCATTTAGCGTCCATCCATCAGGAAGAGTTCCAGATGTCCAGGTAACAGGACCATTCGTTGCTGTAGCTTGGTAGTTTACAGAATCACCTAAAGTAATGAATATATCACTACTTGAAGTAATTGATGGTGGAACTAGCTGTCTTACTTCAATATCATATTCATATCCAGAATCATAGACACCATCATATGGTCTAGTCGTGAGATAGTATGTTGTTCCCGCTACAAGCGGAATAACGCCATACGGTCCTAATCCACTTGGAATTCTTGAATAGCTTGAACCTCCATAGAAGTCATCGCTAAAATCTGTTTCTGTTACAGATCCAGTAAAGCGATCAGCATCATACCACCATAATTCTGTGTCTTGGAATGGACTAAGATCATTACTACCATTATTCGTGCGGATATAGTAGTTGCCACTTTGAGTAGGTGTAAACTTGCAGTAAATAAATAATGGAGCGCCAGAATAAGGAAATTGTATGCTCTTATCATTATCAACATTCAGGCGAAGACTTCCACCTGTATTCGTCATGGGAATGTCTAATAGCTTCCATTCGTAATCCGCCCATCCAGTACGGCAGTTATTTTGAGTCATGAATCCAACACGCTTTGATGTCTTATCGTAAGTTACAGTGACAAGATATTCTCCGTCATCTGGACCATCAGCGTAATGCGTAGTATTACGAACTACTCCTGGGGTTTCACCGATAAGAGTTCCACCAGTGTTCACCCAGCGTGAACTAACAGCGGACATTGTTCCGCCCTTGAATGCTTTAACAGTGATTGTTCTATCACCATTTAAAATGAATGCTCTCCAATATCCATATACACATACTGTAAATATATTTTGATCAATGTTGTTGACATTGATGAGAACTTCCTCTTCTTGAGGATCTGGATATTCTGTTAAGTGATCATCTCCACCATACTCCAGTCTGTTTCCGTCATTCCAATTATATGTAGGATCACCAACTTCAACTCCATTGTACGGATCAGATAAGAATGTATTGGAAACCATATAATCACCACCAGTGACTACGCTATCTCCAACCATTCTTATAACAAGATAATCAGCATCAAGTATAGCTCCGCTATCTTGAATGATAACTTCAATATCTCCATGAATCTCTGCGTAGTCTGATGAAACGGCAATGAAGAAATTTTCTTCTTGTTCGGTTATTCCATCACCAATTATTGTGACGGTAATATTCTTAGATGTTTCACCTGGAGCGAAAGTAACACTCTGAGTGAGAGTGATGTAATCAGTTCCAGCTAATGCAGTTCCATCAACAGTTTGCAAATTAACTGTTATTGGATAGATAACTACATTCTCTAATGTGAGAGTGAATGAGTAGTTCTGATTTCCAATGTGATTATCTAAGAGAAGGATCTTATTTTGATAATCTAATTTCGGAAGCTTAATACAGTCAGCTTCTACAAAGCTACGCTTTCTATTTGGAAGCTTGTAGAAGTTCTCTGAAAGAATATTATCAGGCATTGAACATTCATTAACCCACCATGGGAGCCATCTGAATGATTCAACTTTATATGATCCATGCTCATTGAATGCCTGGATGCATCCAGCAGATAAGAGACAGGGCGTATTAGCGCCAGTGACATCTAAACCTACTGGTTCAGTCGGAATCTTCCTTCTCATTGCCTTAACAATGGAATCTGAGGGAATGATATCTAATGCATCTATTGGCGTTGTATATGAGAATGGTCTGGAGAATATATTTCTCCATGCAGCAGTTCTGCTCTTAATCTCTCCTGTTGGAGCAGTTCCATTTTCAACTAGATAAACATTTCCTTCTTTAATGCCAAGAGTATCATCATCGTAAGCTTGTCCATGAAGAGCTACGATGTTCATTCTGAAGTTTAATTCAGTTAACGGATCAACATTATTAATTAATATTTCGTTAGATCCACGATCAGTCCAGAAAGTGTTGTTCTGAACATTCACTACAGATGGAATTTGATACAATGAGACAGGAGAGAAATCTTCAAATCCAAGAATTGCGTTTCCGATGAAATTCAGATTAACGCATCCAAAGAGATTCTCATATGTTGGTCTATTGAGATTCTGCGCTCTTAGAATGTTTCTATTGAAGTTTATATCATCGCAGGCGATATCTACAGGGTAGTCACCATTAATGAAAATATTATCAGATACATCTGCACTACCATATGGGATAGCTGCAAGAATAATATGGAATCCATTTCCCCATTGCCAGAGATAGTTCTGCTTAAAGACGATGTTATCTTTTACACCGCCAATATCTAGATGTCCAGAGTATTCGCCTCTGTCATTGTCTTCAGAAATGAAGCTGCAATTTTTAATCGTGAATCCATTTAATGCGGCATCTAATCGCAAAGATGCGTAATTTGTCTTCACGCGGCAATTAAGCATTGTGAATCCATCAAACGAATCATATTCAGTTTGATATCTATTAAAGACGATAGCGCAACCATTTGCATGTACGATATCTATATCAACGAAATTAATTCCCTGACATTTATCTGTTTCGTCAATGGATTCCCATTGAAATATATTTTTTTGTAGTGTAGCTTCAAAAGTAAGATGATTTATTCTTATCTGAGAAGAATCTGAGGCATGTATGTATAATGTATAATCATTATCTATGAAGTAGCTACCTGGAGTAGCTTCAACTTCAGCGAGAGTATTCTTCTGAAGAATGAACTTTCCATTCTCATAAATATCTATCCAAGTTGTATTGGTGTACTTACACTTCAGCCAATCACTCTTCCATACTTCCATACTCTCTTTTGGTTCAAGATTCTCAATGTACTTAACAAAAGTATTATTAGGAATAATCTGATCACCAGTAAATGTGATTCTATTATCTTTATCTTTTGATGCAATAACTATCTTATGTCCATTCGTATTTAAACGGAACGGATAGAAATTTAATGGTTTCGTTTCTCTGAACGGTCCACCACTTCCTAACAAGAATTGGTCCCCAGGTAACGGAGTTCCATGGTAGAAGTTAACCATAGATTCCATGGCTTGATTGAAGTCAGGAAACTCTTCTCCAGGTCCAAATGACCAAGTATCGGCACGATTCGTAAATACGAAGCACTTTGTTCCAGAAGATTGAGTTGGAGGTTGTTGAATGAAGAATCTATTAGCTAGTCTTCCTTCAATATTAGGAACATTTAACTGTGAATCCTGACTTCCCCAAATATACCATTGATTATTAGCCTCATCAAAAGCTGAGAAGGGCCTTCTGATTTCTCCAATGTTTGTTGGATATCCACTGTTTCTCCAGAGATTAAAGCATGGATCATAGGTATATAGAACAGGTGATCTGGTTAAGCGATCAGTTCCGCCAACCATGACCACAGCGCCATTCTGCGCGTATACTCTTGAACCTTGTGCGCCATTTATATTTGGAAGCGGAACTGATTCAACATGATGAGCAACTGGATCGTAAATCAGAGAATCACCCCATATGGTGTGACCATATGGATTGAATTGGTATCTGTTATACATAACAGTTCCACCAGGAATTATAGCCTTACCATTTGTGTTTGGAATTATAATTGCTCTGGCATCGCTTCTGGCGAATGAGTTATATCCAGTTGATGGAGTTGCAGTATACACTCCAGGTCCAACGGTAACTGGATTATGAGATAGAGTAGAAGTTCCAATTTGATATGGACTTACTGGTTGAGTTGCAACTCCTGGAACTGAATTTGTATTTGGCATGAGATCTTCGCAGATCAAGTTGCCAGTATACATTGAATCTATATTTATCCGATAGAACATTGGAACGCCAGCAGAACCATCTTGACCTAATAAGTATCCACCAATCCAATAAAACCAGCCATCATGAACCCATGTTGCAGCCTGTTGATTATTTGGATACGGTAATCCATTAGCTCCTTTGAAAAGCACTTTCCAAAACTTCTTTTCGAAGTTGTAATACATAATATGCAGATGGCTACCCAACGAACTAGCCAATGCTGTATTACGCATACCTCTAACAATTACCCAATTACCATTCTTTTCATCTAAGAATGAGTGAGATTGGCTAAACTGTCTTGACATGGACAGCGCAACACCATCTTTATCGAGAGATGGGTTTAATGTATTTGTATTATTCCAAACATTTATATGATTATACTCGACTTCATATGTAGTTGGATTAAACCTAAAAAATGTTTCTCTGTGGTTATCACTATCTAATGTCTGTGGATCTCTGCCTGTTAATACACAATTAGCTGGTAGATTTTCGTCATTAACAAGTGTCGTTGTTAATGTAACAACATTACCAATAAAAGAATGTATTACGGCATTGGTTACATTGTTTCCAAGAGATGATCCGTAGATATTTATAAAAGTCCCAGGTTGTAAAACCAACGCAAACTCTGAATTTAACGTACTATCACCTATAGTGATCTCCGCTCTTCCTCCAATGTTAGCTTTTATATCTAAAATCTCAGTAAGTGAACTTGATCCACCACCATGCGAATAAATCCATCCATCATAAAATACACCAGAGCTATTTGAATATTGTACATCAAAACGAATTTGTTCAATTCTATCAATCTCTGGTTCAGTAGCTCCAAGTTTATAAACTGAGAATCTTACACATGTATTATTTGCATCATTTGTATCTTTTTGCCAATCCCAAACAAACACATTCAACTGGTGCGTCTGTCTTGGAATGGCTGAGTTAGCTGGATCCGCAGCGTCATTTGTAGCTGGAAACCAGTTTATATTATCTCTAGACCATTCAACTGACTGTAGGCAGAATACATCGGTATCAAAAGTGTTTACAATGAATCCAAGATATAATTTTCCGTTTTCAGGATGTGTATACACAACGTTAATGAAGTCATCGGTAGAACCGATGCCATTATTTGATGAGTTGGAAATGACACCATCATTTACTTCAATTCTAACAAGATACTTCTCTATAACGCAAGTAGAAGGAACATCTTCAGTGTAATCCCAAATAAACTTATAAATAGTTGTTTCATCTACAACGAATGGCCCAGCGTCATGATCAACATGTCCCGTATCTGGCGTCATTACAACCCATGTTACTCCATTATCTGGAGAGAACCTGCATTGTGATAAATTGTAATTTACATTCGGGCAAGGAGGATTAGGAAATGTACATGCAACTTTAAATTGAATTTCAATCTTGCCGTCCATTCTCGTTACAGAATAAATTGTAACGTCATATGGATAATTTTCAGAAGCGAAAATAATAGATGGATTATGGGAAACTGACCCATAACCACTCAATCCACCAACTCGCGTTGGTCTTGAGGTTATAATCCCACTTTTACTTAAAGCCGATAATTGAGATGGGAAGTTTGAGTCCATTATTCACTCTCAGGGAAGTATTCTTACCCGATATTGTATCGGCCCTGAGTACGCAGGCAAATCAACTGCGTTGTTGTGAATGAATGTCTTGGTTAATCCACTTGGAGAAGAAGTGAGATTCGTTACGCCATCTCCACCAGCAGATGTTGATGTTTGATATCCATTTCCAACATCGTATTCGACCGCCACATTAATTGTGTGGGAGTCCTGACTATACAGGATATATGTAATGGTGCAATTTGTTCCAGTAGCGTTGTTTGCAACTGCTGTAATAGTGGCATCGCCTTCGTTCGTAGCCCATCCCCATACATTGTTCTGACTTGCTGATTCTCTCGCTGAGCTATATGTGTATCCTTGGAATGAGCCTATATAAGTCCATGTATCAGTTAATGTATCGAAATACGCATGATGATACAATGCCCCGAATGCGTCTGCCCAAGTGAGATGTAATTTATTATCTTCTGGATCTTTATAGAGATCCATGCCCCATGCATTAGGTTTGTTGCCTAGAACAGTTAATTCATAATATGATGGAGGATTAACACCATCATACTTAATTATGAATGTCTTATTTCCAGCAGCGTTATTAGAAGATCCTTGTAATGGATTTCTTCCAGTTATGCATATATATGCAACGCCATTTACAATCTCAGTGTCTATATATGTTGTTGCGAATGCGGTTAATGAAGCAGAGCTAAATCCATAGGCGAGGCCATATGTGACCGTTACCACAGCACCGTTAGGTACTGGAGTGAAAGCAGTGCCATCAAGTTTAAGAACTCTTAGTTCTCTTAGATTTGCTGTGTTGAATCCAACAACTATACCATCTTCGCCGCCATATGAAACCTTAGCGCCAACTACATTTGGGAACCAAGATCCCATGTCAACTGTAGCTGCGAACTTAATTGGATAAGTAGAATCACCAACGGCGGTTGTTGTAACTGTTCCGCGTGCCATGATAACATCATCACGGATATCAAACTTTGGCGTCTTGGCGTAATTTATATCACTAATCTCTGCAAGAATACCGCTTGGGGCCATTCTGTAGAGTTTTCCGTTTAAACTAAATGAATGCATGCCTCCATTTAATGCATCGAATAACTGCAAGTCAGTTAATGAGCTTGTAGCCGAATAATGAATGTTTGTAGATGCTGCGTTCAGAAGTGGAATAGCAACTGATGTAACAATTGAAGATTGAATATCTAATTCATATAGCCAATTTCTAACTCTATACTCAGTTGTAGAATGTGCAACTAAGCATCTTCCGCCAAGAAATAATCTTTCGTCATGAACAAATAAGTTCATTGACGCCATATTGAAACCTTGATCATTACTTGGGGTATTCCAAGCTCCCATTTCTGTAGCTGTTCTAATAAATAAGTTAGTGCCGTCAAATGAAAGAACTAGAAAGTTTGTAGAATTAGTTCTTCTAAGAATGCAATACATCACTCCACGGTAGTTTACCCAATTCGAAATACGGGTATTGATGTTTGAGCTACCTGGATTGATAGAAGAAACTAAAGTTATATCTGTTCCTGAATATCTTCCAATGTTATAAGTTAATGAAGAGCTATTACTCATCCAGAATGTATGTAGCTGACCTCTGAATGAAAACAAAGACCATAATCTGTACTGAGCAGCAGGCCAGCTTACAGGCGTGTAGGTTCCAATGGTATTCCAGCCAACTCCATCATATTTTAATAGACGGCCATCTGAATCACGCAGGGTAAAGAGATCTTTAGACATTGTTTCCCAGGGCCTCTACTTCAAATATGAATGTGTAGTCGAAAGCTTGATTCGAAAGATCTGTAATCTTTACATATGCATGAGAAGTTTCAACTAAATCTTTATTCTCAAAATGCCACACACCATTATCTATAAACTCACCAGTAGATAGATCTACATACTCAGCCAGATATTGCCTTTCTGTTAGATCATTCTTGCCATAGATTTCTATCTTCACATTAGTTGGCTGTGGAGATGTCGTTGAAGATAATCTTACTTTAAAAGCTAATGCTCTGCTTCTGCCAATATTTAGGGTGAAGATGCTATTTCCATTAGCTGTTATAGAGCTTGAATTCGTTGGAGCATTATAATCAGCAACGATGGCAATTGGAGTGCTGTATATAACTGCGGCACTAGCGTTCTTTACATCATAGTTAACTCTGACAACCTGATCTGTTGTTGGAGGATCTAGGAATATAACCGCATCAGCTTCATCTGAAGATGCGAATCCAACTGGAACACAAACAACATCTTTTACTGGAGATGTAATGCTTGTTACACTTATAACTGTAATGGTTCCAATTGCTCCAACTAACTGATCTACTCCAAAGATAATTTCAGTTACCTTTAGCTGAGTATTTGAAAGAACTGAGTCGATTATATATGCATCGTTATTTGTTGGAGTTCCCTTAACTACAACAAGATCTCCAACCTGGATACCAGAACCAAGGAATGATGCTGTTGAACAAGTTATAATGCCCTTATTCGTCCCATCGTTTACATCAAGTGATGAGATCTGAGCGTTATCAACTAAAATAAAAGGATCATTCTGATGTTGAGCTAGTCCGTCAACGAAGACTACCGGATGAAACTTCGAAACATTAATAAATCTCTCTGGTGAGAGAAACATACGGGCTAAGTGCGGACCATCACTATATCCAGTTTCAGATGCAGTTAATCCATCATTCTTATTAAATATAATAGATGTTCTTCTGTTAGCAGAAGAGAACGCGGCATTTAGGCGTGATGCTACATCAGGAAATGATCCTTGTGGATTAATACCTAAAGTACGCTGAACTGCCTTAACAGCATTCTTTAGACGATTATGATGAGCAGCTACCCAACGAAGCTCAACGGAGGAACCCGTGGCATGTTGGAAGCTGATTGTTCCGTCGTAACCTCTTGTGATATTTCTAAATGATGAAGTAGTTTTTGATCTATAGTATATTACTTCATTATCAATTGATATAACGCCTTCATCTGGAAATCCGTTAGTGCTTACAACATTAATATTATTAAGTTGGTTAGGAGCAACATACGTTGCTAATGTAGTCTTAGTATTATTTGATGCCGGAAGAAAGAATTTCTCTGGATCAAACGCACTTGGATATACTGATGTATCTACGCTACTCATACAGGACTTCCGCCTTGCCGTTGCGGTGGCTTAGTAGTGGGAAGAGGCTTCATGTTCACTTGCTTTTGCTTAGTTTGAGGCTTTAGCCCAACATGTCCACCGATAGGTGGTTGTGCAGGAGCCTGCACTACTTGCGGAGCTTGTTGTGGCTGTTGATCTTCCGCAACAGCTTGAGCCTGCATCTCCTTCATTGCTTCCTGAACCAACTCAAACATCGTTGGCATCTCTTGCTGCATTTGAGCAAGAATTCCATTTGCAGATTCAGGAGGCATACTTAATATCTGAGCAGCATACTTATGAGCTATATCTTGAGTTGAAACCTGTGTATTGATATCAGCAGTTGATTTCTCTTTATATTCTTGCTGAATCTTTTGAGCTTCAATCTGTGCTATTGCTTGCGATCTAGCGTTTATAGAATTAGCAAGAGCTTGAACCTCAGTCTGCTGAATAAGATCGTCACGCTGAATAGATGATAGCTCAGCATGTTCTTTCTTCATCTGTGTGTATTCCTCGCTATGAGGAATATCAAACTGATCAAGGAATCTCTTACGTGAGATAAAGCCACCCTGCATGGCGTTGAACATGATCTGCTGGAACTGAACATCATCAGCCATCTTGAATGACTTAAGACCGATGTTGATCTTAGGAAGCTTGAAATACTTTGCTAATCTTGGAATTAAGAAGTTATTTAAGAAGCTTAAATCTTCTTCACGTTGCTTAATAAATGTATTTTCTAAGATACGTAAGCTTACAGATGAACCTGACCAAGATAGTCCACCTTGAATAAACTCTAACGGAACTCCAATTGCAGCCGCAATTCCGCGAGCAATGAATTCCATCTCTTGAGTTACCATCAAGCCTTTAGCATCACCACCTAAAAGCTCTTGTCCAATTGGAACTGGCATGACCGGAATGTAATTCGGATCACGACGCCACTTCATTAACTCTTCTTCGACCTTACGTTTCCAATCTGAAAGGTTTAAAGACTTAAATGGTGTAACATCAGCGTTTGCATTCGGGAAGAGAACCATCAGCGGAACGATTCTCTGAAGAGCTAATGCTTCATTAGCTTTCCTGAGAACGCTGAAGTAATGAATGTCTTTCAGAACTGGAACAAGTCCAGGCGTTCCCCATCCAGGCCAGAGTCCAGCAATCGTTGGACGCTTGAAGTGGAAGAAGTGATTCTCATCCATGAGGATTGCTTTATTGGAAGCAATTGAATCAAAGATGATCTGAGGGGTAGAATCGAGATAAACTTTAGCGTTAGCGTGAATCTTACGCTTCTCATCTGCTGGAATACTGTACTTATAGTACGCATCACCAGTAAATGAGTTATAATCGATATCTACGTTAAGCGGGTCAATCATGACCAACTTAACCATATTCTTATTAGCAACGAAGATATCTTGGACTTTAAATTTGCATTCCATCTTCGTTTCGGGATCTCTCCCGTAGAAGAACCACTTCTTATTTTCGAACTTTATTTTATAATCAATCTCAGCAGCTTTAATACGCTTACCAGATGGAGTTATTAAATATCTTACAAACGGATAGTTCATAAGAACGAATGCGTTTCCATAAACGAATACGCTCTGATGAACAGAAATTAAAAACGATCTAATATCTAATACATCTTCAAGAGTTTTCTTCCAAGTCTCAGACTCTATGCTGTACGTTAACCCTGTCATCGGGTATTCGCACATCTTGTTTACAATCGGGTATATAATACTCGATGAAACATAATGGTATTTTGTCCAGCGGAATACCTCTTTTACGCTACGAGGTATATATTTCTGCCCTATGTCGAAAAAGGGGCTTGGATATGCGATATTTTTACGACTATAGTTGGCAACGAACTCAGTAGACGCACTCATACAACTTCTCCTTTATCTAACATGATCTTAGAAAGGAGAATCCAACCCTTATATTTTCCCATAACAAGATTAGATTTCGGAAGATTATTCTCCCTACAAAACTTTTTTAGATTAGAGCAATGATGCTCTTTCCCGTCTGGATCTTTTATAATATAGTTATAAACTTCTTTTTTCTTAGAAAAAGCAGTCTTTGCCTCTTCTGTCCATTTATTTCCAAATGCGTTCTGATTTCCTTTTAGCGTATTACTAATTTGTAATCTTTGTTCTTCTGAAATGACTTTTCCAGAATTGGATTTTCCTAGTTTAGTTATTTGTTCAATAACAATTTTATTGTTTTTTAATGTATTGCTAATTTTAAGCTTATGCTCTTCCGTAAACACTCTACCCTTCATCATCTCACTCATATTTTGTCTATATTCTTCAGAGAAAACCTTTGAAGTCGGAGCATGCTTACCATGTGATCCTCCTTCTCTTATATTGTAACCATTCTCAATTGAATTGTATTCTTTAATTGAATCTATCTCAGCCTGATCCAAAGATTCTTTAGTCATGCAAGTTATGATAACTTGCTTGGTAAAATTTTCTATGCCGTACTTATTAATAGCATTGAATAGAGCGGTTCTGCAAGAACCTTTTCTAACTACATATTGTGTATGAAAATACGATTCAAAATCCTCTATCGTCTGACCAACATAATGTTTGCCAGATGGACTAGTTAATAGATAGATGCATCCATATGCACTCATGGCATTGCCTTAAGGTAAGCAGCAATGTCTTGCAAGTTCGCAATCTGAACATGCAAAGGATCTTCAATGTTGATCTTCAAAGTAGCATCCTTAAGTTTGTCCCAAACAATCTTAAGGTTTGTTAGAGGGAATTCAACTCCATTTGTGAACTCAATGTCCAGCCAAGGTAAATATACAACTCCATCTTCCATCATGCATGCCTTAATGTAATTGATAACATCAGGCCAAAGCTCAAAATCTTTTCTGATTAACTTTAATTGATTCCATCCATATACAATCTCTTCGCAAGGTAATGGATGTAAGATGGACCAGTCTGGAATATGTCCATTGAAGGCTTCTAGTATGTGACTGAATGCATCTACATCAAATTGCGTATCTGGAGTCGTAATTACAGTCTGAACTGCTCTGATTTTTTCTTTTGTATTCTTATTACATGGAAACTCATTCCAGATAGTTTCTGGAAGCCATGTATACCAATCAGGATGAATGGAACCTAATGTTCCATGAAGATCAATTGGAGAGAGATTATCTAAGCTTACGGAACCAGATTTAATCTCTTCTTTATAAGGGCGATTTTTTAAAGCAGCAGCGATTGCTAAAGCAACCGGCGTCTTTGAGGTTATATGTCCAGCAGGAAGACTTAAAGCTAACTTAATTGCTCTCTTTTTATCCTGCTGAATTCTTTCTTCATTATTTAAGGAATCTTGCATCTAACTCTTCTTTCACTGGAACGGGCATTGATTCATACACCGCTACAGGATCAGAAGCCCATCCGTCTGCAAATTCCTTTCCGTAAGCTTCTTTGATAAGATCAACCGAAATTGATTTAATCTTATCACTCTTTGAAGCAACCTTTAACCCAGCTATCTTCATAACGTCAGCAAAGACTGATGTGTAGATATCTGGAACCTTATTGGTTAACCCTGCATTTTTATCAAACTCAGCGAGAAAAGACAAGGCATTTTTAGTTGACTCTGGCTTGTACGCCTTGAGTGCTGCAATCTTTTCTTTATCGAGACATTCAGACTGACGGGCTTTTACACCTTGTAGCCAAGCGAGCTTACTAACTTCAGTTAATGAATACTTATGAATATCGTTGTTTAGTTCCACATTATGAACACTAGCAACTTTAATAATATTTTGAGCTAGTTCGTAGCGTTCACTTGGTATAAGCTTATCGCAAGTTAATTTAAATGTTGCAACTGCTGTTTTGACTTGTTCTTTCGTATCTAATGGGAAGTATGACTTTCCATTAATAGTTAGTCCATAATTTGCAGTCTTAGATATAGCTACGGGTTCTTTTGTCATATCTACGTAGTTCGTCTTTTTGTTTACTAATCCATCTATTGCAGCTACTTTGATGTTTTCAGGCAGAGTGTTCTTTACTTTATTCAAGTAGAAGGCCGAAACCTTTATAGAGTCAGGAGTATGTCGGGGATACTTTCTTAGTATATCACCCTCCGCTGTCTTGATGATTACAGCGAAAGCTGAATCAGAAAGCTTAGAAAGCTTTTCTGAAGACTCAAAGCTGCACGAAGCAATCTTCTCACCACCTTCCCGTAGGACGGAGTAGTTTGCATCGTCGTAGATATCGAAGATAATTCCAGCAAGACCCATAAGGTTAACCCCTTGACTTATGTTCTATAATATTCTAAACTGGTTCCTAGTCAACCCTAAAAAGAAAAAAAATATATTATTCTGGTACAAAGTCTTTGAAGGCAGTCAATGGTCCCCAAAAGATTTACTCTTGACGATTCGCTCATAATCTTTAATATATCTATCGCAGTGGCAAACCAAACCAAACCCGCCACTGCTATCAACAAACCCGGTTAAGGAATATAACCATGGCTGATGCATCTGCTACCGCTCCCGCTAAGGCTCGTAAGGCTCGTAAGGCCCCGCAGCCCAAGAACTTCAACACTTTCGTGGTGTTGTTCAGCGATGGCACCTATGTTATGGCGGAACCCGCTGAACTGATCGCCAAGCTCTCTCACGCGACCAAGGAGACTCAGAAGCCCGAAAACAAGGATCTGAGCTTCGAAGTCCGTGGTCTGAGCCGCAAGATCAAGGCTGTTCGTCAGAAGTCCACTGGCGCAAGCAAGTTCGACTTCAGCGGCGATGCCGTTAAGGTCGAGGCTGGCAAGGCTAAGAATGGCGGTCTTGACATCGCCTATGACGAGCCTGCTGCTGTTTGATTTAAACTCTTCCTTAAGTGGAAAAGTTCAAGCCCCTGACTATCATAGTCAGGGGCTTGTTTTTTTAGGTATAAGACCACTAAGGAGATAAACCATGCAAGACGCCGAGCTTCCGAATCCAGAACTAAAAAAGAAAAATATAAATGATGCATTCCAGATCCTTATCAAGGCTGGAAAACTGCGTGTTCCTGGATCAAAGAAAGACAAGGTTGATTCCTATCTTTCAGATATCAAGGCGCTTCCCCCTTTTGAAGATGGAATGCCTTGCAAAGGAAGACAGTGCTTGAACTGCGAGGGTTGTGATTCCTTCCGCTATCATATCTCTGAAGTAAAAGAAATTCTCAACGCTGAAGAAGTTGAGCAAGAAACAGAACCGCTTAAAGCCGCATCTCACGCCATTGAAAGCAACATGCGTGATATTGCCGCAATGATGGGTGCAATATCACAGAGAACAACCGTTCAGTTCTCACAGTGGGAAATTATTAAATTCATGAGAGATGCAGTCCTCACTGTTCTCAAGGTTGATATCTTTGTTATCAAGAAGGAAATAAAGAAGGAGCCTCTGTACCGCACGGAACTCCCGAAAGATGTCTGGACTGTGCTTCGTACTGTAATGATTATCAATCGTATGGATTGGTGGCTTGAAAATATCGCATCTCAGCAACCTGAGAAGGAATCCGATGTATTCA